AGTTCAGGGAGCTGGGTGAATTTCTTAGTCGCCACTGTCGACCTGCTCCGCGATTAGTTGATCACCAGACTCCGTGATCAGCGGTTCGTCGGACTCGGTGACGAGGGCGAGGAGGCCTACGAAAAACTCGCCGAGGCCTCTGAGGGCTTGAGCCCATGCTGAAGTTGCGAGGACACCTAGGCTGCCGGCCCGGTGAAAGATTTGATGCCGAGGGAGACGCATGGCCGGGCCTTACGGCGCGGCGACGGCGACCGCTGAGATGTAGACCGTCTGGTCGTTGATCTCGGTGGGGACAGACACCCACTCGGTTTGATTGGCAGCCAGCGGACGATTCGTCGTCGCGGCTTCGGCGTTCTCGTCAGTGCTGACGATGAAGTGGCAGGCTTCGGCGGCGAACAAGCGAACGAAGCGCGTGCCCGGTGTGATGGCGACGTTTGCGGCGCCGCCGCTGAAGTCGATCACTTGCTCGTTCACCGGCGGTTCCGCCGGAAACGGAACCACGACCGCGTTGTTGTCTCGGGCCAGCTCCCGGAATTGTGCGACGTACAGCATCGGCGGCCCTTAGGTGACGTTGACGGTGAGATCGCCGGTGTTGAACCGAACGGCGTTGCCGGCGACGACGGCCTCGTCACCGCCCGTCAGCGCCGCGTAGGCGATTAGATTGCCGGCGACGGCGGCATCGTAGATAGCGAAGTGAGTGACATCGGCCGCACCTTCGGCGAGACCAAAGTCGACATCGGCATCATTGGCCATGACCCCGTTCGCCGGGGCGCCGAACGAGATGAGCTTGCGGCCCGAACTATCGATGTCGTCGGTGACTTCGACGCCGGCGCCACTGGGGTCGCCGTCGAAGAGCGCGCAATATGGATCGATCTGCGGGAGGTCCGCGTTGCTGCGGATCACGTTGCAGATGCTATTGCGAAAGGCGGCGGTGAACGGCATCAGGTCCTCGTTACGTCAGGCTGACTGTCAGCGGTAAACGCGACTGTCGGACGAAGACGAGCCTTAGGCTTCGTCTTCGTCGTCGTTGGTGTTGGGCAGGCCCGAACCTTCGCCGATGTTGTCGAGCCACGCTTGGCGCTCTTCGTCAGAACCATCGGGATTGGGGGTCACGGCGGCGGCTGGGGTTTCAGTTTTGGCGGCCGGTTTTGCGGCGGCGCCGGCGACAACCGGCGGCAGGCGTGAGTAGCCGAGATGCAGCACGAGGTCATTGGCGTTGAGCGGCGCGACCTCTTTCAGTTCGCCAGTCGGCGACCACACTTTTACTTTTTTCGACACGTCGTTCTCCGGGAGATTACTTCCCGACGAATGGGGAAGCGTATGCGTTGAAGGCGATGCTGTTGGTGCCTTGCGTGAACGTCGAGACAGTGGCCGTAGCCGGGTCGTCGTCGTTCGCAGAAGTCACAGCAGCAGAGCCCATGGGATCGCCCGCGTCGAGGAAGTTGGTGGTGATGGTCACCACTGCGCCATCAACCGTAGCCGTGCAGTCGATGGTCGATGAGTTGTTGATGGCGTCGGCCAGGGCCTGCGCCGAGTCTTCTTCGTCGGCGCCGGGATCGAGTGTCCCGTTCAAGCCGTCTTCGAAGGTGAAGGCTTCGTTGGCATCGCCATCGTCGACGGTGATTTCCAGGCCGACGAAAGCCGCTGCGTTGAACGTCACCGTGGCCGAAGAAATGGGGCCGAGTGTCGTGGTGAGTGCGAGGCGGAGAGCGGCGTCGGAATTCTCTTCGACGGTCTCGCGTGCGATGTTGAAGTAGGCTTTGCCTGCTTCGGAAACTGTGAGGGTCGAGACCACGTCGCCGCCGATCTCGGCCGCGAACTCGTAGGTCTGTCCGTCGTCAGCGGCGATGCTTTCGACATCCAGGACAACGGTGAATTGATGCTGATCGGCGTGATCGCCGGCCGAAGCCCAGTACGCAGTGAGGCGATCGAGCGGCAGCTCGTCAGTGTTCACGTCGCTGGTGACTGGGGAAAGACCCGCTGCACGGAGAACAAGCTCACCGTCGATGAGAAATCGATTTGAGGCTTGCATGTGTAGTCTCGTGCCAGGGGTTCAGAGAGACTGGGGCGGCCGAAGCCGCCCCAGGAGTTTCAGCGCTTCCGGTCTTAGTGGCCGGCGAGCGGCGCCACGTAGGCGTTCCACGCGATCGACGGCGTGGTGCCGCCGACGTTCATGTTCACCGTGAGGTGGGTCGCATCGGCTTGGGCGGCCTTGAGGGCTTCGCGGGTGACCACGAAGACATGGCGGCCGACGTTGGCGACGCTGCGGCTTTCGAGAACCACGTCCGCGCCGGCTGCGTCGTTGCCGACAGAGATTTCCGCGACGTAGGTCTCGTTGGTGTCGGCGACATCACGCGACTCGGTTTCGACGATAACCGCGAACTGATGCGGGACCGCACGTTCGTCGGAGTCGTTCCAATAAGCCGACAGCTTGTCGAGCGCGATGGCGCTGGAGCGGGTGTCAGCGGTGACGGGCGCTTGATCAGCCTCACGCAGCACGAGGCTGGCGTCAAACTCGAAGCGGTTCAGGGAAGGCTTCACAGTCATTTGGGGATTTCCTTCAGAAGAGATGGAGGACGGGCCGTAGGTTGTGGGAGGGGTTGCCCCCTCCCTCAGCCATTAGGCGGTGACGGCCGCGTTGGTGATGCCCCAGATGCGCGCGGCAGCGCGGCCGTGCATGGCCGCGAGGCCAATCAGCCATTCGATACGCGTGCGGAAGACCGGCTTCGCGTCGAGTTCGCCGAGGTCTTCGACCTCCATGACGCCGTTTTGCAGGCCCACGATCTTGCCGTCGCCGATCGACAGGACGTACAGCGACGTTTCCGTCTGCGAGTCCGCCGAAGGACCGGCTTCGTTGAAGTCGATGATGCGCTGGCCCTGGTCGTCGTAGTCGGCGATCAGGATCGGCAGGTCGTTGTAGCGGGTCACGCGGAAGCCGAACTCGTCGGTGTCCACGGTGATGTCGCCGCCCACGCCTTGGCGAGCCGCAGTTTGCAGCTTCCGGCGCATGGCCTTCGACATCAGGAGGTGGGTCGGGTTGTCGACGGCATCGATCGCGGCGTCGAGGACTTCGAGCGACAGCGGGCCGTCGACGTTTTGCGCGGCGGTCGGGCCAAAGAGCTGGCCACCGACGATGCGCTTACGCAGACCGTCGAATTCGCGCGGGTTGGCTTCGGAGTCGCCATTGACCATCTTCGCGGCGAGGTGGAGGGACAGAGCCTTCACCTTCATGGCTTCGTGCTGCGAGCGCACGCCTTCGCCGCGCGTCTTGATCAGCGCCTTGTCAACGTCCAAGTCGCCGCCCGCGATGCGGAGCACTTCGACTTGCGGGTTGATGATGCCCGTCGATTCCGAATAGGCTTCGTTGTAGCCACGGAACGCGACGCCAGGGAGCTTGCCTTCCTGGTTGTATGCGAGCGAGCCGCCCGGAATGTCTTCGAACGGAAGCGCACGCAGCAGGTCGCTGTTGCGCGCGAACATTTCGATGATAGCCGCCCGCTTGACGTTGCCGTCGTTGAGCTTGGAGGCTTCCATAAGAGTCAGAGCCACGGTGGTCTCCCAGAGGTCAGTTGGACTTACGTTGTCGGGCCAGATTTACTGTCCTCGGCTGGCCCAGCTGACCGAGGTAATTTTGCCTTACGTCGGCAGACGCACTGCGCCCGCCGACAAAAGACGTGATGTCACTGAAACCCGGGAAGCGCGGCGCCGCCGCTTATTGCGCACCGAGTTTGTATTGGTGGGCGAGAGCCAGACGCTTCTCAGGAGCGAGCTTGTTGAACTGCTCCATCGTCATGCCGTTTGGCAGCGTCTTGCCGTTTCCACCGTTGTTGCCGCCGCCGTTGGCACCGCCACCGTTCGACTGCTTGAAGAAGTACGGAGCTTCTTCCTTGAGCTTGCCGAGCCATTCGAGCGGAGTCATCGCCGAGACGCCGTCTGCGCCATAGATGATGGCTTCGCCTTGCAAGGGGACGACACTGCCGTCATCCTTGACTTTGAAGACCTTCGATGCGCGTTCCACGATGTCCGTGAGCGCACGAGCTTCGGCGCCAGACTTCGGGTCGAGCACAGCGTCGGTGATCACGCGATCAATGACCGAACGCCGATATTTGTTGTCGAACTCACCGGCGTTCTTTTCCGCCGCGACGCGCGCTTGTTCAGCAGCGAGCAGTCGTTGTTCGTAGCCCTGCTTCATCGACTCGACACGCCGGGCGACTTCCGCCTCGATGTTGTCCGAGCCCTTGAGCTTGCCGTCCTTCACCTGCTGATCGACCGTCTTCAGACGTTCGACTTCAGTCTTGAAGCCATCGAAGTCGTCGCCGATCAGCGGCGCCAGAACATCGATCTTTTGCTTCAGACCATCACGTTCCTGGCTGATCTTCAGGTTGTTGTCGCGGAATTCGTCGAGCTTGGCCTTCGGGACCACGTTGACGACGAACTTGCCTTCAACTTCCTTCGCAGCTTCCTTGAGACCGTCCGGAATCGCTTCCATCGTGTCGAACGTAATGTCAGGCATTCTTACCTCCCCGAGGTATTGAGTTGGACGAGCAGACCCTGCTTGCCGCCTCCCCGACCCTCGGAGAGGACTTTATGGGTTCCGGGCCCGAGAGCCCGGAGGTGCCGGCGGATGCACCGCGCGGCGTTGATTCCCGTGTGAGGGATACTGACGAGAGTTAACCAAACTGACCACAAAGGTCAATATAGCTAACGGCTCACCGGCTCACTTTTTCTGTCCCGGCATCGCTTGTCCGCAGTGCGGGCACGGCGGCGGGGCGTTTTGTGCCGCGAGCTTCGCCTTCCACTCTGCGATTGCGCTGTTGCCGTGAGCCGTGACGACGTGATCCTCTTCGAAAGTCTCGGAGACGTAGTAGTCGTCACCGAGAAGCGGCTTCACGTGCCGGCGACGAGACTTTAGGCGCCGGATCGTGATCTTAGCCGAGGCCATGTAGCCGTACATCCCGGGCTCATGGTCCTCTTCGATCGAGAGGATGGTCTCGCGAATGACGCCGCGAGCGCGATCGGCCATGACGGCCTCCATGTGCGAAACTGGTCAGGGCGGAGAGATTCGAACTCCCGACCCCCTGTATCCAAAACAGGTGCGCTACCAGCTGCGCTACGCCCTGATCTGACCTCTCGCTTAGTGCGAGGGTCGCGGTCGAGCGGACGCGCGAGCGCGTTGGTTTTTGCCGAAGCCCCAGCCGTTACGCTGGGCGCGAAGAACCGTGCCCCCGTCGAAGACGACGAGAGCGGTGATAAGCAACAGCACTAGCAGCAGGCTGACGAAGTCCATCGTCGTGATCCTTTGGTGCCGCGTGTGAGTGTCGAACTCACCCTGGACGGTTTCTGAGACCGTTGCCTCTACCAACGTGGGCTAACGCGGCAGAAGAGGGTCGGTGGTCGCGGGGGTCGGATTTGAACCGACGACCTACTGGTTATGAGCCAGCCGAGCTAACCGGACTGCTCCACCCCGCAGAAATTGGCGCTCCGAATAACGCCTCGGAACTACGGCGACGTGGATTTTGGGCGGCACGTTCGCCCCGAATTGGCAAAGGTCTAGGGAATCGAACCCTACTAGAACGGTTTTGGAGACCGACGCCTAACACCAGCCGAGCCCGACCAATCTCTGATCGGCATGCCGGCCGATCGAGTTAGCGGTTCACCTGCCATCGATGGGCGGGACGCGTCACTGTCTCAAACTCCAAATCCGAAAGCCGACGCGTACTCTCGCAGAGGCGTCAGCCGTGTTGTCGAGATCGAGAACTGAAGCCCGTAGGGACTCGGGCTCCCTTTCGCGAGAATTCCTAATGGGGCGTCGGCCCTTCCCCGACAACGTCGCTCATCAAGGCGACGACCCCTGGTGCTGGGCGCGGGTTCACCGCTTCCCGGAAGCGGCACCTACACGTGGCAGGGCCGTCAGTATTAGAGGCCGGTACTGACCGCTCATCGCCGCTCTTCTCCGCGAACGGAGCGCATTCAAGCGTGTCGGACTTTCTCGACCTCGCTTCCCGGGCCTCTCGACCCCAGAAGAAGAATTTGGAGCAGGGACGAGGGTTACACTCCCTCGCGAATTTCACCCGACCTCGCGGCCGGCCCCACGTAAATGCGCCGGGTTCTGTTGCCGGGCCCCGGCGGCCCCGCTCCGCGCCCTTAGGCCGCGCGAGCAAACTCTTGGTTGTCGTTCGCAGTTGAACGCCACCTGCCCCGCGCCTGTCGATACCTACTTCGCCCCCATCACCTACCCACCGAACACCCTCCACGGGTCCGGGGTCGTGAGGCCCCTGGCGGCCCCGAGTCACGAATGGGCCGGCCGATGAGTATGTGGTGGAGGCGGCGGGTGCCGCCCCCGCGTCCAGACACAAAGCCCTCGCTTTCGCAAGGAGCCGTGATGTAAGCATGCCTTACGCTTGATGTCAAGCGTGTTTGCGGCGCGGAATAAAACCGTCGCTGACTTTTATCGCGACGCTGCCTTTCAGCGAGTGGACCTTCGGCGCTTCTGGCGTGCCGGCCGCGACAGCAACTTCGGCGATGCCAGCGGCGTCGATCGCGCCTTCGGAGATCAGCCTTCGCGCTTCGACGATGTCGACGACGCGAACAGGCGACAGGCGGCCGTTGTCGAGACGGCGGAGTAGGCGAAAGCGCCCGGCGCGGGCGCGGCTGTGTTTGATCGTCAGACTCATTTGCTCACGGGCGCTTTGATCGTTGGGTGTGGCTGGTAGCCTACGAGGTTGAAGTCTTCGAAGACGAAGTCGTCGATGTCCTGGCGTGTTGGGTTGATGATCATCTCCGGCGCCTTGCGAGTTTCGTCCCAGCGGCTGAGTTGAAGTCGCGCCTGATCGAGGTGGTTCTCGTACAGATGGCAATCGCCGATCGTATGGACGAACTCTCCGGGCTCAAGGTGGCAAATCTGTGCGATCATCATCGTCAGCAGCGCGTAGCTCGCGATGTTGAACGGAACGCCTAGGAAGAAGTCACCGCTGCGCTGATACAGATGGCAGTTCAGCTTGCCTTCCTGAACGTAGAATTGGAAGAGCACGTGGCACGGCGGCAGCGCGACATCGGCGAGATCGTCGGGGTTCCAGGCCGTGACTATGTGCCGGCGGCCGTGTGGGTCCTTCTTGATGCCGTTGATCACGCGCCAGAGCTGGTCGATGCTCTGCTGTCCCCAACAACGCCACTGCTCTCCGTAAACGGGTCCGAGGTCGCCGTTCTCGTCTGCCCACTCATCCCAGATCGTGACGCCGGCTTCTTGCAGGCTGCGGACATTGGTCTCGCCGCGAATGAACCAGAGGAGTTCGTGGATGACGGACTTCAGATGCACACGCTTCGTCGTCAGCAGCGGAAAGCCTTTGTCGAGATCGAAGCGCATCTGCGGCGCGAAGATCGAGATCGTCGGGCCGTTGCGGGTCTCGGCGCGGACGCCGCGCTCCAAGATCAATTCCAAGACGCGGAGATACTCGTCGTCGAAGACGTTGGTGCAAGGAGATGGGATCGAACCACCGACCACAGCATTATCGGTGCTGTGCTCTACCGCTGAGCTATCCTTGCTCGAAATCATATTTGCTCTGTGTCTTTCTACCGGAGAAATTCAAGCCGCTCCGTGGCGGACGCGAACTCTCAGAGGTCCAAAGCACCAGAAGGATTCCTTGAGGTGCCGGCGTGGGAATTCCCAGGCCCAGTCTTTCCAAGAGGCGAACAGAGCGTGCTCTTCGCCCTTCCAATTCCAATAGAGCCAGTAGTTGGCTCCTCGTCGCGGGAACGTGAACCGTTTCATTTGTGCTCGACGATGCGAACGCGATGACTGCCGCCGAAGCGACGATCAGCGAACGCTTCCGCTTCTGCCTTGCTGTTGAATTTCTTCGCTGCGGGTTTGATCGTCGTCCAACCGTAATGCGCGAAGAAGCCGATCTTCATCTCGCAGTAGAAGAGAGTGCCGGCCAGACGCACGCGATGTTCGATCAGCCAGCAGGACATCTCACTTCCTCTTCGAGCGCACCCGCCATTTGTCGAGTGGGAGTTTGGTGTCGACGTAATTGATGCCATCGCCACATCCGCTGCTGTGCTTGATGGCAGCGCGGACGGCTTTAATGGCTCCGGAGTCCTTGTGTGCAAACATGCAGCCGAGCGCGACTGAAGCTCCGGCTCCGCGTGCGAAGTATTCGGGAATCTTCGCACCTCGGTACACGAGCAGCGAGCTGTTGTTTTTCGAGACCGACGTGAAGTCGATCAGCATCCGCTTCTTGCGGCTGTCTTTCGGTACGGCGACGATGAGAAGTGTTAGGTCGCCGGGATAACTTGGCCGAGCGCCCGTTTCCACGATCTCTTTCGCCATGGCGACACAGTTGTCGTCGCTGTCGGCGTTGCCGGCCATGCCGACTACGCACTTGTAGTCCTTGGTGCTGAAGATCGACAGCTTCGACATCGCCCCCATGGGCATGTCTTCGTCGAAATTGACCCGACGATCAGCAGCAATGACGCCGTCGCGATAGACGAGAACAGTCACAGAGGACCCTTCAGCTCAAAAGAAACTGTGGGCTTGCCGTAGAGTCCCACTACTCCCCCGTGCCCGAAGGCGGCTCATCCGCGTGGCCACGCGAACTCACATGAGGAACGACGCTATCGGAGTCGCGTCGCGGCATGCTGGGTACTTTCGGCCGCCGGGACCGCCCCGACCTCATGCCTGTTTCACCTTCCCCAGCACTTGCAGAATTTTGCCGATGACGGTGTCCCCGCCTTCCCTGCTGCCCGGCGACAGCTCTCTCCCTCACACGCGCTACCCGTGCGCTTAGCCAGCTCCACACGGGGCGGGGAGACGCTGAGACCCGGCCCCCGAGCACTGGCCGCCCAGACAGGGAAAACTCGGTTTCCAATCATCGCCGCCGGTGTCCCCGGAGAACGGCACGATCGGCACAGCGGTACACTTCAGTCTCGCTTCGGCGATCGGCGACGTACCGGCCTCATGCGGGGAGTCAAAATCAAACGCAGCAGGCGGGTGCGTCCCGCGTATCCCTCAGGCGTTGAGGGCGTCCTAGCCTAGACGACCGCCGCGAAATGCTGCCCGGGACGTTCCGCTATGGCGCGGATTTAAGCTCGACGGCCTTGTGTCGAGCACTCCCGGGACTGCAAACAATCAAGACTTGCGCTTCTGCTTCATCGACTCGCGCTTTCGCCCACGCTGACCGGGGCCGCCTTGACCTTTGGTGCCGAGAGAAGGAGTCGAGCCTTCGGGGCTCCGAAGAGCAACGCGTTTACAGCGCGCTCCCGCCCCCTACGGGTCTACCTCGGCAATATCTGGCTCTCAGCAGGTAGGGTATGTCGCCGAGACTTTCGCTCCGACGCCTTCAAACCGCCCCGCCGGAGACCTGACTAAACTCATCCGGACCCGCCCCACGTGCGGCCACTTACGCCACCGCCGTGATCTCTCCGGTTAAGACCCCCCACCTGCTTTTTGGTGGAGGAAGGCCGCTCTTGGCTCGACAGCGGGTCCGCGCCGTCGACTTCCGCCCTGCCATTGCCGCCCCGGCAGGGACCTGTAACTCATGGTGAGCAGGACCTAGAAGCTCGCCTGGGATTTCGTTCCCCGGGGTTAGAAACGCGGAAAATCTTCCCCGTTCTCCGTAGTCCTGGTGCCGCGTTGACACCCACCTAAAGGCCGGCGTTACCCGGCGAATTCATCGTCGCCTCCCTTGGTCGAGTATCGACAGCGGGGGTCTTACGCGTTCGTCACGCCGCCCCCGTCTATTCGGTAGCTCAGAGTAAGGGAGGATTGCACACGTCAGCGAGACTGTCAAGCAGGATTTTAGGCTTCGAGCTGGCGTTCGCAGAAGGCCGCGTAGACGTTGGGTCGATTGGCCCCGGAGCCTTCATGGTTCTCGGCCGAGGTCGCCGCCGCTCGCATGCACTCAGTCAGCGTGCGGTATTCGCCAACGGGGACCGTAGTCGTTGTGTCCCAGAGCCCGAAGAGCTTCAAGTGGATGACGACGACCAGGACCCAGACTTCCATTATCTGCGGCCTCCGCCGCCGCCGGCCGGTCGTTGGCCACCGCCCTGGCGCTGCTGCTGCGCCGCTCGAAGCGCGTTGGCTTGTGGCGGCGGCCGTAGTTTGGCCTCGCGTTCGCGGGCCTTGCGTTCGGCTTCGGCTTGCTCGCTCTCGTGTTCGCGAGTTGCGGCTCCCTCTTCGCTCTCGTGTTCGCGATCGAGCGCGTTCTCGCCGCGATCGAGATCGGCGTTCTCGTCGTCGATCTCCGACTGCCGGTTCGGGTAGCCGCGCTGGCGGGCTTCGGCGTCCGGCTGCATCGGGAACGAGTTCGTGCTCGTGAGCAGCTTCTTGAGTTCTTCGATCGACAGCCAGTCGGGGATGACTTCGGCGCGACGCAGGTAGTCGTGAACGACTTCGATCGGCAGGATGCCATCGGTATACATCGCGTGGATGGCGCGGAACTCGCGAGCGCTGATGTTGTCGAACAGGAAGTCTTTGTTGCTTTCGACCAGAGCCTTCTCGGCTTCGGCCGCCGGCACGTCTTGCCAGACCAGCCACCACTGCAGCAGCTGCGTGAAGCCGGTGTCCAGCGTGCTCGACACATTCAACAGCGTCGACTGTTCGTTGCGCTCTTTGGTCTTGGCGACGTTGTCGCTCTCGGCCGTCGAGCCGCTGCGAAAACCCAGAAGCCGACCGCCGAGGCTCGACACCTGTTGTTCTTTTTGATCGAGAGCGGACTCAAGAAACTTGAGACCATGGCCGTTGAATTCAATGACGCCGGGCTTTTCGTTTGGCCCGACTTCCCAGACCGTCGACGGGCCCAGGTGGTATTCGCTCTTGTCGCTGGCTCCGTTCACCTGCACGTAGTAGATCGGGAGCCCGGTGAAGAAGCGCCCGTGCTCCAGGTGAGCGTAGCTGCGATAGTGGCTGAGGTTCAGCGTCGCGATGTCATACACCGGCGACTTCTCGACATCGGGGCCGTTGGTGTACGGGCCGAAGAAGACGAAGGGGATGTAGGAGAATGGGACGCCGCGATTTTTCGGCGTGAAGACGTTGGACGGGGCGGCGTCGATCGACGCATCCGCGCCTTCGTTCTCGTAGACCTCTTGCACGTAGGCCCAACCGTTCGAGGTCTCGGACGACTCCACGAGCTTGCAGATGCGATACGTGGTGAAATACTGGCGGCTCTGTCCTTGAGACGCGCGGCTGATCTTGATCTCGCGGAGAACGATTTTCGAGAGCACGCAGCGGCCGTCGATGTCCATCGTCTCCCAGTCGACGATGTTCTCGGAGATGTAGGAGCAGAGATACGGCGGCGCGCTGCCGTTCGCATCCATGTCGAGGAGAACGCCGACACGGCCCATGTGGATGATTTCTTGGGCCACGAGCTTGACGACGAGTTCAAGGCTCTCGTTGCTCTTGCCGATCTTCTTCAGTCCCTTCTCCAGGCGCTGAGGAACGCCGGTGAACTTCGCCGGCCGGCGGAAGAGCGTGCCAATCATTCCCGACACAGTGCGACCGACCATGTTGTAGAACACGGCGCGATCGAGATAGGCCTGATACTCGTCGGTGTCCTGGGTCTCCAGGCGCGGGAGGTAGATGACGCCCTTCCGCTTGACCTCGACTTCGCCGAGGAAGGTGTCGCGCAACAACGACCACTCCGGCGCCCAATAGGCGTAGTCCGGGTGGGCGAACTCCGGGCCCATGGTCAGAGCCGCGAGAGCGCGATTATTTTGCGGGTTCTTTTTGGCCACGGGGGTTCCTCAGTGGCGGCGGCGTCGGCTGGTAAGCGAAGCTGCCACGTTGTCATTTTCGCTTACGTTTGTCAAGACTACGGACGGCCTTGGACGGGCGAACCTCGTAGCCGTGATTCCGTAGGACTTTCTCGCAGAGGTGGAGGAATTCGCCCAAAGTCATGTCGCCTTTGGCGGAATTCGCGGTGGCCGTGGTCAGTCCCACGTTCACAAGGGTGTTGGGTCCGCCGCGACTGCGGGGGTGAATGTGATCTAAGGCCCAGCTGTCGGTCAGGAGGTTGATGGCGTCGCCAGTGAGATAACACCGGGGGTCGGCGTTGATCTTCTCCATGACGGCGTCGAGATCGGCGTCGATGGGCGTGTGGCCGCGCTTCTTCGCCTTCGACCCCGGGGTAATCCGCATCTGCACGGAGCGGCGGACGGGGTCGCGGCGCTCGACGGCGGTGGTCGCGGCGATCGGCGGCCGGCCCGGGCGGTTCTTGTGCTTGGTCTCTGCGGCCCGGAATGTCTGGAGCTTCTTCCCGACCTTACCCCTGACCGTGCCTTTGGCCTTGCGGACGCGGGCCCGGGTTTTGTCCCGGGTGCTGGGATTGAGGTGGTAGGAGACCGTCGAGAGGCTGCAACCCAACGCCGGGGCGATGGCTTTGTGGCTGAGACCCAGAGCCTTCAAGGCAGCGATCTTCGAGCCCAGGTCCCCGGGGCCATCTACAATCGCGACTACTTCAGCTGTGGCGGCGTTCGCGGACAAGCGCGGGTCCCAGGTTCAGAGGGGATGGGGCCTTGGTCGTTGCGCTTATCGGAATGTCAGTTTGGCTTACCCGAAACCGGGTTCGAAGTCAAGTGGGGGTTTCGAACCGTCTCAACTGCGTTGGGTTCGAAACCTCGGCCCGGGGTTCGAACTGACCCGATTTCGGCTCAATTTCCAGGACTGACCCAATTTCGGTTCACTGAAGCTAACAGGGGAAGCTCAGGACGGTTCCGATTTCGTGTGCAGAAGGTAACGGAAAATGACACTTTACGCAAGTGAGGTCGGTGGCTCAACGGCGGCGCATCTGCGAGGTGCGCCGTATTTCCCCTCGGCGGCGCATCTGCATTCTCTCTGCAACCTGCGGAGATCGACATGGGTATTTCACGGCGGGGGCTCATCACGGCCCTAGGTGTTTCAACTGCGTTGGGTGCGTTGGGTGAGACGCCTGCTGGGGTGCAGACCGTCGACGAAGTTTTTCGACTTGCCGAGCGTTGGGTTGCCGCGAAGGCGGAGCAGACCGCGCTCGTTCGCAAGTGGCAGCGAGCGGAGACGAAGTTCTTCGCGGCGTTTAAGGCGGCCGAACTGACGTATGAAGACGCCTACCGACGCCGCTGGCCCGAAGTGCGTCAGATGAAAGCGCTAGATCGCGAGATCAAGCAGCTCGATCGCGTTCTCGACGGGCTTGCACGTGAGATCAGACGCACGCCGGCAACGACTCCGGCCGGTGCGCTCGCGAAGATCGAGATCGCGCTTCGCATTCAAGATCGCATCGACTTCTACACGCACGCGTGGGAATTGATGTCCTCCGGCCGCGACGAACTAAAGCTGATGATACCGAATTTGGTATCAAACTGAGCGCCTGATATTGTTCTCGATGTCGGGGGCATACTCCCCCTGGGTCCCTCCTGGTCGACAATCAAAAATATTTGTCTGCCGGCGGACAGTCGAAATCGGTTGTCGCTCCGGTGCGTACTCCCCCGTGGGTCCCCTCCTCCGGCTTTCACTAGAATCCGCGTTTTCAGCATCCGTTGAAAACCGCCGATCGAATGAAAGCGGATGTCGAGTTTTGGTATTACTCCGAGCTGGTAACAGGGGCGCCGAGGCGCCCCATAGGGGTACACCCCCTAGGGTCCCTAGAGCCGAAAAGGATCGTTAAGTGAATCGAGTCGATTGCTCGAAGCTGAGGGGATAGGGGACGCGTCCCCTATCCCCATTGTTCACACACTCCAAAGCAACAGCAATAGGAATGCGGCAATCGCTAGGTTTAAGAGCTTATCCGTTGGCGGTCTCCCTTGCTTCCTGAGTGAAACTGAGGGCGATTAGGTGCAGTGCTGACACTGCCCGGCCGTCAGCGAATTTCTGAGGGTACTTCGCAGCGACATAGTCACACCACGAATCCCACCAATAAGCAGAGTCACCATGCGCGCGCCACGTTGCGTTATAGGTGCGGATTCGCTCTTGAACCGTTGCAACAGTCAGCGTCTTAGGCGTGCGGAAGTGTGTGGCGCTGAGGCCTAGGCGCTGGAGGTTGTTTCCGTCCAAGCAGGCGCCGCGCCCTATCAGCATTTGCGCAAAAAACGAGGCCTTCACAATCTGAAAGCCCGGAACGCGCATAAGGTCCAATACCAGCGAGTCGAGCGCGTCGGGCGCCTTGCTGCGGCGGGCCTTGTTAGCGCGCTTGCGAATCTCTTCAGCGTTCGCAGCAAGGTAGGCGAACCCCTCGCGCTTCCATCCGAAGAGGTATTGCGAGCGTTCGCCCATAAGCGCGATAGAGCGCATTTGGGACGGCATCAGATAGAACGGCTGACGGATAGACAACAGCGTCAGCAAGCCGGCGCCGAATACAGCGCGCGAGTCGTGCTCGCATGCGGCGTTAATCGCGGCGCAATGTTCGCGGAAATAGCTCATTGCCGGCGCTCCGATTCCTTGGCATCGCGTGCGGCCTTGCGCGCTTCGAAGCGTTCGCGCTTGTCTTGCGCGTCATAGTCGCGAGCGGCGGCCGAACGGCGCCCCTCGAATTCATCGCCGCGCCTGTAGGTCTTGCCCATTGCCTAGCTCCCTAGCGGTCTCTTACGCGTAGCAAGTCCTGCTTACGGTGGCAAGCGGAAATTGCGCACGCGTCAGCGAAAAGAGCGTTAACGGCGGCGGGTGTCTAGGTAGGGTTAACTGCGGCGGGTGCGTTGGGTAAGGTTAACTGGCCGCGTGTCTGAGTTAAGGTTAACGCGGATCGGGCTAGGGGCTAACGTTAACGGCGGCGGCTGCGGCGTTAACCATGCCTCTTAACTGCGTTGGGTGTTAACGGCGTTGGGTTGCGGCGAACGCCGCGAACCATGCAAGCGCCACAAGCGCGACGCCAGCAAGCGCGAGCGCCGCGCCTGCGCGGTCTAAGGCGCGGCGCATTGCACGGCGCCCGCGACGCCAAACGCCGCCGCAGCAAGCCCTAGGGCGATAAACAGAATGGCGGCCAGCATGAAGACTCGGCATGCGTTATCAACAAACACGCTGAGGGCGCCGTAAGGCTCCCATGCAAGCTCCCATGCGTCGGCGATGCGCTCTAGGCGCGTGAGTTTGCGTTTAGGCATGATAGACTCCCTTAGGGCCTGAGTATTCGCGGAGAGCGCGCTCCAGGTCCGCCATGTTGCGAACGGGGCGCCCGCGCATTTGAGCGGCGCGGATAGCGGCCTTAACGAGGTAGTGACCTTTCGCACCGAGGGCGCCGCGCATATGTGCCGAGTCCAGCGCTTTGACGATCGCGTAACCGTTGACTTGCTTGGCCATTGCCTTAGCTCCCGTTGTGTGTATAGGCGTAACACACACTTACGCGAGGCGCAAGCGAAACTTACGCCCGCAAGGCAAGAAAGAGGGTCAACGCGAGTTAACGCGTCGACCCTCTCAAGTGAAGGCGCCTAAAACAACGGGAAAGCGGGCGCCGGCGCTTGTCTCTAGCGTTCGCGTTCGCAGGTCAACAGCACCTCGACTCCGCCGCGCTCCGCGACTTCGAGCGCATAAGCGCAATCTTGCGCGCTTAAACCGGAGTCGAGCGTTTCAGCTTCGAGCGTCGCGCCTTGCGCGTAGTAGCTCACTAGCTCGAAGCGCGGGACGTTGACGCGGTCAACAATCCAAAGGCAAAGCCAAAGCGCGGCAACGCCGCAGGCGAAACTAAGCCAGCGCATTATTTCACGCTGACGATTTGGAGGCGTTCGCCGAATTGCGCCTGAGCTTGCTCTAGGCGCGTCGACTCCTCTGCGGCGTCGAATTCGCGCTTCCAACGCCGCTTAGCGTAGCCGGCGAATGCGCGATCCTTTGCGCCACGCGGCCGGAATTCAGCCACGAAAAAAGAGCGGCCGGGGTGAGCGCTGCGAACGTACTTGAACGCGGTATCAAGCGCGGCGTTCAATTCGTCAGCGTTGCGCGCTTCGACTTCCTGCCGATAGGGCATAGGATCGAGCGGGCGATGGGTGCAGGAAGTGTAACCGTCCCGCTTCTCGAATTCGCAGAAGTGAGCGTAAATCAGCACGCGCATTGCAGAGTCTCCCGTTCCATCTCACGCGCGATAAATCCGCGCTCCAATTCGCTCGAAGCTTGTTCAAGCCACATGCGTTTGAGCTTGCGAGTCGGCGAGGTCGCAGCAAGGCGGAGAGATTGCTCCGCTTGCTCGAAGTAAAAACGAGAGGCGCGCATTAGCGGGCGCCTTTCGTCAGCTTGGCGCGCATATCAGCCGCCACATGCTTGCCTTGGCGATAATCCGCCACCGGCGGAACCTGAGGGCGAATGTTGCGGCCTTCCCAGTCTTCGCGCGTTTCTTGCGGGGCGCGGATCAGGTCGGAAACTTTGCCTTTGAACATTTTCGTTCTCCCGTTGTGTGTCTGTTGTAATTCAGACTTACGCACTAGGCAAGCGAAAATTGCACGCCAAAGCAGGAAAAGAGAGTCAACGAAAGTTTAACTAACGCTCCCGCTTAGTGGCGCGGATCGACTCCGCGTTGCTGACACGCGGCGCGATAGTCCGCTAAGGCCTTGCGCTTCATTGCCACGCGCTCGCGGCGCCGTGTGTGATAGTCGCGGCATTGCTGGCGCCATTTGTTCGCCCAGTCCGACTCCGTTGGCGTCAGTAGCTCCAGGATCGACTCCGGACAGCGCGCGATATAGGGCCCCATATCCTCGCTTTGCTCTTTGACTCCGAACGTGTAACCGTCCGCCGCGCTTGGCGCGAATTTCAGAATATGGGCAGCCGCCCAGACTTTGCGCGTTCCATCCGGCGCCACGTGCTCGACTGCGGCGTAAAATTCGTTCCGCGCCACGATTCCGCTTTTCAGCACGCGGCGACTCCCGTTGGAGTCCGTCCAAGTCAAATTGCGCTCTAGGTCCGCTTTGACGTTGGCGGGCTTGGGGTAAAACGTCCAACCCATTAGGCCGCTCCCGCGCCAACGGCGCCGGCGGCGCCCAGATAATGCGAGATGTCCAAAATATCCGCGCTCCCGTCCGGATAGCTCACGAAAACCGCTAGCTGCGCTGCGGCGCGGCCGTGAACGGTAGCAATCTCGCGAAGAGCGGCGCGCGTCTCTTCGGAGTCTTCGCAGGCAATTTGATAGGTGACTCCAGGCTCTTCGAAGAGCTTACCGGAGTCGTCAATCCATCCGCCGAACGAGTCCAGCGCCGTAAAGCCGCCAAAGCGCTTGGCAATGGCGCGACGCAGTGAGTAGTGGACGGCTTTCAGGTCGGCGCCGTCGTTATCCGCCTTAGGCAGGATGATTTGAGCGAGTCGCAACATGTGTTAGCTCCCGTTGTGTCAGCATGCGTAACACGTGCAATTCTGACTGACAAGCGGGAAACGTGACTAACTCGCCTTAACGTCGTTTTCGCTTGCTTTTGGCGTAAGTGTGCGTTACGCGTAAGACCTCAACGGGAGTCTGCTATGAACGCACAAGCTAGAGAAGGCATCGCCGCAGGCCTCGCGCTTGCCGCAATCGCGCTGAAGCGCGAAAAGGAAGCCAAGGCCGCCGCGTTGCTGGCGTTCGCTCGGAACCCTCGCAACGCTAAGGAAGTCCGCTAACATGCAACAGCACGAACGCGCCGTAATTTCCAAGATGATCAGCGACGCGCTGGCGCTTGGCTACGTTGTCAGCATTTGGGAGGGTGAAGGCTGGGCGATCAAACGCAGCGCCGACAAAGCCGCGATTCTCGCCGCGTGCGCCTCAACCGATTCTGACAATTTCATTTTTCGCGACGCCAGCGGCGAACGCGTCGGCGCCGTCCTAGTCGTCTACGGGAACGATGCCGGGGAGACGATCGCCGACAATACCGACAATGAAGCCATAAACGCGCTCTTGAAGGGCGCGGAAGAGCTGCAGGAAAGGCAAGCCGCGTAGTTAGCGGCCGGTGACCATGCCGTCGATCGAGGCACATGGTTAACCGCCTGGGCGTTGGGTAGGGTTAACGCCGGCCGCCGCCTGCGTTAACGTTAACGGGCCAGCTCCGGCCCCTTAACCCTACTTTTCAAGCTTAACAGGCCACCGCTGGCCGGTTAACCTTAACGCCGCAAGTGATCGCGTTAACCTTAACTTTCAACCTTAAGCCATTAACCTTACTTTTTAAGATGAACCGCCCGAGATCGCCGCGTTAACCTTACCGCTGCCGCCGATCGTCGGATTTTAACCTTAATGCGACCTCCCAAATTAACCCTACCTAGTTCGCGCCAAAACTCGACCGTGTCATGACTCGCCAAAACGCTCCCGTGTCATGATTGGCCAAAATGCTCCCGCGTCATGACGCCCCAAAACGCGCTCGTGTCATGAACTGCCAAAACGCTCCCGTGTCATGATTGCCAAAACGCTCCGGTGTCATGATTGTGCTCGGCCGCTGGGACATCGCACCCGCTGCGGGGATCAGCTGGCGCATCTGGACGTTGGGATGGGGCATGACGACGAACGGCGGGGACGACACGACGCAGCGCAGTCTCCGCTGCAGCACCGGGGTTGAATACGGCGATACCGTGCTCGATCTTAACCAATTCAGGGTGGGCCAAAGGCGCAACTACACTGGTGCGTTGGGTGTTGGCCTTGGAAGCCCGGCGACTACCGGCGCCGGCTCGACTGGAGTCGTCCTGCCGATGCCGATGCGCTCGGACACAATGTCGCCCGAGAAGTTCCGCGAGTGCCTTGCCGTGATCTTCGGCGGCCACGGCGCCCAGACGATTTTCGCCCGAGGCGTCGGGCTCAACTTCTCCACGGTGCAACGCTACCTCAGCGGCAGCCTGCCTATCCCCCAGCACATTGTCGTGCTCGTGCAGGCTCTCTACCAGCTGCGAATGGCTGGCCAGGAGCTGCCGCCGGCCTTCCGGCAACGGCGGGACGATCGCCGTCGAGCTGACGGCGGCTAAATCGCACGTTTTGACCCCGGCCCATGTTAAAATGGCCAGGGTCCCTGCCCCATCTCAAAATCTAAAGGGTCCCCGTTCCAAAATCGCGAGGGTCCCCGGTTGAAAATGCCCAAGGTCCCCGGCGACATCTAGGGCCCCCTTCGAGATCGCAAGGGTCCCCAGGGGGACAGAAAATCCTTGTTTTAGGACCGGCACAAAAATCCAATGATTTCACGCGTTTAGGCCCCCGGTCAGAAAAACCGAGGGCCCTAAGTGTCAGAAAATGTGCAGGTTTTTGGTTAATTGACCACTTTTGCCGCCTCGGCGGCGGCGGCCCGGGCGGCGGCGACGAGTTCATTGACCTCGCCGGGCGTGCCCATCTGGGCGGCCTTGGGGGCGTCTTCGGATTCGACGCGGGTCCCCTGCTGGGCGCCGGCGTGCGCCGCCCCCTTCAGCTTCTTGGTCCCGCCGCTGCGCTTGTTCCGGGCCCACGCGAGGTACTGCGATGTCGAGTCGACTTGGTCGTCATAGGCCGTCGAGCCCTCGCCCGCATACTCGAAAACCTCCTTCTCGTACTCGGCCAGCCACAAGGCGCGATTGGGGAGGACGACTTCGCCGAGGCCGAACATCGGAGACACGCCATCGAAGCGAAATTCCTTCGACAGGTTCGTGATCTCGATCGGGATGATGATCGCCGGCGCCAAGCCGCGCCGTTGTTGGATGTATTGGGTCCCTGAGCCTCGGTCTTCGACCAGGATAGCCGTGCTCACGCCTGGGAATTCGTTCTGCCACGCCCGTGTCGTGTTCTCGATCAGGGAGATCAGGTCATCGAACTCGACCTTGGTCCGCTTCACGTCGACGAGGTAGTGCCGGCGGTCAGTGGTCTCGATCCAGACGGTTACGACCGTGTAATCGTGCCGCTCCTGGGCCTTGTTGGCGGAGTCGACAGAAATCGTCAGCCGGCGGACGATCGGCAGCTCGCCTGGGAGGTTTCTCGGCAGCTCGTCGTACCGGGCGATCTCGCCCTTAACCATACCCCCGCCTTCATTCGTCGGGGACCCCTGATAGAGCGAATTCCAGTCGCGTGCGGGGATACTCGCCTTCAAAGCGAGCAGGTATTCCAAATCGAAAAGCTCTGGCCAAAGTGCTTCGCCTTCGGCTCGGCCAAGCGGGTCGTTAGGCCCGGCGACGGCCGGCAGGTTGATGATCGTCCAGGGGTAGCCCTTGCGCTGCTTGTGCAGCTCTTCGACACGGCCGCAGAGATCGTCCTCATGCCACCGTGTTGCCACGATATACATCGGGCTCCGGGGCAGCAAACGCGTTGTGAAGTCAGCGGAAAACCAGTCCCAGACCTTCTTGCGAACGATCTCGGATTCGGCGTCCTCACGGCTGGCGAACGGGTCATCGACGCCGGCGCAATGGGCGCGATAGCCGGCGATGCCTTGGCCGACGCCTTTAGTCGCGTAACTGCCACCAGTGGTGAGCGCCCAAAACCCGGCAGCGTTGCTGTCACGGGTAATCCCCACATCAGGGAAAACCAGTTTGAACTTCTCTGACCGCACGATTTCTCGCACGGGTTTTGAGAGTTGGTCCTCGCAGAACTTCTGAGTGTGGCCCGCCTGGATGAATCGCCGACGAGGATTCCGGCCAAGCCACCATGCAGGAAAGCGGTGACTCGAATACGTCGACTTCGCATGCCCTGGTGGCATGCTAATCATCAGTCGGATGATCTCGCCTCGCGACATCGCCATGAGGTTGTCGCAGAGGAAAAGATGGTGACGTGCCGGCGGCTCTTCCGGGTTCATGAACTCCGAAAAGGCGCTGAAGTCGTCGTAGCTGGCCTCGCAGAGCTTCGTCAGATACTCAGCTTCGAAGCGCTGATGCATCTCTTCGAGCGCCATGAAAGCGCTCTCGGGATCATCGGTGCCGGTGAGTTTTTCGACGTGCGGAAGTATCGCGGCGTCGATCGGCTTCCCCTGCTGAAGAGAAGCTTCGACGCTGCGTTGCCACGTCACCATCCGGGCGAGTGCCGAACGATAACGGATGCGCTCTTTTATCGGGAGGTGAGCCATTAGCTGGCTCCGTCAGCGGCCTCGGCGTCGCGCTGAAGTTCGTCGTTGAGTTGTGCGTTCTCAGTGAGGTTGTCGAACTCATCGAGAAGCGAACGAGGCGGTGGTTTAGCGCCTGCTGGTTGTTGCCGCTGTTGCGTCGTGCGAGCACCCGGCGGCGGATTTTTTGGGTCTTGCGGCGGGTCGTCGTAGCCTTTGAGCTTCGCCAATTCCTTCAGCGCGGAGACGGCGGCGGCCGGTGATTTTTTGTTCAGCTGGAAGTCTTCGACGATCTCTTTGTAGCGGTTGATGATCCACTCTTTGTTGATGCCGTCTTCGGTCTCGGTTTCGGCATTTAGATCGGCGGCGGCGGCGCGGCGGCGCTCTTCGAGATCATGGAGTTCGTTCTTGATCTCTTCGACGCGTTCAAGGATTTCCGGCCGGCGAAACAGCTCGGATGCGTTGCCGTTGTTGCGGGCATAGCCCGCCTTCTCATAGGCATCGGCCTGCGTCATACCGCGAGCGCGATATTGGCACGCACGCTCTTGGCGATCGTTGGCGAGTTTAGGCATGGAGGATCACAAGTATTAGGCGCCGTGCGGCTGCGAGTTTCAGCTGCCGACGAGGAGGACTGGAGAGGCATCGCGGAGCGCTCCGCGAGGCATGAGCCCGAGATCAAGGCAGCCGTAGAATGCGATCATCGCGGCCTCGGCCTTGTCAGGCGTGGTGATGGAATTGGCGCAGAGCGGAAACAACTCTTTCGCCCGGGCCTTGCTCTCTTGCTTGTCGCGCGGTGCCCGGAGTTTCGCCTTCCAGGTTTGCGGTCGCACGTAGCTGATGGGGATGTCTCGACCGACGAGTACGCCCTTCACGCCGAAGGCGTTGGCTCCGAAGTTGAACGCCGAAGTCACGCCCATCTGCGGCGATGCGCTGACCTCTTCGATGTACGCGTGCGTTGGGTTCTTCAGGCCGATGAGCCGGCGGATTTCGTGGAGGTCGACGTAGTCCTTCGTCTTCGTTCGCGTGATCGAAAACTTCGGCATCGCGTAGATGCAAAGCGTCGACCGCTCCGGGTCGATAAAGGCCAGGGCCCCGTTCTTGCCGGGGTCAATGCCCAGGACGCAGGGCGAGGACGTTTGGTCCGAAGAGTGAGACAACATTCGAGGAGGCACCGCTTTCGAGTTCCTTGGCGCCTTGTCGAAGTTTCGCTTCCACGGCCTCGGCCTTGATGAGGATCAGGACCAGGGCCTTATCGACCGGCCACCCGTGATGGAGGTCGAGATGCCGGGCTCGCTCGTAAGCGTCCGCGCTTTCACGCAGCGCCGACCGCAGGCAGCCGCGTATCCACACAGGACAGGCGACGTTCTCAGCGGCGAACCATAGGGTGACTTCCGGCAGCAGCTCACCGGCGATGAGGTCATCGAGCACGGGCTGCGGCGGAATTGCGTGTTCCGGCATGCCTGACGACCATGTCAGCCAGACTAACGCTTGTCAATATCGCTTACGGCTCAAAGAGCGTTAAAAGCGTTCAGAGGTCGCGAATTGTCCTCAGGCTGGAGTGAGGGACGGCTGCGTATCAGCCAACCCAACGCCCCAGTACCCTTTGACCCAACGCCCCGATACCCTTCCACGCTCTGTTTCGCCATAATTCTCTTCCCAGTAGAACTGCTACAGTAATCTCCATTACAGTAACATTTCTGTAGCACTTCTGTATCCAACATCTAGTACCCAACGACCCAACACACCCACTATATCTATTACTTCTTCTCCAATTAAGATATGTTGTTACAGTGCTACAGGAAAATCACCTCTGACCTCCTCGGCCGCCTCTTCCCACCTAAAAGCGAATTTCATTTGGGGAATTCCCCCGTCTCTCCACCCCAAATGCCCTGGAAAATCCCAGCGACTGGAGGCGGCATTTTTTCTGTAACACTGTAGCAGCTCTACATATAGTAGACCCAACGCCCCAATACGCATCAAAACCACTATATCGTGGATACAGAAGTGCTACAGAAGCGACTTCGCATCTGTAACACCTGTAGCAGCGTCCCCCGCTCCGACTTCGAGGTCATCGGAAAAAATCTGGTCTCACCCGCGTTGACCGTCCGCGCTCTCGGAGGCCTTGACGGCGTTGGGTCGATGTTAACGCCCTTCAGGCAGTTTTACCGCCGGAGGGACCAAATGCGTTTATTCGCCGCCGCCGTGGTTTTGGCTCTAGGGGCTTGCGCCAGCAGCGAGACCATGCGCGGTCTCCAGGCGCCAGAGCCCGCGCCCCGTGGCCTCATCATCTTCCCCGAGAGCCATCGCTTCCGCGACAGCGTCTACATCGAATACATCTCCGGCGTCAGCGAACACTCCTATGTCTTCGCCGAACCCAACGCCAATATCATGAGGCAGCTTCTGTATCGCGCCCTGGAGAACTCCGGGGCCCGAGCGGCGACGATGACCAGGGCCCGCTATGGCCTCCGCGTCGAAGTCTCCGAAGCCCAGGGGCCGGGCCCCGGGACCGATTTCACCTCCCGCCTCCGGACCACCTACATCCTCGTCGAGCGCAACAGCGGTCGCGAAGTCTGGCGCCATGAAGCCACCTCGGAGGGTTTCGCCAACTACGTCTCCTGGAACGAGAACGACCTCCGAACGGCGACACAGCGGAGCTGGCGGGCGACGCGGGCCGCCGCTGTCGCCGGCCTCCTGCCGGCGGGACTAGACCTCGCCTTCGATGTTGAAGGCAGCATCAACGACTTCGAAGATCGCAGCAACGATGAGACGGGACCCTGGCGGGGCTACGACGAGTGGACAGAGGCCGATTGGGATGCGTTCTGGCAAATCTACAGCCAGACGCTTTTGGCCTCCGCCCTCTACGGCCCCGTGACCGTCGTCGGCGAGAACGTCAACCCCTGGAACTTCCTCCCCTGGGCCGATGACGAAGCCGCCGCGATCGCCGCCTCTTCGAGTGGGACCTGGAGAAACGAGCGCGTCGGCAGCGTGCGTGCGGCCCGCGCCAATTATCGAGCCGCCAGCCACAACGTCACCTCTTTCCTCATGGCCTTCACCGAGTTTTCGGATGTCGAACTCACGCCGGTGTTGCCTTGCTACGGCGACGCCGAAGTCGAGGCCCTTAAGCTCGCGCTGATGGCGAGAGGCCATGGCTTCAGGACGGACTCTTGCCGCCTCCGGCGCTAGGCAGGCTCCACGCCTTCTAGTACCATCGTCGGAATGAACCCGCCTAAGATCATGGCCGCTCTTGCTCGCGATCTCGTCGCCGCGCAGGCCGAAGTCAAAAACTTCATCGCCAGCGTCAGGCCCGGCGACAAATACTCGCCGGCTAAGCTCTTCCCCGAACCCCGCCGCCGGGCCTTGTTCAAGCAGCTCCTGCGCGTCTACGCCCCGGGGTTCAAAGCCAGAGCCGGCGTCATCGTCGAAGTCGGCGTCATCGACATCAAGGCCGGCGACGATCTCGTCGTCGAGGCCTCTGGACTCTACCGGCGCATCGCCCGCATGGACTCCAGAAGCTTCGAGCTGCTGTCTTCGATGATCAACATCCCCACGTGATTAACTCCCTTCGGCGTAAGTTTGACTTGACGGCCGCTAGTCTCCGTGACATAACCTTCGCAACTACGAAGCGAAACGGAGAGACACGACGGCATGACGAAGCGCTACCCCGACCCCTCTGAGCCCGTTGCCGATTGGATGCTGTCGGGGTTCACGTTCGGCGAGCGCGCTGAAATCCGCCGGCGCCGGAAGGCGTGGCTGGCGCAGAACCGCGAGAAGCTCGAAGCCGAGAAGAAGCGCACGGCCCGCACCTGTCAGATTTGCGGCCGGCCTATTCACGCCGAGACCGGCGTCATCGCCCATCATGGATACACCCGCCCTTATCCCGGCGTCCAAACGAATTCCTGCTTCGGCGCCCGGCATCCCAGCTGGGAGCGCAGCCGTGATTGCCTCGGCGAGTGGATTGCCATGGTCACGCGCTGGCGCGATCTCGCCTTCGCCGCCGCCAAGGCCACCCGCGAAGAGACACAGCCGGCCTATTACGGCGTCCGGTATTACAGTCGCGGCCACGTCCTCGCCGACAAGAGCGGGTACGTGACGCAGTCGTTCCCAGTCACCCGCGAGACCTTCGCCTGGGTGCAGGGCATCGCTCTGGCCCGCATTCACGCCATCCTCCCCTATCGTCCGGAAGAGTACCTGAAGACCTTCGAGACCGTCCGCGATGAGACCGCCGCCGGCTATGATCGCGATGGCGAACGCTGGGAGATCGAGCGCAAACACTGCCAGGAACGCTACGACTCCTGGGTCCAGCTCGAAGGCGACGACGGGCAGCCTCTATAAAGAGAGTTAATCGCGTAAGTTTCGCTTGCATGATGTCAGCTTGTATGACACCATGCAATCACTGAAAGCAAAGGGGAGCCACGAGTGAAGTTCAAAGTCTGGACGCCGCGTCCCCGGAAGTTCTCGACCATGGTCGAAGCCAGCGCCCATGCGCAGGCCTACTTCCAACGCACAGGCATCGTCGTGGCTATCACCGATGCCTAAGGCCAGCGCCGAAATCCACGCGAAGGTCGCGGCCATGGATGCCGGCGATCTCGCGCGTCTGGTTTTCGCCAAGGCCGGCGCCGCCGCCTGGGAGCCGCCGGAGCCCAATCACCCGACTATCATCAAGCTCATCGATGCCGGCTACCTGCGACGCTGCGACATGCGCTGCGGCTTCGAGCGGTTTCGAGACACCGGCGTCAAGTGGACTGAAGCCGGCCTCGCCGTCGTCCGCCCGCAGATCGACTGGAAGCAGCGAGCCGAAGCCGCCATCGATGCCGCTGAGAAGCATCTGAGCAAGGCGAGTATGCGCTCGTCGGCGGAACTAGCCCTCGACGACGCAAAGCTCTGGCACGCGCGGGAGTGTTTCGACACCGCTGTGGCCCGAGCCCGCGATAGCCTCGCCTACAGCGTCGGCGTCTTCCATGAGGACTATCGCAACGCATGAACCGCTTCATCGTCTCTCGCACCTATTTCGATCGCCGGCACGAGCAGGATGTCACCGAGTATCTTCGGATCGACATCAACTTCGGCACCTTTCTTTGGGGCCACCGCAGCAGCGCCGCCGATATGACGCTGGTGGAGGCCGCGACGCTCGTCCGCATGTTCGAATCCGTCCCCAACAGTGACGGCGACAGCTGGGGCGACTTCGACAAACCCAGCTATGGAGTGTCGCGCCTGTGATGAACGCCGCCGACCTCTATCTCGCGCTCTCGGCGCAGCCTTCAGACCAGCCCGTGTACGTCGAAGTCTCGGGAAAGTGGCTGAAGCTCGTCCACGCTGATGAGTCGCTGTCGCATCGGATTCTCGGAGTCCAGGGGCCGGTCTTCGTCCTGCACGCGCTACCGGAGACCGCCGACTTCGATCTCTGCGTCTACAAACACTCGCGTGGTTGGGCCATTGCCAGACGCGGCACCCAACGCGCCCGAGCCGTCTTCACAGGCGCATCGGCGAAGCAGAAGGCGCTCACCCGCGCCCGCCGCATCGCCACGCTTCACTATCGCCAGAACGGCGTCCATCCCCGCATCTTCGTCCATCGCAGCGACGGCCTAGTCGAAGCGGTGATCGCGCAATGAAGAAGCTCACCCGCAAACAGCTGCTGAACGTCGTCGTTCAGTGCCAAGTTCTCTTCGGAGAAATCCGAGGTGCCTATGACAACGATCGAGGCATCGATCGCGCGTCCCTCATCCACGCAAAGACGCAAGTCGGAGAGCAACTCTGCATCGACGCCCTGACGGCGGAGGACCCGCAATGACGTTCTCTCGCCTTGCGCCGACGCCCTACGACCAGCTGCCGGAGCAGCGTGTCGTCAGCTATCGCACTCGTGGCGGCGACGCCGGCATCGTCCTCATCGGCATCGAGCCCGGCGACGGCGGCGACAGACTTATCTACGAACGCGCCACGCGATCCGCCGGTGCGTGGCAACGCGCCGTCAGAGCTTGGTTGCCCGAGCACGCAGAACAACAGCCGGCCTTCTATCTCGACAGCGACGGCGACCATCACTTCATCGGCAGCGCGATTGAAATCATGCCGCCTTGGTTTCGAGACAAAGAGGTACTGACGGCATGAAAAACAACTTCGTCAAAGCGCCATCTCGCCAGAGACTCGTTGAACTCCACGCATGGTGGGAGCGTAATTGCTTCAGCACCGATCAAAGCCATGAGTTTTCGTCTTTGGCGGGCAAGCTCTTCGCCTACATCGCAGAGGTCGACCCCGACCTCGCGCGTGAATTCGAAGCCAACAACCCGCCACCACCGCCGCCGGCGCCGAAGAAGGCCGGCGACCTTCTCAGCGACGAAGAGGCCAAAGCCATCGTCCTCCTCGGCGGCGTCGTCGAACCCTACGACCCAACGCTCCACTGCGATAACAAATGTCTCAGACGCGGCGCCTGCGACAGCTGCCCGCACCATCGCCTCGTCACTCCGCCGGTGTTCGCCTGATGTCGAGACCCGGAAAGGCAAAGCGCGAGGCCCGCCGCCAAAAGCGGATTGCCGAAGGCCGCACCGAGGACAAGCTCGTGCCCCTCGGCGTCGTCACCGGACCCGCGTCTGAGCAACCTCGACGCATGCGCGAACTCGCGGCCAACCTCTGCGCCCGGGCCCGTGCCTTCGATCGCGGCGACGTGTCCAACACCAGCACCGGGCTTCTCTACAACGCCGGCTCCGCACTCGCGTATGCCGCCGATCGTCTTGACGCCGTCGACCTGAAGTACGGCACCCGCGTTCGCCTTCGCGTCGCCAAGTGGGGACGGGAAGAGCGCCTGAACAACGACGTGCAACTCAAAGCCGGAGAAGAAGGACGCATCACCGAAGTTCGACGCTGGGGTCCGAAGCCCGACAACGTCGAATACGAGGTCAGCATCGACGCGCGGCCGGGTGTGGTGACGAAGTTCGACGGCGTCATTGGTTTCGAGGTCATCTGATGTCTGAGACACTGCCCCTCTTCTCGTCACCGCTGCCAAAATTCCTGGAGCAAGTGGAACGCCGCGTCGACGAACGCACGACATTGGCCGGCCTCAGCGTCGAAGACTATCGCAGCCGCATCCCCATGGAGCCCGCGATTGTAACTCACATGTGCCGAGAACTCCGCAAGCGCGCGGTGACGATCGGCAGCCGGCTTCGCACGCTGAAGACCACATACGGCAGCGTCTATCGCGGTGGCGTCGCTCATCGTCTCGAAGCCGGCGTCGAAGGCGTGGTCGTGCAGATGAACCGCGTCGACTATGACGACGGGATCGAGATCACGATGGCCTGCGACGACACCTATAGGATGATCTCGCTGACGAAGGCCGAGGAATACGAGGTCATCGGATGAGCGAACGCTGGCAATGGCACGGTGACTACCTGAAGATCGGAGACCCGGACTGGGTCGCCGAAGCCACAGAGCCGACTGCTAGCGCGCTGTCGTTCGGCGTCTTCGACGGCGGCATGGCCGTGAACACACCACGAGGCCGGCAGCGCGCGCGTTCCGGAGATTGGCTGTATCTCGCCGACAACGGCGACGTTTGGCTGGTGCCGCAGGCATTGTCTGATGTCCTAGGCGCAAGCAGACTTTCGATCGGCAGCCGCGTCCGCACCAAGATCGAGACCTACGGCGGCAGCTACGTGGGTTCGACGACGTTTCACTTCAACGCCGGCATCGAGGGCGAAGTCGTCCGCCTGACGAAGAACTCCACCGGCGTCACCGTCGACATCCTAAGCGACGGAGCCGTTTACATCAGCGCCGACGCCGAAGCCTTCGAGGTCATCGGATGAGCGGCTTCAGCGTCAGCGAAAAGTGGCTCTGGTATACTCTCGGCTGTCAAGTCCGCTGGAGTTATCGAGAGGTCCTACGCTGCGTCTACAGAAACATTCCCGATCGCTATCGGACGCGGGAGCATCGAATAGAACGTCATCGCATGCTCCGGCGGGTCTTAGATTATCACCAGCGCCGCCGAGATCACTTCGTCAAGATTTTCGGCCGCAACGCCAGGAGCTATCTGCGATAATGCCGCTGAACCACGGAAGCCGTCAACAGAGATACAGCTACGTTCGCCCCGATGGCATCGGCGGCGTCGCCAGGACCTACGGTGTCGACTCCGCCGCCGCGTATGTCATGTGCATTCGCGGTGACGACGGCCGCTGGCGATCGAACGGCGTCTGGTCGGAGCCCACCGGCATCGCCAACGACAACATCGTCTTCGTCGAAGCCAAGAAGGTCTCATGAACAAAATCGATCACGCCATCTACACTCGCGTCGGCAGCAGCTGGGTCTACAGCGCCCAGCGCCTGCTTGAGGGGACGCCGAGTCGCGGCGACAGGATTACGATCGACAATAAATCCTACGTCGTTCATCAGGTCGCGTGGCCTTACGGAGCGCCGACCCTGTTTCTGCGCCGTCCTCTCATCAAAAGGATTATCTAATGAAGAACTACAACATCGGTGACGTTCTGTTCGGCGTCGGCATTTTCATAGCCATGATCATGCCGGCGATCTACGCACTCGTCTTCCATGTCACAGGTCGCTGATGCATCTGATTGAGCACGCATACGGCTTTCGCCAGGGCACACGCGTGCTCTTCTTGAAGGCGCGATGGAAAGACGGCGTCGAAGAGCAGCGCTCGATCGCGCGCATCACCCATGACGAAGATCAGCATCGCGCCGCCGTCATCGAACTAGCGGCGATGGCCCGCCCCGGCGAGCGCATCTACGGCAGCGTCAACGCTCGCGATGTCGGCAAAGCCGCGAAGTACCTGAAGCTCGCCATGATCGAAAACGACTACGCTGGCGGCGACCAGCTCGAATTCTACCGCCGGCTTTCGGCACGATGGGAATCGGCGCTGATGCAACCCAGCAGCCGCGCCGACAAAGCATGGTTGTGGGATTGCGACGAGCCCGGCCAATATGAAGCCATCTCTGCGGCCTTCTTCGAAGCCATGCCGCAGTATTCCCCCTATCGCTATGAGACCGTGAACGGTCTCCACCTGATTACCCAGCCCTTCGACATGCGGAAGGTGCCGCCCGAGCTTCACAAACTCCGCGACGACAACGCGATGATGCTCTGGGGCTTTTGGAGGAAAGAGGCCAATGACCACCACGGAGAAACAGCGTTAACGGCGTAAGTTTCTCTTGCTTTTCGTCGGAAACGTGATACCTACTTACACAACGACGAATTGCAAGGAGAAACGGGTGAAATGAGCGAAGCGACCGCCAGCTACGAATTTGACGAGGACGCACTTGGCCTCGGTCAGTTTATCCAAGATCAGTTCGAAGCCATGGGCGACGACGTGTCTCCTGTCGTCTACGTAGAGGACGGCGAAGGCCGCGCCGCGACAAAAGCGGAGTGGATCGTTCGCACGTTGACGGACGGCACCAAGGTTGCCGAATTGCGAATCACCTTCGACTGAAGCCATGATTTACGACGACGCAAAAGTCCACGCCGCGAAGATTGCTATGGCAATGAACGCCGACGCGCGTCGCGCCGCCGCGCAAAGCGTCAGCGCTTCTCTCGAAGCCGTCCGCAAGCACGCTCCCGAACTCAACGACACTACGGCCGAGCACGTCGCCGCCGCTCTCTATCGCCTGACGTTGTCGGCCCCCTCCGAAGGCTTGGACTTCGCCAAGGCCGAACTCGCGTTCATCGCTCGCATGGTCCCGCACATCGAAGCCGGCAAGTCGTTTGACGAAGCCGCCCAAGCCGTGCTCGACGACGACCAGCGTCTCTACGAAAAGCTTCACGGCCCCGAGCGCACGTACATCGTCGACGCTCTGTGCCAGCACGTATATCACGCAGCGCGGGGTGCCCGCTGATGTTCGCGATAGTCGCCTTCAACCCAACGCGCCCAAGAGGCCAACGTGTCCTCATCCACCGTGGCCTAGCCTCGGCTGAAGCCGCATTCCTAGAATGCTGGCACGGCGCCAGAGTTCCGGCGTCGTCTTGGCAGCAAATCGGTGACAGCTTCATCGCCGGCCACGAAGGCCGCAGCTACTACGTCATCAACGATGAAGACGAACTCGTGAAAGAAGTCGCTGATGCCGCCGACGACGACCGCATCAGCATGGAATTCAAAGACATCAACGACGGTCGGGCATTCCTCCGAGCCAACGGTCTGGAGATCGTCGGCAGCAAAGGTTGGATTGGCGGCGGGCGTCTTGGTAGTTTGACCTTCAATTCCGAGAGCCGCAAATGGGCGGCGACCTGCTGGAAATCGGAGGCAGCTTGAACCTTCGCGACCTCTCCACCGACGACCGCAGCGCCGTGGTTCTCTCCGAACTCGCGATGCAGCTCGTCGTCGTCGCTGAACTCCGCTGCGACGCTGCGAAACGCGCCGAAGTCGTTGCATATCTCCGTTCGCAGAACGAGAAGAACTTGACCCTCGTCGCCGACGCCATCGAGCGGATGGAGTAACTTATGGCCGTCTACAAAGTCGTCCTCAAGCGCGTGATCGAAGTCCACTTCGAGATCGATGACGAAGGCCAGGGACCTAAGGCCTTGCGCCAGCGCATCAACGACAACATCGACGACATGCTCCACGAGGGCAACGTCATGGTCGACGACCCAAAAATCCAATCGATGAAACGAAAGGAAGCCTGATGCCGATCGTCGCCCATCCGAATTTCAGTGCGTCTCCGTGGCCGCGACCAAGCGATCATCTGGCCATGTACGAAGCCGAGCAGTGCAAGCGTCAAGCTGTGACCGTCGATTGGCTGTTCCAATTCATGGCCGAGCACGACCTCGTCGCTTGGCACTTCGTCGAAGAATGCATCGACACCGACCCGTGGCGAGAGATCACTGGTATCGACGCTCAGACTGACTTCGCTGAATTCTACCTCGACATCGCCGGAACCACACGCACGCTTGATGTCGAACCCAAAGACATCGTCTTCGTGCAGGTTCGCGACCTCGATCGCATCCAACCGGGCTGGCGGCAACATGTAGCCCACGCCGCCGGTCTCGAAGTCAAAGGTTTTTACGACTTCATGGCCGCGCTTCGCGACGGCCGCAGCGGTCACGCCAGCGAGTGGCTTGAGTACGAGCCCAATCGCAAGTTTCTGCTTTCGCTGTTGAAGACGGAGTTCGTGGCCTCGAAGTCGGGCTTTCATCCGATGCAAACGGCGCCGCTGAAGACCTGGGTCGAGCTGCTGTTTGAAGACCGCGTCACCGTGGTCGAGGCCACGCTCGACAGCCGTTACAGCGATGTCGACTGGGTGGGGCGAGATCATAGGCCCCTTGGAAAAGTCTATGCCGGTTGGAGGTTCATCTCGAAATGAACGACATCCTCAAAGCCATGCTCGTGAAAAACGTCGAGCAATCGCTGTCGACGCTGGAGGCTCAGGCCACGGCGCTGAAGTCGATGTTCGACATGGGCCAACACACCGACGCCACCGAGGCCTTCCGCGCGGACATCGAGAACCGCGCCGCCGAACTCCGGGCCGCTCTCGATCGCTTCAAGGCCGAGGCCTGATGGACATCAACAATCCCCCCCACATGCTGGCCTTTTGCTTCGCGGCGTCAGTGGCTATCCTCGCCGTCATCTACGGCGTCGCCTACGCCATCCGCCTCGGCCACCGCATCGCCAACAAGATTCGCTTGGGTCCGGCTCCGCACACCTACCTCATCGCCATCCGAGATGATGGCAGCAAAGAAACGGCGACGTTGCGTGGCGACGCGGTGACGCTCCGCGAGATCAAACGCGAAGCCGCCCGTAATTTCCGCATGTGGAAGGAAATCGTCGCCATTGAAGCCGTCGACGGACGCCACCACGGACTTCGCATCGAGCGTCCGGCATGATCAAGGAACGCTTCATCGAAGGCGTGGGAACGATCGCCGGAGCCTTCGCACTTGTTGCCACCATCGTCTGGGCTGCGTTTGATCGCGTCTGGAGGAAGGTCAGCTATCGTCCTCGCACCAGCATCGACATCGAGTGCGTCGACCCGGATCACCCGTGGGTCTCGCTCATTGGCGTGAACGATGGCGTCAGCCCTACTTACTTCGTCGAGGTGCCACGTGAGGAACGCTGACACTTACAAGCTAACGTCGAAGAGCGACAGCCGTCGCGACTTCAGCACGCATTGCTTCCGCAGCTTCGGCAAGGTCGCACGCGAGGCCATACGCCGATACGGAGTCTCTGATTTCTACTTCGAAGGCGACGGCGTCGAACTCGATCCCGTTGAAGACCTCGGCATCGAGGCGGAGCTGCTGACATGATCGCCGCTGTCACCGGAGTCGTCTGGGCACTGTTCAGTGCCGTTATTGTCGGAGCGGGCTTGATCATCGGAGCTGCCGCCGCTGTCTGGATCATGTACGGCGCCGTCCAGCTTACGTTGAAGATCAAACGCAGCGTCCGCAGTTTCATGTGGATGCGCCGGCAACGTCGATTGAACCGGAGGAAAGCGTGAGCGCAGTAGAATTCACGGCGACGTTTGGGATCACTCCCGGTTACAGCTTCGCCGACTTCAGCGAGATCACCCGTGACGACGGGCCGGCTCTTGACGCTTGGACGATCGCCATGGAAGCCGAGTACGAGCGCTCCGGCATCGTCGTCGGCGCTATGGCCTCCGCTCAGCGCGTACTCTACCCGAAGAAGTTCGGCTGCCCGCCTCGTGGCGAACTCGTTGTCGTCTTCACCGGCGTCAGCAACCCCAACTTCGTCGACCGCATCGCCTTCAAAGAAGCGGTGCAGAGAGTCGTCGCCGCCGTGAAGGCCAAGCTGAAGCAAGAACGCGTGACCTTGACCTTCGTCGACGTGCGTCGGCATGTCTACTTCGACGGCGACAAAGTCAGCGCATTCGAAGGCCGGAGCTGACCATGCACGTCATCACCTTCTGCAACGTCGAGCGCGAACCCCAACACGCGTTCAAGGGCTCTGAAGCGCAGCCGTTCGATGTCGCGCCCGAGAACCAATTCTTCTGGATCAGCGCCAGTCGCGGACCCAGGATCAACAACACGTGGCGCGGCAACGTGAAGTCGGACCCGACGTGCGTCATCGTCGTCGACAAAGGCTTGCGTGTTCACGTGTGGCCGCAGACCCCGCCCCTTCTCGAATTCGAAACCGCGACTCACGAACTCCAACGTCGCATGAGCACGATCCCGGCGATGCTAGAATACAGGAGCAAATACTGATGCAAGCGAAATGGGAAGAGGTCGACAGGACCACGATCGAACGCCTGAGGTAATTATCGCTTGACTTCTGGCGTCAGTTTTGCTTACGCTATGCAACTGAAACGGAGGAACGGTTAACTTGGACAGGAAGATGGACAGGCCTTGGTTCACGGCGTCGCCGTGCAACTTCGCTATCGGCATGCTGCTGATGGACCCGGTGACCTCGTCCATGGGCCGTGTGATGCCGCTCCAGGAAGGCGAGCGTCGCCTCGGCTGGTTCATCCTCCCTGCATTCCAACGCCCGGCAGTCTGGACGCGGCAGCAGCAGGTGCTCTTCATCGAAAGCATCTGGGCCGGACTGCCGATCGGAGTCTGGATTTACAACCGTCTCGAAAATCAAAACTCACAGTGGGACGGGGTTCTGCTCGACGGCCAACAGCGCATCGGCGCCATCCTGGCCTACGTCAACAACGAGTTTCGGGTTCACGGGTATCTCTGGTCCGAACTCACGGACATCGATCGCCGCTGCTTCGCGATGTTCCACTTCGCCAGTCTCGAAACCCATATCGACGACGAAGCGCGGCTGCGGGACATCTACAATCGGCTCGCTTACGGCGGGACCCCACACGCTGCCGCTGATCGAGATACGGGACGCCGCACGTCCTACATCACCTACGAAAGCGTCCAGTACGCCGTCGACCTGGAGGATGGCGTCGCCGTCAAGGTGACGCGCCTGGGCCAGAAGGCACGCGGCGAGATGGGCGAAATTCAGTGGCAGTTCGGCGGCGAAAAGAACGCCCGCATCCTCCACATCATCTTCGCGGCCGAGAACGATGTCTAAGCGCATCGTCCGCCGCCACAAGAGGCGCCCGCCGAAGGCGCAGTGCCAACGCCTGCACGCGATCAAGCGCGGCATCCAGCGCCACGGTATCCAATACACCTCGGATGATCTCAGCGCCTTCGCTACGCAGATCACGCGGGGTGCCGGCGTCCACGTGAGGAAAGAGACCAATCGCATCAGCATCTGGGATGTCTGGTGCGACAAGAAAAACGGCTGGCTCCGCGTCGCCTACGATCGCACGCGTCACAGCATCGCCAGCATCTATCCCGAAATCGAGAGCACCCAACGCGCCAACGACAACGAAGCGTCTTACATCGAATGCCATCTCGCGAGGCCGACATGAGCGCGGCCCGCAACTGGCGTCACCAACCCTTCGACAACGGGTCCGAGCCCCGTGCGGAGGTCCAAGCAAATCGTCGCCGTCGTCGGCGCCGGCGCAGCGACAGTCCGGCGGCTTCGTTCGGCATGTGGCTCTGCGTCCTCAGCGCCTGGGGTCTGGGTGGGGCCACTGTTCTCAGCTTCATTTTCTTCGGGGTGCTGCAGTGATTGTGCGGCTGATCCCCATGCCTTTCCGCATCGGCGAGAACCCCGATGTCGAGATGCCGGCGCTGCCGCGTCGTGGCGACTTCCTGGAACTCTGGGAGCCCGGCCTTCGTGGGCGCTTCTTCCGCGTGGCCAAAGTCGTGCATCGCGTCGACCTCGTCGAAGGCCAAACCAAAGTCGAAGTCTATCTTCGGTCTCGTGGGCCGATCATGTGGCTGCTTGAAAAGCTGGCGGCGTTCTCATGATCGCGGGCATTGGTCTCTTCATCTTTACGGCGGTGATGCTCCGCGTCATCGGCGACAGCTACACGCAGTCGGCCGACGCCTGCATCGAGCACGTGCAGCGTATCTGCGCAGAGGTCACCGATGCCTAGACCCAACGCACCCAAAAAGCCGAAACTGACCCCGTGGGAGTTGCATGTTCTCGGCACCGCGTATGAGTCCTTCCGCCGGCAGCCTTTCGGCTACAGGCACGGCGTCATGGCGGCGCAGATCGTCAGCGATGTCTGGGACGGCCTCTTCACTCGCGACGAAGTCCGCTCTCTGGTGAAGAAGAAGAAGATCGTCTTCGAAATTCCCGTTGGCCGAGGCCACAACGGCGTCAGCACCGTGACCTGGGAGCTGACGGCCTACGGACTGGAACTCTTCCGCTGGTGGTTTGAAATGGAGGCTACCCGTGCCCGAGCAGCCTGAAGTCTACAATCCCCGCGAAGCCGCCTTCAAGCTCATCGAAGAGCTGATCGAGAAGATGGACTACGTCGGCACCGGCAACAGCAGCCGAGCGGCAGCGCAAGAGCAGCGCGAGGACGAATCCCGCCTCGCCGCCATCAAGGCCGCCTTCGCTGCGGAGGCGCCGGCGGACGCCACGAAGTTATTCTTTCTGAGCGCGTCCGCTGGCGAATACGACGACTTTAGAGAGTGGCCGGTCGCGAACTACCGCGACTACGACACGGCGCAGCGTGACGCCGAACTCGCGGTGCAACAGCAGAAGGCTTACGCGAAGGCGCGGCGAAAAGAGGACAAGCGACACGACGACGCCGTGACGAAGCTCCAGCGCGAGTACGGCCGCAACTCCGACCGCGACGCCTACAATGAAGCCTTCGGGACTCTCTGGGAGCAACACCAAGCGCGCCTGAAAGAACTCGTCGCGGCGCACCTCATCATCGATCCCGATGCCGAGTCATACGTCTTTCACGAAATCAATTACGCAGTATCGGAACTACCCCTGAGATGAGCGAAGAAAAGAAAGAAATCATCGACGTTCTCCAAGGCTGCATCGACAGCCTGAAGTACGTCAACGACGAGTTCGAAGGCCTCAGCGGCTGGGGCGTTCGCGCCGAGCGCATGGGCAAGGCCGCTCAGCTCATCGAGAAGCTGAAAGTCGAACCCCAAGGCATGCGTCTGGCCGAATACATGATGCTCAAAGAATACGAGCGCGACCTCTTCGGCTACACGCTGACGAAGCTCCTGACGCCGGAGGCCGCAGATGCCCGGGTCACCGCCTACGGCAACGTCTACATCGTACCCATGGCCTACAGCTACGCACATGGCCTCGGCATCGACATCCACATTCACGACCATCCCGGCAGCGTTCCGCCCTACGCGTCGGTGCCGTGCCATAACACCCGCGTCTGGCGCGTGAACGTGCCCCGTTATCAAATTACGGACTCGATGCTGGCGTGGGCTCTGCGCCGCCGTTTCGAGATCGACCACTACGACAGCAAGTGGCGCATGGAATTGGCGCAAGCGGCTTCGGGGAAAGTCGTTGTCTGAGTCCCAACCCATTTCCGGCGAACGCATCGAGCGCGTTCTCGGCATGCTGACGATGTCGAGCGTGGCCTCGTGCTCATGCGATACCAAGTCACCTGACCCCAACTTCCACGCGGTCACGTGCTTGTATCGCACGCTCCAAGAAGCCTACACTCTCATCTCCGAACTCGTCGGCCGCAATCCCGGCTGGCAGATGCCCAACCTCTTCGATCCGCCGGACACGTTGCCGAAGCCACTGGGGCCGCCGTTTGCCCCGGTGTCGCCGATCGAGATGCCGCCTTACGAATTCCAGCAAGGCGAAGGGCCATCGCAAGTGTCGTCGACGCCGGACACTCACTCGTTGCCACCGGGAATCACGGTGACCGTGGTGCCGCCGCCGCAGAGCTACTATGTCGACCCCACGGCCGCAGAAATTCAGTATCGCCGGCTGACGACAGGGCAAGGCCTGAAAGCCTGCGAACGCGAACTCGTGCGAGATCGAGCCATCGTCGCCATCAAGAGCCTCGACGGCGGACCTCGTGACCTCCCCACCATCAAAGACATTCTCACGGTTTTGATCAGAGCCCAATGACGACGATTCCCACCTACTGCTCCGTTGAAGACAACATCCCCGAGGACTGGCGGGACTATGAAGTCTACGACCGAAAAGCCGGCCTTGTGTTGAAGGACGTTGTCGAGGTCGACACCAACTGTTCGAAGCCGTGGGCGCGCGTCTACATTCTCGACTCCAAGGGCAATTTGCAGTTCGACAAGTGGGGCGCAGCTCTCACCGAGATCAAGCACGGCGACTTCGAGATACGTCTGAGCGATTGGGCCAAGGAACGCCGCGACGCCGAGAAGAAGGCCGGTGAAGTCAGGCTGAGCTACGTCAGCGAATCCGACTTCGGGCGCTTCCTGAAGACTCCGCTGCCTCCTGGGAAGTTCGTGCCGTTGTCTCGGAGTCTCGCACAGGGCGGCAGCGTCACCGGCCGCTCGTCGGCGAAAGACGCCAACGGCAACGCTCCTGGCGCCGCAGCACCTGCGCCTGTAGTCAACGGCGGCGTCACGATCACTATCAACTCGAAGGACCTCGCTGACGATTACAAGAAGGGCGCCTTCGATCTCGATGCCAAGATCAAAGAAATGGTCGCTCGCAAGGCCAAGCAACTGGACCGTGATCTCGCACGCTTCGAAGACGACGGCGGACCCTCAGGCGACCGCATTGTCACCGTACATCCTCGCGCTCTGGAGCTGCTCAACGATGACGAGCGTAGCCACCACGACGCTTTGATGAACCACGTTGCCGGCGAAGTTGTCGAGCAAACGGCGGAGACGATTCTCAAAGCCATCTTCGCTCAGTTTCCCGAATACGAATTCGTGCGCGTCGATCGTCGCTCCAGCGAGCCCGTAGCCGTGCTCCGCCGCCGCGATCCCCAGTCGCTGATCGGCGACAGCGGGGCCGAATTCACGTGGCCGGGTTGGATTCGATGAAGCGGATTGTCTTCCTCGAAGTCACGAGCTGGCGCGGAATCAGCATCGGAGCCGAGCACTATTACGGCCACCTCATCTCCTACAACGGAGAGGGGCTGGACAAGGTTGAACTGAAGAGGAAGCTCACGGCGAAGGATGCCGTTGCTCTGAATAAAAAAGACAGCAGCATCACGTCTCATTCTCGGTGGAAGGCCGGCGAAGAGGTCGGTCGCTTCGACACACGCGAGCAAGTAAAAGTCGCAGCCTTAAAAGCCTTCGCCGAGCGCTTCAACAGCGACGACATCCTTCTCATGGGCCGCTATGTCGGCGGTGTCCCCGGAGAGCAGCCGTTGTCCGTGCCCGAGGAATGGGAGCGTAAGTTCGCGGCGCTGCGAGGGCCCAACCCCGACTACAAAGCCATCTCTGCTCTTGAGAAAGAGCTTTTTGAAGCCGGGTATCGCACATGAGTGACGACTTCTCCGGCGACAACGTCGAATTCCATCGCGGCGAAGCTGCTGAAATCAAGAACTCGCTGACGGCGAAGCAGCGAACTCTCACGCCTAAGGCCTGGGCCGCTATCGTTCGCGCCAATCCCGGTATCCCCTTCGACGAACCCTATGTCGACACTCCGTCTCGTCGCTGGCGCGTCGTCAACTCCGAAGAGTTTCAGCACGAGCTCTACGCGCATCTCAAGCGCATCGGCGCCGGCCGTTTCAAATCCGTTACGGGTCCCGGCCGCAGCGGCGCCGTGGCCGCAGTCTTCGCCAGCCACTGGCTGGGGATTCCCTACGTACCGCCGCAGGGGCAATTCCCTCCGGCATTGCGTCCGGTTCTCATCATCGACACCGCCGAGTGGACTGGCGCCACTCTTCGCAAGGCTCAACGCAAACTCACCGAGCGCGGCATCGAGAGCGAACGTCACGCCGTCTTCAACGAGAAGGCCAACGGCCTCGTGAAGTTCTGGTACGAGGACGCCGTTGTCCGGCGTCGTAATTTAGACCTACAACCGTCAGGAGGAATTGACATTGTCTGATAGCGCAGCACCCAACACAGATGAAGAGCTGGCGCAGGAGCGCGCCGAACACGCCGAGGAAATGCGGAAGCTCCGCGAAGCCCAAGAACGCGACACCGCAATGTGCTTGGGCTTCGGTCGGGCCGTGTCCAAAGTCGCGATGCAGCTTCGCGAGATGATCGATGCCGGCTATTTCAAAGCCTATCTCAGCGAGGAAGGCAGCAACGGCTTCGCCGTGCTCTCGCACCTCTGCAACGACTTCGATCGCGTGGCCTTCTGTGGTTTCTTCCCCAGCCGCAACCAAGCCATCAATCACGCAGTCGGCATGTCCAATGGTCCTGGCATGGGGCCCTACACGATCGTCGGCGTCACCGCTGACGGCGTCTGGATCGAAAGCGTCGGTCGCGATTACTGGGAAAAGGAATCACGACGCCGCGCCGAAGAGCAGAACCGCCAGCGACGCATTCGCTTGGCCGAGATCGGCTGATGAAGCGCAGCGAAGCCCGGCGGCGCGGACTCAAGAAGTACGCCCCCGATCAGCCGTGCGTTCACGGTCACCGCCTGCGCTACACTAGCACCGGCGGCTGCGTCGCCTGTCAGCAAGCAGCGAACGAGAAAACGCAGGCACAAACTCCCTACCACGAACGCGTCACCGGCGGCGGCGTTTGGGGCACCGAAATCGATGAGTTCTTGAACGCCTATGAGTAGCGTCCGCGAAGCTCCGAAATACAAGCGCCCGCCGATGGTGGTGGTGGAGCGAAGCCGAGAAGAGCGAATTCTCGGCCGCTTCGATGCCGACGATCGCGATCTCTTTCGCTTTAGCGAACCCGTGAAGCTCCGCGCTCCATCAAAAGGCCGGCGTCTTCGCGTCGTCGCGATTGAGCCCATGGGCGGCTACTGGCGCGTCACCGAGGCCTTCAGCGTCCGCACCAGCGAAGAGGTTCGGCTTCTCGACGGTCGGTCTCTCGATGTCCGCAATAGCGAAATCGAAGAGCGGACCCGGGATGTCTTCGACGCTGACGAGATCGACTACCTCCAGCGATGCATGGAGACCGGCCGCCGCCCAGACATTTGAACCCGTTGTTAACTCTCTTTTACGCTTGCAATTTTCCCTGACCTCTTGTAGGTTCAGCTTACATTCGAGAGAGACGGAGAAACGGGATTGGCTTACGCGGTTCAAAATGAAAAACGCCAGGATGGCCGCTACGCGGCCGTAATCGCGAACGACAACGGCAGGCTCTACGCCGTGGGCTTCGATGATCAAGGCGTCCTCCGCGAAAGCCATCGCCTGATCATGCGCCGAGCCCGCAACTGGCGCCGTAGCAGCATGACCGACTACGCCCAGAAGTGCCCGATGAAGGCCGACAACCCCGAGATCATCGCCGTGGCGAAGTTCATTCGCGACGACCTCGGCGTCCCTGTGATCGTGCCGGCGACCCAGCCGAAGGCCAAGCGCCGCCCGCCGATGAAGGGCATCGCCGCTGAAGCCGTGATCGAGGAAGCGTTCGCCGCCGCACGCGAAGCCAGCTTCCGCCAGTGGCTCCGCGACGGCCAGCAGGACATCGGCGCCTGCGGTGGCTACATGCTCAACATCGACGCCCGCAGCCCCGTGGCCAAACTCCTGCTTGAGCAGAAGCGGGGCTACCGCGCTCACAAGGGCGTCGGCGTCATGTATCCGCGCCACGACGACATCCGCAGCCAGCACATGGAAATCTGCGTCCAAGCCGGCCGCGCCGCCAAGGCCGTCTTCGAGAAGTACGGCGTCCGCATTCTCGAAGCCCGGAGCTATATCGACTGATGTACGGCTCCGTCTTCGATACACCCCGCGCTGTCTCGGGCCCGGCATCCGGGCCCTATTACGCCAACGTTCGCACGGTCACCGGCTGGACGAAGATGACGCCGTATGAGGTCCGCCGCTATCACGGCCTCTACTCGATCGCCGCACATAATGAGTTCATGAACGAGCACTATCCGACGACGGAACTGCCGCAATGAATGCCCTACCTGTAGAACGCGAGATCGACCTCGTTATCACCTCTCGCGACCACACCCACCTCGCCGGCGCCTTCGTTTGGGATAGAACGATTGAGGGCCGCGAATACTGGAACGCACGCTTCGAAGGACGAGAACCCATCGACGATGAAGTCGTGGCCAAGCTCCAACGCATCAAGCAGGACGGCCGCTAATGTCGATGTCTCCCAAGGATGCGTGGCTCTACGCCGCGAGCTGGGGCAGCTACATACGTGCTGGTGACCCTGGCGCCTGCATGTACGGCTTCAACGAGAACTTCCACGTGCAGTCGGAAGATCACCGCGCCGCCTGTCTGAAATACATTTCTGACTGCCGGCTCCAAGTCGAAGCCAACCCCGACCACTACGAGCCCGACGAGCTTGAGCAAATGGATGCCTTCGTGGCCGCGCTGAAGGCGGCTCCGGCGGCGCAGCGTGCGGCATGAAGATGCGCATGACGCTTATCGTCGAGTATGACGCCGATCCTACTTGGTACGGCAAGGCCGCAGGCAATCCTGAAGCCATGGCCGCCGTCGACAAAAACAACTTCAGCGACCCATTTGAGATCGCTGGATTTCTGGAAAGCAAAGACTTCGAGGTCAAAGTAGAGGTTCTGCCTGAATGACCGACGAGATCGCGATCATCGCCATGAACCTCACAGGCCCGGCCAAGCGCTTCATGCTCTGGGTCACCGGCAGCAAGCGCGTTGACGGCAAGGCCGTCGCCTGGATCGACCATGGCGAGAGCGAAGAGTGCCTGAACTACGGCCTCGTCACTCGCACAGCAACTGACGCCTACGCGACCGAACGCGGCGACGAAGTCGGCCGCTATCTCCGCCAGATTGGTTTCAAATAGAGGACTTCATGACTCACGCTCAAGACACCGCGCCCACTGAAAAAGACCTCGCCGACGCCGTCCGGGAAGCCGCCAAGACCCTGAACCGCGCCGCCGCCAACGCCGCTGCTGCCGACATCGCCGTCGAGTACGAGATCGACGACATCCACGTCCACGGTACGCTGACGCATCCGGAAATCCGAGCCAGCGTCTTCAAGCAGCTCTAATCTCGTAAGTCTCGCTTGACAGCGCTTGCGACCTGAGGTAAGTCTCGCTTACATGTCCCGATTTGATTTCATCCCCGAGAACGAGGTCTGGATCGTCGTCGACGTAGAGTCTGACGGCCCAGCCCCCGGCATCTACTCGATGGTGAGCTTCGGGGCGGTGGTCGTGGCTCCGGGCTTTCAGCAGACCTTCTACGGGAAGACTCGACCGCTCCCCGACGCCAAGTGGCAGATGGCCGCTCTCGCCGTCAGCGGCTTCACTCGTGGCGAGCACGAAGGCTTCGACGACCCGAAGCACGTGATGATGCAGTTCGATCGGTGGCTGACCGAAATTCACGATCGCATCCCCGCGTTCGCCGGTGGCCGGCGTCTCGTTTTCTGGTCGGACAATAATGGCTTCGACTGGCAGTTCATCAATTATTACCTCCACCGCTTCGTCGACAACAACCCCTTTGGCTACAGCAGCCGGCGCATCGCCGACTACGCTGCTGGTATCGGACTTCGCGGGTGGAAGCATCTCCGCGTCACCGATCACACGCACAACCCCGTCGACGACGCCACGGGCAACGCTGAAGCGCTGGCGAAGATCATGGAAATGGGTTTGCCGCAGACGCCACGGAAACCCACCGCCGCGATCACCGAAATCACCCCCAGCCACAAGAGCGTTGCCGGGCAAGCCAGCGATCTCGAAGTCGCGGCGCAGCTCCTCGATAGCGGCAGCCTCTATCCCCTAGAGCTTCGCGCCTTTCGCGTTCGGCAAGCGGCGCGGACCCTCATCGAACTCGCAAAACAAGCAGGTATGAAATGAGATCGACCATGGTCCTGGCCGCAGCTGCGGCGTTGGCAATGTCCGGCAGGATGATGTGCGAGCCCGGCCTCGGCAAGACCCTCGAACCGCCGGAGCCCGTCGACCCTGAACCCCAACGCCCACCGAAACGCACGACGCGCGTCGAATACACGGTCGACGCCAACACCGGCACCCAACGCACCCACGCGAGAACGCGGGAGATGCAACGCTACGCGCGTCAGCAAGCCCGCATCGCCGAAAAACGCGCAGCGCGCGCCGCCAAAGAAGCGGCGGAGAAGGAAAACGATAATGGCGGAAGCGAAGGCTAAGCCCAAGAAGCAGCTCGCCTACGAGCAAGTGCTAACCCTTGTCGAAGTCTCAGTGATCATGCTGACTTCGAAGCCCGGCGACGACATCGCGCGATCGAAACTCGTCGGCGAGTTTCGCGAGATGCTGCCGCCGAACACCAGCTACCGCGACGAAGACTTTGACCGCGCCGTCAATGAAACCTGTGTCTGCGTCGACAAGGGTCCGAGCGGCGGCGCCACGTATCGGATGCGTCGATGATCACTTACGAAAGCGCGAAAGAACGCGCCGAAGACATCCACACTCGCGTGCGTGAACTCAACGCCGCGATCGACCGCGCGCGGAAGCTTGGCCTGGATGTCAGTCCCAGTGTCAACGAAGAGCACAAGGACGGCCCCATCAACGTCTTCATTCGGTTCATCACCAGCCTCTAATGTTCGACATCATCGCCTTCATCACGCAGCTGATCCCGCAGCTTATCGAGAACGTCACCTCCTCCGACGTTGCTCTCGGCATGGCGTCGGCAGCAGTCATCGGCTCTCTCGTCTTCCTGCTGCGAGAAATCCCGAACAAGATTTGGCAGTCGGTCAAGTATCACTTCGTCTTGACGATGACGATCTACCACGACGATGCCTTCTATCGGTACGCGTCTATGTGGTTGTCGCAGCACATGGACCCGCGCCGCAGCCGCAACGTCTCCGTGGGTTCGACTTGGGACGAAGATTCCGAGCGCGAAGTCCATGCGCTTATACCCGGCCCCGGCCTTCACCTCATCCGCTACAACAAGCGCTTCTGGCTGGTGAACCGAGAAGTCGAGAAGCCCGGCGACAAAGACAACTCGTGGCTGATGAAGCGCAACGAGACCCTGACTATCCAGACTTTCGGCCGAGACCAAGCCATCCTCAAAGAGCTGATGGACAAGGCCCTGTCGTCGTTCGAAGACCGCTCGACGATTCCCGTCTTCTTCTGGAACTCCGGCCGTTTCGAAATGGCCGGCCGCCGAGCCAAGCGTCCGCTCGACACCATCTACATGGACGAAGCGCAGAAGAAGCGCATCATCGCCGACATCATGAACTTCCTGAACAAACGTTCGTGGTACGCTGCTCGTGGGATTCCGTGGCGTCGAGGCTACTCGTTCGAAGGCCCGCCGGGCACCGGCAAAACCTCTCTGATCTTCGCCATCGCTTCGCTGCTGGGCAAGCCCATCTACATCATCAACCCCGCGACGATGTCGAGCGACAACGCGTTGCAGGAAGCCATCAACGCCGCCGGCAACGGCATCGTCGTCATCGAAGACATCGACAGCATCACCATCCTCGAAGAGCGCAAGGAAAAGGCGAGCCCCGGCGGACGCTCGAAGAAGAAGGACGACAAGGACGAAGGCCTGACGCTGTCTGGCTTCCTCAACGCCATCGACGGCATCGCCTCTCAGGAAGGTCGTCTGCTCTTCATCACCAGCAACCACGCCGGCAAGCTCGACGAAGCTCTTATGCGTCCTGGCCGTATCGATCGACGCGAAGTCCTTGGCCTCGCCGACGAGAAGGTTGCCCGTCAGATGTTCTCGAAATTCTGCCCGGACCAAGACCCCGCTGACTTCATCCGCGAGATCAAGCCCCAGCTGCCGATGTCGACGGCCGCTATCCAGAACGCTCTCATCAAACGCGAAGCCCCCGAACTCCTGGAATACGAACTGGAAAAAGCCGCATGAAGCTCGACGAGATCAAGGCCCTCGATGACAAACAGCTGGCCGTGTACCTGCGCGAATCCGCAGGACACGTGAACGACATCATGACCATTGCCGAAGAGCGAGGCATGAAATTCACGCCGGCATTACGAGAAGTCGGAGCGCCGGGAAACTATCGTCGCCGACTCCATATCGGCCCGCTGTCACGAGAGTTCTGATGCCGACATTGTCGGCTTTGCTCGATCGCTTGCAGATAATGCAAGAGGAAGTCGGCTGCGACGGCGAGAAGACGGCCGCGCACACCTATCCCAGCAGCGTCCGCTTCCGCATCGACGGCGACGACGCCGATATGGACATCGAGATCGAACTCGAAAGCGTCGACGACATCGAACCTGAATCTCACATGGGCTGCGGTTGCTGGACCGGAGTCGTGTTCGTTCTGAAGAGGAAAAAGTGACCGACCTTATCGAGTACGAAGAAGACGTTCTCATGGACGCGGCTGGTTACGCCGTCGAAGGCGTGATCCCCGGCGCCGCCTACAACGTGTGCGCCGCGCGGCTGGTGAAGCTCCGTCTGCTCAAGCGCAATGAGCCGGGCGTGACGCCATCCGGCGAGAAGCTGGCGAAAGAAATCTTCCAGCGACGCTTCGGCATCGAGCCGTGGCTTGGCAAGGCCGCGAAGGCGTACAACGCTCGCTACGTCGGTCTCTACGATCTGCCGAACCGCGAGGGCCCGTTCTACGTCTTCTACACTGAGAATCCCGACCGCTCGAAGGGCCACGACAATTACTTCGGCCTCGTGTGGCGCGACGAGAACCCTCTCGACCCCAACACCAAAAGCCACCTCTACATTCTGTCGGCGGCGACGATCCGTGACGCCGTGTTCTCGGCTTTCGAATACGCCCCCGGCAAGTTCATTTGCTCGCGGTATCGCCACAACTACGTCATGGCACCCAACGGCCATGCGTTCCTGGACGGCGGTCTCGCCTATGTCCGGGGGTCGGTCCTCCCGACCCACACCATGAAAGTCATCGACGGCCGAGAGGTTTTCACGTCGGTATCGGCCGGGGCCAAAGCCGCCAGCTGACGGCGCATTCCTTGAATGAAACCTTAACGACGCTGTGTCTAAGGTGTCGGAAAGGAGTCCACAATGAAAGCCATCCTGACGATCGCCGCCGCCCTGGCCCTGGCTACCCCAGCGTGGGCCCAGGACCGCGCTGTAGAGACCTCTGGCTTCAACCGCAGCACCGACGCCTTAGTGGCCGCCTATGGCTCCTGGGACGCCTCAGGACGGCCCTGCGAGGGTCCAGAGGCCCTTGCGGTCGCGAGGCAACTCGACGCCCTCACCGCCGCCTATAACCGGGCCAGCGACCGCGCCATCTGGATTGAAAGCGAGGGCGACGGCCTAGCCGCCGCGTCGCTAGGCGCCAGAGACCCGGCCCTCGCCGAGGCCATGGGCGCTCGCCTGGGACCCAACGCCTTTGTCGTCGGCGTGGCCGCCGAGGAAGCCGGGTGCGAAGTCCTGGCCGAGGGCGCGTACATGATCGTCAGCCGTCTGGCCCTTCGCGGCGCGACCATGGCCCAAGCCAACCGCGCCAACCGCTATCTCTTCCGCGATCGATCGGCCGAATGAAGCTGCTCGATCGCGTACTCGAAGACGCCTACAACGCAAATCCCAGTGTCGGCGTGGCTTGGTATCTGATGACCAGCTACCTCTACTATCACCACGACACCAGCGTCCTCAGCGACCCCGCGTTCGACAACCTCTGCAAATATCTCGATGAGGACTGGGACGCGATCGAGCACATTCACAAGCACCTCATCAATCGAGAGGACTTGAGGGCCGGCACCGGCTTCGCTTTGCAGATGGATGATTTGCCGCTCCGCGTCGTCGCCGGAGCTGCGGCGTTGCTCGACCTCGCGCTCGACGCCGACGATCGTGATCCCCGGCCGTTCTCGCCGCCGCGATATTTTGCGGAGATGCTTGTACGTGAGGGCGTCGGCCGCAAACGCAAGAAGAAATCAGCGAGGAAGACACTCGATGCTGATGGCGGGGAAGCGCTTCCAGATTCGGGGGAAGACCTTCTCAGCGGACCCGAGCAAAGCCTCTCCGCTGATGATGAGACTCGGCGCGAACACGATTGCGTTTGATCCCGGCCGCGTGTCGATCGAATAATCCCAAAAGGACAACGCTGTAAGGCCCCAGCCGCCAAGGCGAGACATCACGGCTTCATACGGCCGCTGGTGCGTCTTCGGCGCGAGCTGGCCGTCGAGATGGGCGAGGTCGCTGTACATCGGCAGCGCCCGCAACAGCGAGCGATCGACGAGGAAGTGTCCTCCCCTTTCGATGCAGCCGAAGAAAAGCCAATCGGGTTTGTAGTCGGCGATCACGGAAGCTCTGTGGGATACAGGAAGTAGACGGCCTTACCCAACTCCCTTGCGTACTCGATTTCCCGCTTCGTCGACGAGCCTATATAGCCGCCGGGGTTCACTACGACGATAGCGTCCGACATCGCGATCTTATCGAAGTGCAGACTGTCTAGCGCTTGTTTCTCCGCAGTGCCTTCGTCTCCGTCGCTGGTGATGAAACGCGCACCAACAGGTTCGTCGGCGTGGCCGAAGCAGCTCAGCGAAATCACGATGCATCCGAGCATGGAATAGTGCATCTGCGCCAACGCAAAGGCGTCGGGGAAACGACTGCTTCCGCAGAGGGTGACGACTTTTCTCATGCGAACGGCGTTCCCTGCTTCTTCTTCGCAAGCAACAACGCACCGGCAAGCACGTCGTCAGGCAGCGTCCGGTATTCGATCGGCCGGCCGTCGCGTTCAGCGGCTTCGATCCCGTACTTCATCCCCCGAGAGATGCCGAGGTCCGTGTAGACGACGGTGGCGTCGGCGACACGTCCCCAGACCAGACCTGCATCAATCCCCCACTGACGCTCGATCGGCTGGTCGTCGTCGAGAATGCCCGGTTGCGTGTAAAGCAAGTGGCTGGCGATCGGTGCGTCGCCGCGACTGAGGGCGTCGCGGATGCAGGCACGTGCATAGGAGACGTTCTCGGCGACTTGGCCGGCGAACGGGGACTCCAGGATCACGAGACGCATCTTGGCATCGAGGGGATCAAGTGCGTTCGCGACTTCGTCGAGAAGATCGGCGATGCGATCGGGCTTACCCTCTTGGACGGACTTGCGGGTGGAGATGTTGCGGCGGATGCTGGCGCGGACGCGGCAACGTTCGGCGAGTTCTTTCTTCATTGCAGCGCCATCGCCGCAAGAGTGATCGAGCTGCCGGCAAAGACGACGATGGCGAAGACGCCAAGGTACATCTGCCGCCGGGCGCGGCGGACTTCAGCGAGCACGTGCGGCTTCATTGGAGCCCCTGCTCGCTAATGCGGCGGAGAATCCACTCACGTGCCTTCAACGCGATAGGTCCTGCGACCTCTTTCCATGTAAGACCGCTGGCCTCGCGTTCGGCTTCGGTCTCTTTTTCGACATCACGGCCGATCCAGCCGAGAAAGGGCCCGATCTTTTGCACCGTGGCGACGCCGTCCGGCCAAACGGCCTGCAGGCCTTGCTCAAGGCGGGCCTCATGCACGTGGGCGGTCGTGAATGCCTTAGCGTTTTCGCTGGCCTCTGCCTTCATGCGGGCTGGTTTCGCGGCGCCCTTCTCGCCGTGGGCGGCGCCTTTGACTTTGAAGAGCAGCGACTGCGAATGCAGGCGCAGGTTGGACACGTCTTCGATGCGGAAGGCGCGGCCCGGCGTCATCGGGATTTCGACGGACTGCGGATAGAAGACTAGGCCTTCCCCGACGCCGTCGATACCGAATACGGATTTGATGTAGGGGTCGCTCTGGTCGATCTTCGCGACTTCGTCGTTGATCTCGCGGACGATCTCTTCACCGCGTTCGCGATCGTTGAAGTCGAGGCGGATCAGACTGCCTTCGTGCCACGGGATCACTTTGACGCGCGGATGGATGCCGTTCTCGTTCGTCAGCCAGCGCTCGATGGACTCGGGATTGACAATATGTCCGTCTGCGGTCTCGATCGAGAACACGAAGAAGGTCTTCTCGGGTATCTGCGAGACCGAGACCTTCTTCTGGATTCCGGGGCCAGCCCATTCGCCGTGAACGACGACGTACTCGTTCGCCAGCGGCCGGAGTGATGACCAATAGTCGTTCGTCTCTTCGACGAACTTCGCGAAGCCGCAGTTATCGTCCTCCGGTGTGATGTCGTCGGTGCGCTTCTGCGCCACGACTTTGCCGTAGCTGTAGACGCGGACGCCGCCATTGGTGCCGTGAAGTTTGACCTTCGCGCGATACCGGACGATTGGCCGGTTCGGGAAATCGAACATGCCGGCGATCTGCTTCCACACGTTCACGAAGCCGAGGATCGACGGGAATTTGTGGTGATGATCGGAGACCGGCGGCCCACCCTCTTCCGCTTCTGCGTAAGTTAGACTGACATCAGATGGCATAGGTAAGCCCTGCTTTCGGCAGATCGCGTGCCTCGGCCACGCCCATGTGCTGGCGCAGCTCCGTGATAAATTGGTCGGCGGTCTGATCGAGGATTTCGCCTTCGATCCAACCGCTCTGATCGAAATAGGCGTGCATGACTTCCGGCCGCATGCCGCGATGCATGACCTCAAGCCACGCGAGAGCGCGGCTCAGCATCCGCCGGTGCGTGTGCTCGCCGAGATAATCGCGCCAATGGACCTTGCGACGCGGCTCCACGCCCTCGTCGACGTAGAAGCCCCACCACGCCTGCTTCTGCATGCGCCAGACGGCGGTGACGATGACGCCGTCATCATCGAGTTCGTAGCGCTTCTTGTCCCAGATGTTCTCTGGCACTACGCGGGCGCGGCCGAGGATGCGATGCGCGTACTCTGGCCGGCGATAGTGGAAGCGAAAGCGCTTCACGATGTTCAGAGTCGTTTTGCCGGTCTTCGGGTCGTAGACTTCCTCGAAGTAGTCGGTGAACGGGAACGTGATGAAGCCCCACGGGTGATCGTGGGGATGTCGGTCTTCGTCCTTCCGCCACATGACATGCAGGCGGAAGCGCCCGATGATGCAACGGGTCATGTACGGCGACTGATCGCCCTTCCCCGTAATCGTGTCGAAGAACGGGAGCTTGTTCAGCAACTGTGACAAATGCTTCGCCATGTCAGTCTCACTTACGCCCTTAGATACAAAGCGACCTCGGCCTCCCGGCGTCGGATCAGTCCGTTTGATCGCACCTTCGCTCCCTTCTTCGTCACCCAGATGAAGCGCCGCAGCTGCGTCGGGACTTCAGTCAGACGCCCTTCTCGGATCAGCCTAAAGACCACCCAACTCGGCGACGCTCCAGCGTTGAAAGCGAACGACACCAAAGCGCCGTACTGATTGTCGGTGAGGGACGCCAACCGATCGGCTGGCATGCACGCGGCCAGTCGCGTCTGCGCTTCTCGGAGGTCAAGCCGGAGAAGACGCTCCGCTTCCTCTTCGGTGATGGTCTTTTTGCCGACATCGTCCCCGCTTACGGTCTCCGTGTGACCGTAACCGATCGAAGGCACACCGGCCTCGCAGCGGTAGGCGACAAGCTCTAGGTTCTCGAAGCTCTTGATGAGATCGATTGCCGCTTGGTTGAGTTCACGAGTTGCCATAGGTGTTCTGTTCTCGGTGGTCTCGGTTTTGGTATTCCTCGTCTTCCGCTCGCACCTTCTCAATGAAGTCGAGGATGTCAGAGGATTTGAAGCGGGCGCAGACTTCGTAGCGGCCGGCAGCTTCTTTGACGTTCAGTATCTCACCATAAGGACCGCAGTTGCCGAGGAAACGCGCTCGCAACCCACGGGGGCAAACTTTGCGAGGCAAAACCAGCAACACAAACTCGGCCGCGCGACAGCGAGCTTCGAGGTCTTCGACCTTCATCAGTCGACCTTCCCGCCGACGTGATGAAACCATGCGCCGTAGCGATTGAGGTCGCTTTCTCGCGTGAACTGAAGCATCGCCGGCACGCGCAGATGCCGGCCGCTGCGATGGATGATTTGCAGCTCGATAGGCTGTAGGTCATCTTTCTGAGGTTGAAACCATGGGGGCATCGCCACAAGTCGGCGGTCTCCGCGCTCCATCGCCCTCTTGGCTTCCTGGAGCCAGGCCTTCGGGGCCCGAAGCTCCGTGATAGCGCCTCTGGGATCACGAAGAAACGAAGGACGCTCTTCGCCGGTAGGCCGGCCTTCGAGCATCCGCATCATCCTCTTCATGCTGGAGATCGAGAACTTGGACGACTTCGACTCCCAGGCGCTAGTCGCCGTGATCTGCTTGGCCCATAGTTCTTCTCGCATTTTGTTCATGCGAATGTTGAACTCACGCCCCACCTCTAAGGTCTCGATGTCCAAGCTCACTTGCTTGATGTCGTAGACTCTCTTGACCTCGATGGATTTGGTCTCGACGGCGGAGACGGGAATTGACGCTCCCGGATACGCAACGCGAGGTGATATGGAAACGAGATCACGACGAAGAAGAGGAACTTCCCGCAGAACTTCCACAAGAGAAGAAGAGGCCATGCAATTACGACGACTGCGAAAAAGTCGTCCCTTCTGAATGTGAGACCGCGACCAAGCGCGATATAGCAACCTACGAAAACCCAACACGCCGAGACCGCCACGGCGATCGGCGGCGTCAAGACTACCGCCAGGATGAGTTCAAGCACGGCCGCCATGAACCTCCTCGTTGAGCTGGTTCATGGCGGCGTCGAGATCGCCGCCGTTGTTGTTGATGGTGTCCTGCAAGCACGCGCCAACGTCTTCTGACGCCAGGAACGAAACCCAGCCTTGTTCGGTGACTAGGAAGGGTTCACGGCCGGCGATGCTACCAGCGAGAATCTTTCCGTCCTTGTCGACGGCAAGCCACGTGTTCTCCGGAAGGAACGAGCTGACGCGGACGACCATGCCGTTGAATAGGGAGATCGCGGCGCCTTCCGGCGGGATCAGCGCCACGGCCTGCATCATCTTCGCGATCTCGTCCTGAGGATTGAAGGCGAACTTCGAGGCGTCGGGGTTGTTGTCGCTCATGGGCGGTACGAAGCCACGCTTTGGACTTTGTGGACGAGTTCGTTGTTGAGCAGCGTCTTCTTGATCCTCTTGCGGATGATGCCGTAGCCCTTTTCGGTGTCGGGCTCCCAAACTTCAGCGTAGAAGCTGGGCCACATGGACGACGATTCTTCGCGACCACACTGCAAGCAAATGCGACGCGGCGGATGATAGCCGTCACCGCCAACGTAATAGGCTTCTTCGGCGACGTGCTCGTGTTTGCAGGTCCTCTGCACTTCTTTGACGATCGCCGCCAAGCGCTTCTCTTCCTTCTCGACGCGAGCCTGCGCCAAGCGGATGCGGCGGTTGAGATAGTCGGTCAGAGCCATACCAGCTCTCCACCGGGCGAGAGCCGTAGCCGCAGCACGCTTTGTACCCAGTCGTCGATACGTTGACGTTCTGCCGGCGGCTTCGTCGCGTCGTCGATGACTATGATGTAATCGAAGCGGCTACCGCACAGCGTCCCGAACGGCGCCGTGAAGCGAATGTTGGACTGCGGGGTGTTCTTGCGCAGAACCACGGCCTTCATGAGGTTCATCGCCCGCGCGGCGAGGCGATCAGAGGACGCCACGATGCAGATCGCCGGCCCTTCGGGGTACGGCTGAGTGTAGTAGTCCTCTTCCCTATTCTTCGTCAGACGACCGTTGTAGGGATCGTCAACGGCGATGAGGTTGGCGCGATGTCCAACGACCTCGGCCTTGCGCTGAGGCGCCAGCGTCTCGTCGGGCACAGGCTGCCGCGCCTGCTCCTGCATTTTGTCTTCAATCGAACGAAACGAACCGCTCATGGGCGGGCTCCATTAGGCCAATGCCACGGCTCCGGCCGCAGCGACTTCGAGAGGTAGAGAGGGTGACGAGGCCAGCCGTCTTTTGTCAGAGCCAGCGCCTGGGGCTGCTTGCCGGCGCTGCGGAAGATCGCGTCGACATCGGCGACGCGCTGAAACCAGTCGCCGCGTATGTGTCCCTGCACGGCGCCGAAACCGAAGATCACGGTGTCGGCCCAAATGGCGGCGGCTTCGAGCGCGGCGTCGGAGACCGGGGTGTTGAGGATGCCGCTGCGGAGTTCTTTTGGGTCGGTGGCCCGGACGCTGAAAAGATTCACAACGCCCATGAATTCAGCGTCGAGTGCGTCTGCAAACCCAACGCACCTGCGAATTGTGGGGTCGTCGAGATCAGCGTCAGCGGTGCTGGGATTGAGCATGACGAAGAGGACGTTGTGACCCAACGCCGTCCCCGCACGGGGACCACGACGCAGCCAATATCGATGCGTCTCGGTACTGAGGCAGCGCAGACGACGCAGGTCGTCGGCTACGATCATCGCCCGGGTTTCAAGTGGAAACTGAGGCGACGGTTCTGGGTGGCACATAGACTAGATCACAACTCGCAGCAGGCCTTCGGGCACAGCGGCCGGAAGGAATTCTTCTTCGATGTAGTCGAGCAGGAAGATTTCGCGGTCGCTGCCGATGAGCGGCAGCTGTACGGAATCCACCTTGTAGTAGCGGCTGCGTTTGAGCCCGTAGCTCAGAGCCGCTTCCCGCTGTCTGTCCTCATCGTCGACTACGGTGACGAGGACTCCGGGAGCAAAATCAGGCGGCATCGACGATGCGGCTGAATTCGACCTCATCGTCGATGAGGTCGGTGTTTCTCCAATCTGGGTCGGCGAACATCTCGTCGTAGAATTGAAGCACGCGATCGTCTTCGTTGTCGGCGAGATCACACCAACGCAGGACGCCGTTGCCGCCGACAGCGTCTTCGGCGAAGACGCCGGTTGTGGTCTCACGCAGCTTGTCGAACGCCACGAGCAGCCGCCGCTTAGAGCGGAGTTCGCCCTCGTAAAGCGCCGCGTTGAACGCCGAATTCCCGGCGAGGAAGATGTTGATGATGACGCTGACGACCAGAAGGCCGATGACTAGGCTAAGCAACGAGCTTCCTTTCAAGTCTGGCGGCGGCGCGAAGATCGAGAACTCGGCGCATGCGTTCGATTCCGTTCTTGCGAACTTCGTTTTCGTCCCACTTCCTGACGCCACTCAGGCGTTCTCGAAGCGTGTGGATGTCTCGATGCGCAGTGCGGACGCCTTTGATGTCGGCGTCGATGCAGCGCATGATTTCGTCGTCACTGACGTGCGACCACGCAGCCAGCAGAGCTTCATCAGCCGTGGCGTGGCCATCGATGATGCCCTTTGGGGCCAAGGCTGAGGGGACTCGCGCTCTCATTTCTTCTTCTTCACCGGGGCAGCGCGGTCGACGGCGTGACTCAGCAGCGCCAACGACTTCGCGAGATCACGAGCGGCACCGGCGGCTTCCTGGGCGGCGATAACGAGAGCACGAGGACCTCCGACGTGCGCCTGCATGTCGAGGGTATCGGCTAGAGCCAAAGCGTTCTGGGCTTCCTTCTTGAGGTCAAACGCCATCAGCGGCCTCCGTCCAGAAAGCCTTCATCCCAGGAGAAGGCCTCAGTGGTGCCGGCGTCGAAGGGGTTGTCTTCCATGTCCAACCCCGCGCGTGCGTCCGCCTGCCCTTTCTTGAAGGACAGCTGATCGATGATGCGATCGGCCCGGCGTTCGCTGTCTTCGTCCAACCAATCGTCGTCGAAATCGGAATTGAAGCTGTCTAGGCTCATGCGGCGCGGCTCCGGGGTTCGTCGAGCTTCGGCGGCGCCGAAACTTCGATGAGTTCGGCCTTGGCGCGGGTCGCGGCCACGTACATGAGATTGATCTCCTGTCCGAGCTGCCATTGCTGGCGAGCGAACGGCGACGGCTGCCACGCGTCGCGGCCTAGCCAGAACACACGCTCCCACTCCCGCCCCTTCGAACGATGGATGGTTGCAAGCGTGAGCATGCCTTGAGCGGCAACGTCGTCGCCGAAGAGCTTCTCGATACGGTCGGCGAGAACTTCGATGTTCTCTCGGCCGTCGAAGGCCGAAGCGATTTCGAGCAAGCACTCGACTTGGTCTTCGAGGGCCTCGGTGTTGGCGTCGGGGTTTTTCGCCTTGGCCTTGGCGATTTCGCGGTCGCGCCACTCGACGACCTTGTCCGTCAGCGCGCCAACGGTCTTGATGCGGTTCCACTTGCGGACGAGCTTGATGAGGCCCTGGCCGATGGCCTTGCCCTCGACCTTGCACGGAACGCCGTTGCGGATCAGCTTGTAAGCTAAGCTGACAAGCGGAGAGGTTTTGCGACACAGAATTGCGTCGGTGGGCAAGAAAGTTTGCTCAAGCATCTCGTCGTAGGAAATGGCCTCATACCGGCCCTCCGGGGCCGTATCTGCGGCGACGATATGCGACACCCACTGCTGGGCCACGGCGACAACGGCCTTCGGGCAGCGATAGGTAACCGTCAGCGGGAGTTCGACGGCGTTGAAGTCGCGCTTGATGCGCTCCAGCGAGTCGGCGTCGGCGCCAGTGAAGCCATAGATGGCTTGGGCGGGGTCGCCAACGGCGACGAAGCGGCCACCCGGAGCCACCATCTTCTTCACGAGCGCGCGGCGGGTCTCGTTGGTGTCTTGCGCTTCGTCGAGCAGGACGAAGTCGAATTGCAGCGGCTCCAGATTGAGCAACAGCGGCAGGTAGCACATGTCGTCGAAGTCGATGACTTCGATGTTCGCATTCGAACGGGCCAGCGCCATGCGGGCGAAGCGGATGGCTTCGCGCTCAGCGTCGACGCCGCGACGAAACTCTTCCGGCAGCGCGAGAACGAGGTCGTGATGGTTGAAGATCGTGGACCACGACTCAAAGTCGTCGGCCGCGAGGACGCCGATGCCGGCGTTCTTGCCGTGCGACACCAGACGGATGACCACGTCTTCATACCACTTCGGCACGCCCATGACGCGGACGATGTCGCGGACCTTGTTGCCCTCGACCTTGATGTTCTTGTTGGCGCGGCGCAGGGCGCCGAAGCCGAACGAGTGAACGGTGCCGGCCTGAGCCGGGAGATTGAGATTGCGGAGCTTGGCGTCGATCTCGACGGCGATGGGCTTGTTGTAGGCCACGATCGCGGCAGTCAGGCCAGCGGCCAGGACCTTGATCATTTCCAGCAGGGTCGTGGTTTTGCCAGCGCCCGCGACGGCGATGAGCACGGCGTTGCCGGTGCCCGTGCGGACCCACTCGATGGCGGTGGTCTGCTGGAGAGAAAGTTTCAGTGCCACAGTTCCCGTAGCTCCCGTTGTCTGCCCAGGGTGTTCCCTGTAACTGATGCTGACAAGCGTAAGCGAGACTTACGTCAAAGTCAACGGGAAAGTGTAGCTAACGCCGCCTTCTCGCGGACAATGCCGGACCCTATCCAGTTAACTATGGTCGGGGAGAACGTGTTTCCGAGCATGTGCTGACGGTCTCGTTCGCTGAAACCCGGCAGCGCCGTGTAATCGTCTGGTAGGCCGAAAGCCCGCTCCATCTCTAAGGCAGAGAGAAGCCGCAGGCTGCCTCCACTTCCCTGATTATCTCCGTCAAGTCGAAGGACGGCGTGGCGCTTTGCGTGCTCGTGGAGTAGCGGATGGACCGTTTCTGCGCGTCCAACAGGCTTTTTCGATCCAAGCCACAACGACGCACTAGCTCCCGGACGAAGGTCGCCGTCAGCGGCGAGCCTTCGTGCAATTTCTTTCTCACGATCCGATACACGACCCCTGCCGCCGCGTCCTTCGATATCGAGAACTCGACAAGGTCCTTCGGCTCCGAGAGTATGTCCGACAAGAAAGAGTCTTTCTCGCCGTAGAGGGAGTCCGAATTGGAAAGTGTCGAGCAGACGCCATGCGACATGAAACCCGCTTTGGCTTGCCCTTTCCAGCAGGCGCGGGAAAAACCTTCCTCGGTCAGCTGAAAGAGCTTCGGGAACGTTTTCCCAGATGACCCATTCGCTGCCGATCTTTTTGGCGAGGTCGAAGAACTCATACGCTAGTTGTCCTCTGGGGTCAGTGTCGGCGCCGCCCTCACCCATCAGCGAAAACGATTGGCAAGGCGTGCCACCGATCAGCAAATCCACATGGCCGGCAAAGCAATCGTAGTCGCATTGCGTGAAGTCGCCGACGTTGATGATGGACGGAAACTTGGCCTTTAGAAACGCGGACGGAGTCTCCGCAATCTCTGCGAACGCAAGCGGCCGAAAACCAAGCGGAGACAACGCCGGGTGCGCGGCTTCGATATTCGAGCAGACGCTGATGTACGTGAAGTCGCTCATGCGATGACGATTTGCAGCCTTTTGCCGAGCGTCACGGTTCCGCGATCTAGAGCGTCCTGCATCGCCGTGGCGGCGGCGTCGTTATTGACGCCGGCATGCTCCATCAGCTTCGCGAGATCGAGCGCGCTGATGCCGTCCGGGCCCGCGCCTCGCACCATGCCGAGCAGCAGCTCGTCGACGGTGTAGGGCACCGGGCGATCGGCACCGGCTTCCCCTTCCCCGCCGACAGTCAGGAACGACGGAGGCATCGTGCGGCCGACGACCCACAGGAAGAGAGGCATGCCCTCGATGAGACGCATGCGTTCTTCCGTCGTCGGGAGCCAGCAGGTGATGACGTAAGGCGGCCTGATTTCCGCGCGCACAGTGGCGCAGGGGCCGTGCTGTTGCTCGTCCCAGTCTTCAGGAGCGTGGAGGCTGATGTTGGAGCCGGTGAAGTCAACTGGTTGCAAGTGCGGCTTCCTTTTTCTTCTGGCGCATGGCCCGACGACAGGCGGCGCGCCAGACGCGCTCGCGGCCTTCAGGAGTAGTTGCCGACATCACGCCGTCGATACGAAGCTTGCTGCACGCCTCCTCGACAGTGACGCCGTAGTGCCGCAACCACTTGGCCTGATACGCAGGCGCGGGTCCGGTGTCTGGCATCACATAGTAGCCGTGCCCGGCGAGAAACTTGGCGTTGCTGGTGTCGAGCTGCATCATTCCATTCCTTGTTCCATGAGGTCATCCATGAACGCGCGAGACTTCCAGGGTTCGCGTATCGTCTTCCAGTCGCGTTTCTTGATGCGAGAAGCGACCAATCGCTTGATCACGGGCAACGTCTGTGACTCGACGAGTGCATCGATGCAGCGCTGCCGATTCCACGACGCTTTCACTTTGATGCGGGCTTCCTTACAGGCATCTCGCAGCTCCACAGCCCACAGGAGATTGCCGAGAGACTCGGGCGACAGCAGCGGCGACTTCGGTGCGTGCTTGCGGATGTTGAGATTGCCGGTGTCTTCGTTGAGTTCGACTAGGCCCCACCAATCAGGGAGAGCCTTCCACCACTTGGAGAGGCCGGTGCGTTCGCGGAGGAAGTTAGGTGACGGCAGCAGGTGGACTTCGGTGCAGACCGTCGAGTAGAGAGTGCCCTGGGCGACGAGGCGGTCGGGCTTGTCCCCGTCGCCCTTGATTTCGATGCCGTGGATGTCTGTGTCGGTGAAAACTGCCAAGTCGATGCGAGCGGCGCCGGCGGTGCCGCAGACGAACTCTTCAATGATGACAGAGTCCGGGTAGCGCTTCCGCAGCCACGGAATCGCGGACTTGGCGAGAAAAGCGGCCGTGTAGCCGGCGTCGGGGGCCGTCACACCAACCAAGTGTCGACTTCCCAACCATCCGGCGTCTTTTTGAGACACCACGATTGCCTGCCGTCGTGGTAGTTACGAGCGATCGGATACCAGACCCGCCCGTCTTTCAAACGGACTGGGCTATCAGAGACGGCGATTGCCCTGCTTTTGAGAGCTTCTTTGTTGAATGGAGGCGCGGTCTCGTCCGCCGGAAGCGCAGGAGACTCGTCGCTGAAGCGCGGCAGCGAGAATTCGAGATGGTTCGGTGACATGCCCAGACGCACGGCGAAGTCTGGGGCTTCCCAGGCCCGTTCGTCGTCGGGACTGTTACTCAGGAGATCGTGCCACGCATCCCATTCAGCGCGCTTGCCGGCGGGGATGAGATACCGATGACCGGAGTCGTCACAGTCGATGAAGTATCGGCCTTCTTTCGGAAGGCCCGGGGAGATTTCAGCCAACGTAGACCATCCCCGCCGCCCGCATGCGCTGCACGTGGGCTTCGATTTTGTCGCGCTCTGCGCTGTCAGTGACGACCTCGATTACGCCGTCTTCGAGAAGCGGCGACGTTTCGAGAAACGGAGACTCGGCCAAGGCCTTGTCGACGGCCTGTTTGAGCGTCATCTTGGATTCGACGCCGCGAACATGGTGGCCGGTACCGTCGCCGTTTTTGTGCCAGCGACGCTCGCGATTGATGAGCATCTTGCCGGCGACGAGATCAATCAGGGACTCGTTGTAGAAGCTCGTGATGGCCATGAGATCGACGAATAGAAGCGCGACCTGATAGGCGACCTCGCGGCTGTCGAGGAAAGAATAGGCGTGGATGGCCTTAGCCAACGTGAGGTTGGCGTTGGCGACGAGCTGGTCGATGGCTGGGCCGTTGTGTTGTCTCTCTCCTCGGATCGCGGCGTCGATACGAGCGGGAACGCTGCGGTCCTCGACTGAAAGGCTGGCGAGCACAGAGACGATGTCGAAGTTCTCGATTTCGAATACGCGGATGGCGACGATGGCAACGTCAGCCGCCTCTTCGACGATCACGTTCTTGTTGCCGGTGACGATTTCCTTCTGAAGCTCCGCGAGTTCGGTGTTGGCACGGCGAAGTGTCACCAGCGTCGTGGATTCTCCGAACGACTCCGTAGCCCATGCGGTGATGCTGCGCTGGAGTTCACGCCAGAACAGGTTCTCAGAATGTGTTTCGTTCGTCATCGTATCCGGCTTTGCTGTCGATTTCACGGGGAAGCATGATGTCCTCGGCGAAGATGCGCCGGACTCCCGCACGGCGGGCTCGACGGCACATGTCCAAGGTGCCGGCGCCACCGTCGAAGACGAGCAAGACATCGGGCTTGAGATCGGCGATGGCTTGGTTGCGGATGCGGCCGGCTTTGAGGTCGAACTTGTCCCACTCGGCTTCGAGTTCGATCAGGGTCTCACCCCAGACGAACCCGTGTTTGCGGGCCCAGTTGTCGACCAGGAGATCGGTGCCACGGGCTCCGCCGTGAGCGAGCTTGGTGATGGGACCGCCGTAGCCACGACGCCGATCGTGAACCGCATTCATGACGCGGTTCACGAAGGTCTGATTTTTCAGGAGGCGAGAGCCCGTAACCGCGAGAAACATTGTCAGTCTTGCTTACACTGTTGGCCGAGGTCTGTCAACGAGAATTACTTCCGCTTGCGAAAAGTATCCAAGCGGATGACGGTACCGTCGTCGATCGGCGGCGGAGGTGGAGGCGGCAGCGCCGGGACCCTGACCTCCTGATAGATGGCGAAGCCCTTGGTCTTGTCGATAAACGTGGAGATCGCATCTAGCGGGACGTAGCAACGAAACTGCGCCCCGTTAAACCATAGGTCGACGCCAAAGCCGTTAGGCTCCAGTGTGAGGTTTCGGTATTGGTGTTGGAGGATCAGTACGACTTCGGGCCGTGCGTAGAGATGCCTGGGTAGGACGACGCCGGGGAATTCCGTCCGCACTGTCACCTGAAAGGTGTGATCTTTGGTCAAGAGGTCACGACGCTGAGCCGCGTATCGCAGCAGCGTTGCTATCGAAAGACGACGCGCGTTATCGAGCGCGTTGTCATAGGGAATCATCTTCTCGGACACTACTTTTCGAAGCTCATGAATTGATCGGCGGGTATGATCACGTCGCAGATCGTTCGCTGGTTTTGAGGCTTGAAGACGATGTCGATCACTGTCGCCGAACCGCCCAAGCCTCTCCTCACAAACTCACCCAACGCATGTTTCGTCGGACCTCTGCAAACCTCTGACCAGACTTCAGCGAAGGACTCATCGGTCGCATCCTTCGGTACGACCTTCTGCTTGCCGTCCTCAGAGGCGATGGCGAACCCCGTTGTCAGCATTGCAGCCGTCGCCACCAGCATATCCTCTCGTCTGATGCCGGCCGTTGTCCGCGCTTCAGCGGAAACACGACGATAGAGCACCAGCCCTTTTTGGAGGTGCGGCAGATAGCGCATGGTCAGTTACGCTTGCATAGGTAAGCCACAATGTCAATCCTCGTCGTCTGAAAGCGGTCGGGGCACATGGATGTCCAGCTTCCGGCGCTCTCGGGCGTGCGTTCTGATTTCCTCCAAAGTCGGGACCTCGTAGCAGCGCACCTGCTTGCCTTGGATGCGGCGGTTGACGGTCTCGCCGCCGTGGTCAGCCGAGAGGTAGCGCTGCACGAGTTTCTTGAGGAACTTGCGGTTGCCAATCTTATGTCGAGCGGCGCCGCCAATGGTCTTCAGGTGATTGTCGTAATGACCTTCGAGCACGGCGGCGCGGATGAACACCCGCTGCCCCAACGGACTATCACGCGTCTCCGCAAATTCTCCGTCTAGATAGATGCCTTCGAGAGAGGGATTGTCCTTAGGCTCGCAGCCACCGTCTTCGATCATATTGATGAAGAACTTGTCCCACGGCTCCAGCGACTCCATCGCCTGACTGACGAGCTGATCGGTCATCGGCGGCAGGCGAAGAATGTCCCACCCTTCTTTGAATCCGCCGTCGACGATCGGGTCCCAGTTCATCAGCTGGTGGATCATGGCTTCACGGCCGCCGTTGTGCATCTGCTTGTCGATCGCGGCGAAGAACTTGATGTCACCACGGCGAGCGTCACCGCATTCGATGACGAAGTAGCGGCGTTCATCTTCGAGGCCGGCGGGGACGACCCAAGACTCGTTAGAGATGAACCCCAGCCGGCAGTAGTTCGAAGTCGGAACGGCATCGACGCCTTTCTGTTCGAACATCATCTCGTCGGAGGTGATGAGGTCCTTCAGAGCGTTGCCCGCTTGGTGGTCACCAGCCCAGAACGCTTCCTCGCAGACCATGAGAATGATACCCCGCTGGTGGCCGTTGAAGTTGCCAGTGATATGATGCTTCTGAGCGACCTTGATCGCGTAGGGCCCAAGGCTCTTGCGGACCCAATCGAGTAGCTTCGACTTGCCCGTGCCCTTGAGACCTCGAATAGCGATCGACGAGCCCAGCTTCTCACCAGGGAATTGGAAGAGCTGAGCCAGCCAAGTCATCAGCCAGCGGTAGTGGAGATCGTTGCCTTGGCAGACGTTGTCGAGCACGTGATTGTGCAGCAGACCCCAGTCGCCGTGTTTGCCCTTGTAGGGAAAACCGCGCCAGAGATTGTACGTGCCGTCAGGGAGTTTGCTGACATCCGGCTCGAAAGCGATGCCGTTTTCGTATGTGCGACGCTCCGGCCATTCCATCCAGAGCTTGGTCGCACGCTCTTGTTTGAAGCCCTTGTCCGCCGGCACCAGGAGCTTTTTGTTCGACTCCATCGTCTTCCAGCCATCGACTCCTTGAAACTTCGGCGACTGGATCAAAGTTTGTGGCACACGAAGGATTCGAGCATCGCTACCGAGTAGGACGATAGCGAATTTCTCGTTCATCGCCTCCATGTGCTTGCGGATGTACGGGTCGTCGTAGACGGCGTCTGAAACATCCTCGTCTTCGCCGCCTTCCTCATCGTCGGAGGTCTGCGTCTTAGCGGCGGCGATGATCGCGGCTTCGCCTTCGGTGCGCTCGACTTCGATCTCGATTAGGTAGGGATTCAGGTCTTCTTCGCTGAGGTTGTTCTCGCTAACGACGAGATCGAGAAAGTCAGCTCGATCGAGATCAGCGCAGCTCGCGTGCATGCACTTCGCGACGAAGCCATCAGTGAAGTCGGCGTCGCCAGCAGAGACGACGAAGAAGCCTTTGTCTTCCGGGTCGTCGGCGTTGGTGTGCGCGGCATCGTTCGGGCACTTGAAGTGTCCACCGGCTCCGTTGCGGGCGCCTCGATCTTCTCCGTAGTCTCGGAAGAACGACTCCGCGTCGAAGGCCTCAGCCTTCTCCGCGAGGAAGCGCATGATCCAGGGATTGCGGAGTTCTTTGCCGCCGCCGCTGGGACCATCCAAAGCCTCCGAAACGCGCTCGAATACGCTCTTCTCGTCTTCGGGATCAGGAATGTTGTCGAGGCTCAGCGGCTCGCCGTCGATGACGCGAACTTCGTACCCCTTCCCGTCCTGCGGGTGACGGGGCGTATACATCAGACGGCTGGGGTCGGTGCAGCTTCGATCGTAAGCAGCGCCGATGAGTTTAGACACGCCAGCGTAGCGGCGCTTCCAAAGTTCGACGCCTTTGCGAGGATTGGTTGCGACTTCTGCGAAGACAAAAGGCCTGTCCAACACAAAGAGCACGCGGAACTTCGGCATCGGCGCGTGGTCGACGGTGATCATGACACCGTCCTTCGTGTGCGTCGTGCCTCGGACCTTGGCGTTCTCCAACACCCAAGGCCGATAGAGCTTTTCTTTCTTCAGGTAGCCGAACACTTCTTCGGCCGTGGGCTCGCGATCGGCGCCGATGAATTTTAGCACCGCATCCTTACGCACGTCGGTGCTGGGCTTCAGGTGGCTCCAGGTCGTCCACACGATCGCGAACAGACCCAACTCCCTGATACGTGCAACGACGGCTTCCATGTCGTCGCCGGTATCGAGATCGAGCATTAGCAGGTAGTTCGCCCGCATCGCCTGGGCTTTGCGCTCGCCGGCAATAACCTCGCCTTGGAGAATGCACTTCCCATCCTTGCCGCCTTGCTCGTGCTCTCCAAGCATGACAACGAGGTCTCGCACGGTGCGGGTCATATTTCGCCACGTCCCCGGCGGCGTCTTAACACCCTTGAGGCTGGCTCCGACCGTCACCTGGAGATCGAGAATTTGGCTGTTTTGGCGGGTTTCTGACGGGTTCGAACCCGGCACCAGGACTTCGAACCCATAGGCTTCGCCGCAGCCGCCGATGCGCTCCCAGCCGTTTTGGCCGGCGATCGGCACGAAGTCATCAAGCCGCGCTTGCGGATAAACGCCGCGAACGCAGGCCTTCAGGGCGTCGACGCGTTCGGCGTCGCTGCCGTGAACGGGGCCATCCAGCAGCCAGATATTGAAGACACGAGGACCTTGACCGAGGATGAGGCTGGGTTCTGGGAACGAAGTCGACGCCTCAGCACAGTCGAATCCCCCGAAGCCAACGATGTTGTCGGACATCGTCGCCATAGAGACCCAAGCGTCGAGGCTCTCTTCGAGCAGCGTCGAGATTTCTTCGGGAGTTTGCGCCGTGCGTTCATTGTCATCGCACGAAAACAGAAGCGCGTCGTCGGCGTCTTCTGGTAGACAGTCGAAGAATACGGCGTTGAGGAATTCTTTGTAGCCGAACTCGGCGGACATCAGTCGATCTTTTGGATTCGGACTTTCACGGGCCCGTCCTCGATCACGTTGTAGCCGGTCAGCTTGTCGCGGAGATGCGGGAGCACGTAGGCCATACGTGCCGCGCCCGCTTCGACAGCCGACCGCGCCGTAACTGTGTGCGTGGTCATGGGGGCGTCGCGATAGAACAGTTGAAGGGTGAAGCGTTTTTGCCCGTCTTCTTCTTTCACGTCTTTCATGCCGCTTGCCTCTTCCACTTCTCCGCCATGAGATAATGCACGCGATCGTAGCCGACCCAGAAGCGTCGATGCGTTGTTTGATCCTCGACCTCGACGGGGCCGAAGTCGTTCTCTTGTGCGGTGATTTCTGCGATGACGAGGTTCTCGCCGTAGTCCCGCACTAAGGCCTTGCGGCCTTTGAGGTCCCCGAACTTAGCGTCTCGCAGCTGGACGGCATAGGTTTTGTGGGCGACGAGAACCGTGAGCACAACCGGGTGTGTGAGTCCCCCTCGGTCAAGCCGATAGACGACCTTCCCTTTTAGGGTTTGGCCTTTGTGGCCGAACTCCACGGTTGCGTTAATCACGTCAGTTTCTCTTTCAGCGGGGTCGCGGACAATAACCGCGACCCCTCCGGATGTCAACTAAACTTACGGCCGGGGAGAAGGGTTAGGACTTCTTGGTCACGGCCGTGGGGACGAAGCCCGCGATGAAGCCAAGGGCGGCGCCCAGCTGGTAGGTCTCGTAGAAACCGAAGAGCCCAGCGAGCTGCCCCAAGGTCGAGGGGAAGAGCAGGCCCACCAGAAAGCCAATGACGGCGCCGAAGATCGTCTTCACGAGGACGAAGATCGCGAGATAGCCGACAACGGTGCCGAAGACCGCAGCGACCATCGCCACGAAGCCGGCGACGGCGGCGGCGATGATTCCAAAAAGAGCGACGATGGCTTTGATCACAGTTTTTCCTTCTCAAGCTGCACGACTCTAATAGAACCGCCGGTGCGGAGGTCGTGCTCCTTCGCGGCTTCGACGGCCAGTTCTGCGCCGGCGCCGGCGTGCATGGCACCCAACGCAAACTTCGCACCCGAGCCAAGCGCGTAATACGGCGCGTCGATGTATTCGGCTTCGAAGTCGGGGCCGGCGAAGAGGCCGATGCGGCTGGTTTGCGGATTGACGACGATCGCCTCTGCGAGGTCTTCGCCGTCGCCGAGTTCGCGGCGCGGATGCGAGTGCGGAGAGAAGTCGTCTCTGACCCAACGCACAAACGCCTCGATGTCGGAGATGCAACCGACGACGCCAACGAGATAGCGCTTCTCGTCGTTCTCTCCGGCGATCACGTCGAAGACTTTCTGCTTCTGGCCGATGACCGTCGTCTGCGTGGTGACGAGGCTGTCGCCGGCTAAGACGCCGTCTCTGTAGGCGATGGTACTCAAGCGCTGACTCCAGCGTTGATGCCAAGCAAGTCGTCGAACACGTAGAAGACGTGCTCCGGCGGCATGTTCTCGTCGACCTTGAGATACCAGTCGAAACCTTCGTCGATGTTCGGGCGCTCGAAATCGGCCCTCATCTTCTCGATGACGGCGTCGGGGATTTCTTTACCAGGACGAGACTTCAGGCGGGTGGCGAGAACGTCGTCCTCCACCGACACCCAGATGCAGCCTACGTTGTAGAGCCGCCGGCTCACGCGGTTCGCGATCGAGGCCCGCTTCTTCGCCGTGAGGTTCGTCTGGTCCCAGATGATGACGCCATGGCCGAAGGCCATCGCCAACGCCATTTGCTCGTTGCAGTGCCGCCGGCCGGCGTCGGCGAATTGCGAGAAGGCTTCGGTGTAGGTCTTGCCGATCTTCGCGGCCTCGGCTTCGATGTAGTCGTCGGAGCTGATGACCGTGCAGGTGCTTCCCATCTCTCGAACGTAATTCGCCATGGCGTCGCGTAGCGTCGACTTGCCCGACGCCGGCAAGCCGACGAGAATGATGAGCGTGCGCTTCCTCACGCGGCCTCCAGGAATTCTATGAACGACGGCGGGTTCAGGAGCAGCGACTTCGCGTGCTCCCAGTTCTTCGATGTCTGCGCGTGCTTACGCAGGTAATTTAGAATTGCGTCAGCGGTCGTGACTTTGCCGTCGAAGCACTTGAAAACCAGATGCCGGAGCTGCTGCCAGCGAGGATCAGAAGCAGCGTTCGCTTCCGATGCGATGGCGAATTCTTTGCGGCCGATCTCCTGAGCACGCAGAGTCTCAACATGGACCTTGGCGTTCAGGTGCTGAATCTCAGTGGCCAAACTCGCGATGTATTCTTCAACGCGAGCGCGATCTTCCGCAGCAAGAGCCGGCAGCAAGTCGTCGATCTTCTGGTCGAGGAAAAGGGCGGCGACGTTGTGCTCGCGGCCGATCAATTCCTTGGTCTTGTGCAGCTGCACATACCAGGAGGTCTTGAACTTCAGCATGTGGCCGTCGCGAAGCTGGAGTACGTAGCCCTCCACGCCCTCTGCTTCGTGCAAGGCCTCGCGGAAGAGTCGTTCGACGGGGACCGTTCCGACTACGGGAATGTCGTAGGAGCGCCCCCAGTTTTCGAGCTGGTCGCGGGGGATGTAGTGGCCGGTGTAATTCCACCGCGCCGCCAAGAGCACAAGCTGGTCCTCGGGATAGTCGAGGACGATGCGTTGGCGGCGGCTGCACCATTCGAAGATTGGCGTCACGCCAATGCGGGCGGCGTTTGTCGCAAATTCAACGTAGTTCGGACGCGACGCCACGAACTCTTCGACCGGCAGCGCGACATCAGTGACACCCATCTTCGTGCCCCAACGGATTCCGCCGGCCACGGGAATCGGCGTGATCATGGAGCCGTCGAGCTTGTCGGCGATCACATGGTCTTCTAACTGCACGAGTTCCAGGCCCGAGAGACCTTGGTCTTGCCTCTCGCCCTCGTTGAAGAACTTGTGAAAGCGTCGGGCGATGATCTCGCCCGTCGACGTGCGGAAGATGATCCCACGGCACTCTCGGAGAATCGCGGCGCCGTGATCGTAGTCATAGCGCCGGCCTTGGAATTCGGCATCGTTCGCGAGGACGACCTCGTTGAACACCGGCGGAAACGTCTCCGGCGTCTGGTAGACGTAATTGATGACGGTGTAGTCGCCTTCCTTCTCGACGACGACAAACTCGTCGCGCCCCTTAATGTGTGGGAGCACGTCGTTGATGCTTGTGATCGAGGGAAATGGGTAGCCGATCGTCATCAGTAAAACTGCTGGTAGAAGGAACAGATGGCGTTGTGATGCACGCCGTAGCGATTGATCACGGCGTCGAAGTCCGCCTTGACGAACGCCGGGGGTTCGCCATTGACGGCTCGAAGCTGGTTCTCGGCGACCATGCCGGAGACTTCCGCGTTCACGCACGCGGCCATGCCCACGATATAGGCGGCGGACTGTTCTGGTGTCATGCCAGCGGCACCAAGGCGCCGTTGCACGCGGCAACGATGACGACGATGACGGCTGCGAGAAGCCCGATGCCGGCGATGATGTTCGTCCGCATCAGAAGTCTCCGGGTTCGACTTGGCAGCACTTGAGCCCCCGGCGCCGCCACATGGCGACGACGCGGTCGCGATCGTCGAAAACGATCTGCGGGTCCCAGCCATCGGCCAGAAGCTCGTCGAGCAGTTCTTCTTTAATGATGTCGTCGGCGCGGTAGTCTTTCGGCGCGCGAATGTAGAGCGCATCGTAAGGCACGCCGGTTCGGGGCTCGCCGTCGAAGGCTTCCCATGTGGCCTCGTCGAGCCATTGCTTCGTCAGGTCGACAAACTCGCCGTCACGTCCCGAGCACAGGACCGTAGCCAGACCCACGGCGCGGGTGGCCAGGATCATGTTGAGGATGGGAGCGATCGGGGCGTCGGAGACACAGCCCTTGTGGAAGGCGAGGTAGTTCTTCGGCTTGACGGCGATGAACGGGCGACGATGGGAGAGATCGGCGATGGTGCCATCGATGTCGAAGATCGCGCACTTCCGGCGTGGGAGTGCGTTCACGTCCGACTGTGTAATGGTGCCAAAATCTACCAATGTGCTCCCCTCGTTAGTGTTCCTGTCGATCGTAAGCCATACTGACGCCCTTGTCAATCAAAATCTCACAGCTGCGAGACCAGGGCGTCCACGGCCGCCGAGGGCTCGATGTAGAGTTCCGTCGATTGCAGCCTCGCGTGGCCGGCGATGTTCTGCACGTCACGCAGGCTGACGCCCTTACTTTCCTGGGCCAGACGAGCGGCCCTGGTGATGAAGGTTCGGCGCCCAGAGTGCGAACTCGCGCCTTCGAGACCGAGCGTGGAATATCGACGCTTGAACCACCACTGCACGCGGTTTGGCGTCAGCCGAGGACCAGCGACGCCGTAGATGACGGCGTCCTGCCGCCCTCGCGCCGGAGACACGGCGTAGAGATCGCGCAGAGCGGTTTCGAGCATTGGGTGGAGAGGCACGCGGCGTTCGCGTCCCTTCTTGGCGATGTCGCCCGGCACCCAGATTGATTTGGAAAAGGTGATCTTCCCGGATTCGTCGTCGACGGGGATCAGCTGGCCGATGTTGCCTTCGGGATCGAGAACGTCGTCCCAGTCCAGCCCCGCGATTTCGGCGGAGCGCAAAGCGGCCTTGAACGAAAGCAGGACCATCGCCCGGTCGCGCTCCGGAGTCTTGCTCTCGGAGACGTAAGCCAGGAATTTACCCAGCTGGTTGTCGTTCAGAATTGCCGCCTTCTTCGTTGCCACTTCGCCTTCCCTTCCTTCTCAATGTATCCAGTCGTGCTTCCATTCCTCTTCGCCGACTTCGAGAGCGTCGGCCTTGTCTTTCAACTTGCGCCACCACACGAAGCTCTCGTGATAGCGGCGTTCGTTCTCGGCGGCGTCGCCGACTTTGTTGGCCATGAGGGCCCAGAAGATGTCGTTCTGGAGATCAGCCAGCAAAACGTGGGCCTCCAGCGCTTCTTCCTCGTCCTCGGCGTAGGCCGACGCGTAGTCCACTCGGTTCAAGAGCACTGAGGGATCAGGCTCTATGAACTCTTCCATGTCCGCGCCTTCTTCCGGCGCGTAGATCACGCTGATCACGACCGACCATTTCTCCGCGTTGGACATATCTTGCCCCCAACGTGGGATGGTTTCGTTGACGATCGCTGCCGCTAGGTCTTCAGCTTTCACGGGCTCGCTCTGCGCTTTCCGCTTGCGCGTATGGGAGATGAAGGCGGGCCTTGCCGAGTAGCGCTTCGACTTTGCCGTCGTCTCTTCCCACTTGGCGCAGCGCGTCAGCTACAGCTTCGAGCCCTAGTTGCTTCGCGACGGAGTCCACCTGAGAGCCGAAGCTCCGGCGAAGGTCGTGAAGCTCGCGTTCGACCAGCGAGGTCAATCAGGCAACCGCGTAGCGAGTGCCGTCGACTTTCACCGCAAGCACGGTGTCGAGATCGACGGTGCGGAATGCCTTCCTCTCCGTGTCCCAGACAGCCATGTGATTGGGGTTGTTGGCCTTGCGAGTAGCCGTCCGAGCTTTCGCAGCGTCGCTGGCAGCGTCGCCGGCCACATGCTTCTTCGCAGCGGCAGGCTGGAACCGCATCACCCGAACGTTGCCGTCTTGTTTGATGAACTCCACAGCGGCGAAGCGGCCTTGGGCCGAGAGCATCAACCGGCGAACGTTTTCGCGACGGCTTTGGATGGCGACATCGGTGTTAAGCAATGCTTTCTCCTCTTTTCTCTTTTCCAGTTTCAGTGTCATACTGTAAGTTAGGCTGACGCCGATGTCAATCAGGAAAGAGGGTTAAGAGGTCGGTCGCGTATCGACGAAGGTATGGCCGTGCCGGCGCTCAACTTGGGCTTCGATACCCAGCGCACCCAACGCCGGTAAGAATTCAGGATGACGAAGAGCATGGCCTACCCGAAGGTCCGACAACGCGGCCTCATCGCCGATCTCTCGCGCGGTGAAGCCGTTCTCGGCGCCGTGCTCATCACACAGCCGCTTCAGCGCACGCGCAATGCGGGCTGCGTCTTCAGCCCGAGACATCGGCGGCTTTCATCTCTGGGATCGAACGCAGCAAGAGTTCGCGTGCGAGAATGCCCTGCACGTCGCGGACATCGACGATGCCAGAATTCCGAGAGTTCGCGGCGGCGATCGACGATAGGTGCTGCATCGTCTTCTCTATGCCGAGGTGGCGGGCGACGAGGCGGATCGTCGCCGGAAGGCTGTGCGTGTAGGTGTCGAGCATGCCCGCCCGCATCTTCTCAAATTGGCCGGGTATGTATGGATTCTCTCGGGAATACTCGTAGACCCAGTCGGCCTTGGGGGCGTTGGGTAGGAGATTCTTGCGAGAAAAGCCGTCGAAATGGATGGCAATGGCTTCGTCGATCCAGAACGCCGGCTCGTTGGGTTGTAGGCGATAGAGCGCGTGCTGCACTTCAGCAACTGAGGCGATTTTGTCGGTCAATCAAACCTCCCCTAAGGCCGCACGGATGGCGGCGTTGATGTCAAGCACGGCCATATCGTAGCCCTGCGCCCAGGAGGTGGCTTCGGAATTACTGAGACCGTCAGGAGCCTCGCCGGGGTCGGCGTCAGTCTCCATGTAGTGCTTCAGCACTTCCAAGACTTTGTCCCGGACGTTCTTCGCCGCCGGGCTCTCTGAGATTGGCGTCACCTTGTCGCTCACCGTTTTCTCCCTCCCTCTTCTCGATAACACGAACCCCGTGTTCAGGGCAGTCCATGTGGTAGTGCGCCTGCATGCGGCCGTCTCGTCCGTAGACGATCATGGCCCGGTTCATCGGCACATCACGACAGATGCAAGTCATGTGCGGCGCGGCCTCTTGATGCGATGGTCCTCAAGGTACGCGCGCATGTCTTCCTCTGACGTGACCTCAGACTTCATGTCGCTGCCGATCTCGATTTCGAAGCCAGGGCAGCGATCACGCACGCGCTCGACTCCTTCCTCGAATGTCGTCGTCCGAGTGCCGAGGCACCGGCAAACGTAGAGCGTGCCTTCGTCGCGATAGATCGCGACAGCCGGACGCCCCCGGTAGCGAAATAGGCCATGAGGCTCCATTGTCAGCTTCACTATCACGCCTTTGCGACGTTGTCAATTCTCTCTTGCGTTAACGCTCTTTTTGCTTGACGGCGATGTCAGTCTCCCTTACAACCGAGGTCACACAACGCAACAGACACGGAGAAAACGGGACACATGAAGTCGGCAGTTCTGGAAAAGCGCGAAGTCGAGGTCGGTGGCGCCTCTGAGATCGGTGAATTCACGATCGCGGCCAACGCCAAGGCCTTCCGCATCCTCATCGACGGCCTGTATTCCGACAAGCCGCGCGCCATCGTCCGTGAACTCTGGTCGAACGCCTTCGACTCCCACATCGAGCACGGCTGTGCCGATCGCCCGTTCGAATGCCACCTCCCGACGCAATGGGAGCCCTTCTTCAGCGTCCGGGACTTCGGAGTCTCGCTGTCGCACGAAGGCGTGATGAAGCTCTACACCCGCGTTTTCGAGTCCACGAAGGAAGACACCAACAAAGCCGTGGGCAAGTTCGGCCTCGGCTCGAAGACGTTCTTCGCCTACACCGACTCCGCTAACGTCATCGCTCGCAAGGACGGCCGCAAGCGCACCTACAACGCCTTCATCGCCGAGAACGGCAAACCCATGATCGTGCTCTTCGCCGACGAAGAGTGTGACGAAGAACAGGGTCTGGAGGTCTCGTTCTCGGTCAAAGTCCAGGACATCGAGAATTTCAAGCGCGCCGCCCGTATGACGCTGCCGGGCTTCGATGTTCACCCCATCATGACTGGCGCCGAAGTCGTCGCCGAGAGCCTTCAGACCAACATTGAAGGCACCGGCTGGCGACTGGTCCGCCCGAACAACCTCGTCCGCACGGCCGTAGCCCGCCAGGGCTGCGTGATTTATCCGATCGATCGCGGCGCCATGGCAGACGAAGCCCTCAGCTACACGCAGCTGGAGCTTCTGAACTCGCCGCTGTTCATCGACTTCCCGATCGGCGATGTCGACATCACCCCGTCGCGCGAAACCCTCTCCTACGACGACGCGACGAAGAAGAATATCGCCAAGCGTCTGGTCGAGATCGAGAACGAAATCGTCGGCCGTGTCGAAGTCGCTATCTCCGGTGCGAAGACGCTTTGGGAAGCGCGCCGCGAGCTGAATTCTGTCCTCGGCGAATACTCGCTGCCGTCGACGATTCGCGACTTCATCAAAGGCAACGCCAAGTGGCGCGGCGAAACCGTCGAACGCTACATCAAGGTCAAGTCGCGACCGTTCGCCGCCCTCGCGCACATTCGCTCGTATGAACTCCGTCGCCGCAAGTCGGAAATTCGTTTCGACGCGAGAAGCGACATCAGCCTCACCGTCGACGACGGCTTGGTCATCGTTTTCCAGGACGTGAACAAGCGCGTTACCTACCAAAACGCACGCTTGCGCGAGTTCATCGACACCCTGCCCTACAACAGCGATCGTTCGGTTCTGTGGGTCAAGGTCGACTATACGAAGACCGACTACAAGCGCCTGCTCGTCGATCTCGGCAAGCCGCCGGCTAATGTCATCTACAAACTCGAAGACATGCCGGAACCTTATATCAACCGCGTCGCCGGCCCGAAGATCAAGATCAAACGCCTCGACTATTCGTCGTGGACGGAAGCCAACCATCAGCCCGAAGACGGCGGCATCTATGTCGACTTGAAGAAGAACGACATCATCCGCAAGGTCAAACGGCCGATCGAGCAAGTGAAGTACGAAGACGGCCAACCCGTCACCGACCCCGCCACCGGCGACTGGGTGTATGAGACCGTCGTCAAAGAAGTCGAGACGCATGTCGGCGTCTACGAACTCAAGAACTTCATCGAACTCCTAGTGGCCCAGGGCGTGATGAAGGACGGCGACCAAGTCCTTGGCATCACCGCGTCCTACAAAAACATACCGACCAAGCACGCCGGCTGGAAAAACTTCTTCGATCTCCTGGACGAAAGCGTCGACACCAACATCGACCTCAACCTCTTGGCGTCGGTGAAGGCCTATGATCCCGTAAAGCGTACACGCGCTTGGAACATTGCCGAAGAAATGCTGGACGCCGGCCTGCAAGTCACCGATGGCCCGGCAAAGAAGCTCATGGCCGAGATCGAGTTCTATCGCGAACTCGTTGCTTCGGATGACGTGAAAAAGGCGGAGGCCGCGTTCAAGGTTCTCCAAGCCGTCCGTCCGCAAGACGCGGAGCTGCCGGACGCTCCGGAACCTTGCGAAGCCGAAATCTCAGCCTTCGAAGACGCATACCCCATGGCCATGGCCTTGGTGGAGGCCTCGTATGGTTCGATCTCGTCGGCGCAGCTGTCGATGATCGTCGATTACGTAATTCTCGTTGACAAACGTCAGCAAGTGTGACATCTAGGCTCAACCCAGGGGCTTCGGCCCGCAGAAAACGGAGGCAATGCGGCTACAATGGCAAGTCTGAATTACACGATCACCCCGAGGTCGATCAACGTCCTCGTCGACGGGCGTCCTCGCGCCGTCGATGCGTCGTCCCCCAACTTCGAGCCGCTGAAGGCCGAGCTGAAGAAGGGCGTCGAAGCCAGCCTCGATGTCATCCGTGAACTCGCCGATCTGCCGCGCTTCCTTGCGCTCTCCACCGCCGGCCGCGTTCAAGTCGGCGGCGAAGAAATCCGCTTCGATGGCAAACCCATCGCCGGCATCTACGTCGACCAAACGTTGGCGCTGCTCCGCGAAGGCTTCGACATCGCGGCGCTGGCCCACTATCTCGACAAGCGCGAGCAAAACCCCAGCGTCAAAGCTCGCGAAGAACTCGACCTCTTCCTGCAGTCGGGCAACTTCGTGCTGACGCCGGACGGCGACATCCTCGCCTTCAAAAAGGTCAACGACGACTACACGTCGTACCATCGCGACCCCAGCGGTGAGCCCGTCTACAACCGCATCGGCGACAAGCCGTCGATGCCGCGTGAAACCGTGGACCCGAACCGCAGCGCCACGTGCTCGCGTGGTCTTCACTTCTGCTCGTTCTCCTACCTGCCGCACTATTACGGCGGTCAGGGCCGCGTCGTCATCGTGAAGATCAACCCCGCCGACGTGGTGTCGATCCCGCATGACTACAACAACTCGAAGGGCCGTGCATGGACCTACGAGGTCGTCGGCGAAGTGCCGGAAGACGAGGCCTCGAAGTTCTTCGACGGCCGTCCGCTGGTCAGCGACTACAATGGCTCCGGCGCCGCGTTCGATGACGACGATGACAGCGAATTCTTCGGCGAAGACGGCTCCGACAACAGCGACGACACCTCCCCCGAGGCCATCGCCGCGATCATCGGTGAATTCACGGAAGAGCGCTATGGCGACTTCTACCCGGAAAACATCGACACCATTCTCGACGAAGACCGCGACGAGGATGAACGCCGCGAGGCCCTGAAGGACCTCTTCGGCAGCGACTGGGGCGCGACGCCGCAAGGCTACGAGTTCTGGGACGCCATCGACGATGAGCTGCTCTATACGACGCTCTCGGACAAGTCGATCGCCGTGCTCGAAGGCCTGCGTGACGCCGCCGCTGCGGCCATCGCCAACGCCGGCGCCGATGGCGGCGACGACAATGACGGCGGCTCCGAAACCGTCCTCGTCTTCAAGACCAAAGACGGCCGTCAGTTCACCGCCGACGAGATCAAGAAGATCGTCGAAGAGCACGGCTATCGCGGTGGCTTCCGGAACTCCGGCATCCCCGAGTCTACTCTGCGCGGCTGGATGTCCCAAATCCGCGAGGCCGCAAACTAAGTCTCCCAGAGGCGGTTAGCTCCCGTTTCCGCCTCCAAACTAGCCGGCGGGCCCGCGCCCGCGTCGCCCGCCGGCTCTTTTCTAAGGATCGAAATGCCCGTCAACAAGCTCAAGCTCGTGCCCGACTCCGACCCCGTGCTTCACCAGCCGGCGCCGGAAGTCGCGATTACGGGCTCGCAGCTTCGCGGTGGTAAGAGCTATCCAGACTTCGGCGCTGAAGTCATCGCCGAACTCAGCGACATGTACGACCTCATGAAGATGCAGCGTGCGATCGGAATCGCCGCGCCTCAGGTCGGACTGGCCAAGCGCATGTGCATCGTCGCCGTGGGTCACGACGTTCATTTCATGATCAACCCCAAGATCACGTTCTCGTCGGGGATCAAGCAGACGGCGCTAGAAGGCTGCCTCTCCTACCCCGGCCAACAAGCCAAGGTGTCGCGTTCACTCTCGCTCGTCGTCGAGTTCTACGATCGCTCTGGCATCTTCCACAAATTGCGAGCGCAGGGTTTGCTTGCCCGCTGCATCGCACACGAGGTCGACCACCTCGACGGCATCGTCATGCACGATCGCGTCAGCGTGGCTGACAAGCGTCAGGCAAGCTAAGCAGTAAAGGAAGAAAGCAACGTGGACCTAGGTCTTCTCACTTTGATCGTCCTCGCCGTGTTCGGCGTCGTCGGATTCGTCGCCGTGGTGCTCGCATTCGCGTGGCGTCGCGTCGTCCCCACCAACATGGTGCATATCGTCCAGTCTCGGACGAAGACCACAAGCTACGGCACCAATCTGCCGAGCGGCAACGTCTACTACAAGGTCCCGGCCAGCATCCCGTTCTTCGGCGTGCTCGTCCGTGAACTCCCGACTTCGAACTTCGACATCAAGCTCGATGCCTACGACGCCTACGACAAAGATCGCGCGCCATTCTTGCTCGACCTCATCGGCTTCTTCGTCATCGAAGACACGAACAAGGCGGCCGCGAAGGCCGAGAGCTTCGATAGGCTCGTTGCCCAGCTGAAAGACATCATGCGCGGCGCCGCCCGGACGGTGCTCGCCAAGCATGAAGTCAACGAAATCATGGGCGACCGTGCGACTTTCGGCAACGCGTTCACGCATGAAGTCGACGACGGCCTGAAGGAATGGGGCGTTCGTTCCGTCAAGTCGATGGAACTCATGGACATCCGAGACGCCGCCGGCTCGAAGATCATCGCCGACATCATGGCGAAGAAGGCCTCGGCGATCGAAATGGACTCGCGCAAAACCGTTGCCGAGAACAAGAAGCAAGCCGAGATCGCGGAGATCGAAGCCGACCGCGAAGTCGAACTGCAAGAGCAAGACAAGCTCCAGAAGGTCGGCGAACGCACGGCCGGCCAAGAGCAAGCGGTTGGCATCGCCAAGGAAGCGGCGCAGCAGAAGATCAAAGAAGCTGCGGCCGAGACCATGCGCAAGCAGAAGGCCGTCGAAGAAGTCGAGCGTGTCCGCACGGCTGAAATCGACAAAGCAGCCGCGCTCGTGATCGCCGAAGAGCAGAAGCAAGTCGCGATCATCGCCGCCGACGCCGCGAAGGCCACCGACATCGTCCGCGCCGAAGGCGAGAAGCAGCAGACGGTGCTGCGCGCCGAAGGTCAGCTGGAAGAAGCCCGCCGCGAAGCCGATGGCATCCGCGCCAAGGGCGAAGCCGAGGCCGAAGCCAAGCGTCTGCTGGAAATGGCACGCGTCGCCCCCGAGCTGGAACTCGCGGACGGCCTCGCCAAGGTCGCAGGCTACACGGACTACCTCCAAGCGCTCGCGGCCATCGCCGCTGCGAAGGAAGTCGGCGTCGCCAACGCCGGCGCCCTCGAAAAGGCCGACATCCAGGTCTTCGCGAACTCTAACGACGCTGCTCAGTCTCTGGGCTCGATCGGCGACCTGTTGGGCACCGGCGGCGGCATCAAAGTCGGCGCACTGCTGGAAGGCCTCAAGGCCACCGACACCGGCCGCTTGCTGCTTGGCAAGCTTCTGGGCGAGACCGCAAACGATCGCGATCCCGTCGCTCCGGCCAAGTCCGCATAATGCGGAGCCTCGGCTGCCTCATCGCCGGTGCGCTGGCCCTGATCACTTTGATCGGGGCCAGCATCTGGCTCGAATACGCGACGGTCGACTACGAATACGTCACCGTCCATCGCGAGCCTCAGCGAGAATGCCATACGTCGGTGTCCTCCGACTCCAATGGCAACACGTCTTCGTCGACCTCTTGCCACTGGAAGGTCTACACGGACGGTGAAGTCTTCAAGCTAACCGACTCCCTGCTCTTCTGGCAGTTCAATTCCGCCGACATCGCGAACGAGCTTCGCCCAGGCCGGAGCTATTGCCTGAAGGTCAACGGCTGGCGCGTCGGCTGGCTTTCGATGTTCCGAAAGGTCATCCGCATTGAGAGCGACACCTTCCAATGTGGGGTGCCGCGCTGATGGCCTCCGTCGTCCGCCTCCAGATCACGCATGGTCACAGTGTCGTCACCGACATCAGTGGCAGCGGCCAGCAAGCCAGTCCGCACCTCCAGCGTTGCGGAGAACTCGTCCACGCGGCGCGAACACTGGGCCTGAACTACGCGCTGACTGAAGACGACGAACCCCGCAACGACGAGTGGCTCATGTGGGCGAGGTGTGACCGCTGATGCCGATCATCACCCAACATCGCTACTACCGCAGTGACGCCCAGCGCAATCGCGGCGTCCTCTACGTCTTCGGCGACAACGTTGCCCGTGAGGGCTACGGTGGTCAGGCGAAGGAAATGCGTGACGAACCCAACGCAGTCGGTGTCCGCACGAAGGTTGCGCCGACGATGCGGCCGAACGACTTCTTCAGCGACAGTTACTATGACGACGCCGTCGCCATGATCGAAGACGACTTACGCCGCGTCGTCGATCACCTGGAGAAAGGCGGCATCGTCGTGTTGCCGGCGGACGGCCTCGGCACCGGCCTCTCCGAACTCCCGACGCGGGCTCCGCGCATCCACGCCTACCTCGAAGCCCGGCTCCAGAAACTCATCGACGACTACGATCTATGAACCTGCTTCGCGACATCATACAGTGGACGAACGCCGCGTTGGCGGCGTGCTTGATCACGCTCAACGTCTACTTGATCGCGAATTCGATCCCGATGCCGGATTGGTTCGCACCGATGTCGTATCTTCTCGTCGGCGCCATCACGGCGCGGCTCTACGTCCGCTATTGGAAGCCAGACGACTCCAGCGACGGCGTCGCGGGTCTCGTGGCCATCGTCGGCTGGTGGGTGATTTGGTACTTCGTCATCGCTGGCTCTCTCATGTGGTTGGTGACGACGCTGGCGCGGTTCGTTGGGTGCTGCCTCGGCGGTGAGGCCGCGTTTCGTAAAGAACAATACAATTGGGAGCCTGCGTGGCTCCGAGACTTCATGCAACGTCAGCTGACGAAGCACTACCTTCGCCGCATTCGCCGCGAGGAAGCTAAAGCCTGGGACGCAGAAATAGCGCGGCGTAACGCCGAAGAGGCGAGCAATGTCTGAAGAACTGATCAAGCGCATCTGCACCACGATCATGGTCCTGGCGCTGCCGGCCTCATGCACTGTCATGGAGGTGAAGCGTCTCGAAACCGTCGCGGAGATATACGATGCCCGGCGGTAACACCTACGCCGCCTGCGCCAGCTATTTGCAGGACCTCGATTGGTACTGCATCGCTGCAGCCGGCAATCAGACTCTCTGGCAGCATGACGACGAACCCAGCACCTGGGTGAAGCTGCACACGTCAGGCCATTGGGACATCCAAGACGACAACGAACCGCCAGCCGACCGTCCGGGCTGGACTGCGTATGAGTGCGGCGAAGGCGTCGACGACCTTCGCCAACGTCTTGCTAATCACATGGTATCCCATGCCCCTGCCTGAATGCTCCGTAACTCGGAACGAGTTCAACATTCGTCGCGAAGCTTCGAAGAAGACTCCGCTGGGTTTCGTCCAAGAACTCCTAGCGCTTTGCGCCAAAGGCGTGCGCTATCGTCCGGAGAGCTTCGCCATACTCGCGAACGAAGTAGAAAAAGCGGACAAGCGGACTCACGTTTTGGAGCTACGCGCAACTCACGGGCGTTTGACCGACTCTGAATACAACGATGCCGGCCGCCCTGGCGGATGGCGTTGGCTTCATGGCGTCCGCATGTGGGCCCGTATTCCCGATACCGGCCCCATTGAACTCGGGGACCATCGTCAGGCGCCTGAGCGCGTAGTCTCGGCGATCATCGCCGACCTCAACGATCGCGGCGGTCTCGGCATCGACGGTCTCGATCGCGAGACCCAAGACGAAATCCGCGCCACTTGGGCAAAAATCGTGGAAGAGCAGTTTGGCGGCTGACCAAGCTTCATTGAAGGGACTGAAGATTATGACCACGGACGAGATCGACGCCGAAATCCGGCCGCTAAACGACTTCCAGAGACTGGCGATGCAGGCCGCGCTCTCGCAGCCTCTCGAATTGCCGTCACTGAACAGCGACGCGCTTGAACTACTGATCGACCTTCGAGGGCGAAAGCTGCTGAAGCGGGACGAAGAAGACAACCACTTGATGCTCACTCGGCGTGGGCGCGCTGTCGCCGAACGTCTCAACTACGACGCCCATTCGATCGAAGATCGTCTCACGTTCACTGCGCGTACCTCTAGCGCGCCCAGACACGTCTGTCAGTTGATGGACGAAGCCGCGAAAGAAATCACCACTCTTCGCATACAACTCGCGGACGCCTGCGAGCAGCTGGACATTTCATTTCAATGAGTGGGGAGATCAAAGTACAGGTCCGCAAGCGTGGGTTCGGCTCTAACGGCGCCGGACATCGACTCACAGTCACTGTATCTAACCGAGACGCGAACGAACTTGACCTCGAAGCCGCCTATCTCGGCGTGCCTACGGCAGCCCTCGCCAGGACTTTTATTTCTGAAGGCCTTACTCGTCTAAAGGCAACTTCAGTTTCCAATAACAGTGGGCTAACGGAAAACGAAGTTTCCATTATTCCTGAGGACGACAGCGCCACTATCCCAAACCACTGGCTAGACGACCTCGTAGGCCTGAAGCCGCTCGTGGACTCGTCCTATCGTCGCGAGCCCTTCCCCTATCGCGGCTGGTCGCGCTTCTGGCACTGCGTCTTCACCGCCGGTCTGCTGAGTTTGATTCCCTGGGGACTGATCATCGGCCTCATGATCAAACTCGACGCCGAGATCAATCTCTTCCTCAACCCCGTCACCGTGATGCTCGTCTGCGCGGCGCCGCTGTTCCTGCACATGTTCTGCTCGAAAAGCGAATACGGATGAAACTCAGCCGCCGCAGCTTTTTCGGAGTGGGCCTCGCCGTTGGAGCCATTGCGGCCTCAGCAGGTAAAGCCGCCTCTGAACCTCCACAGCCAACTGCTCCGGCTGTTGCTGTCGATGAAATTCGGGGCCTCAACTTCAGAGGCCCTTACTCGCCGCTCGACAATTATGTCGTCGGCGATGTCGTCCACTATCACGGCGGCGTATATTTGTGCGCCAACGGATGGCAGGTGCTCGCGGCTCCTGGCCATCCGTGAAGCCGCAGGTTTTCAACCGACACCACGGCAACGTTCCAGCAGACGCAGTCTACATCGGCCGAGGCAGTAAGTGGGGAAACCCCTTCGTCGTCGGCCGAGACGGCACCAGGGCGCAATGTCTGCGCGCCTACAGAGAATACTTGCTGTCAAACGCGGCGCTGATGGCGTCGCTTCATGAACTCCGAGGAAAGCACCTTGTCTGTTACTGCAAACCCAAACCCTGCCACGGGGACATCCTCGTCTACCTCGCAAACCCGCCCGCCGCTTCGGAAGATCGAAAGTGCGTTGTCGATCTACCAGGGTGAGTTCATCACCTTTGAAGAAATCTCACCGGCGCCGAAGACCCAACGCTGGGCCGTGCTGTCGACGCAAGGTCGAGATGTCTTGGGTCACGTGAAGTGGTTCGGCCGCTGGCGGAAATACTGCTTCTTTCCCGCTGAGGGATGCGTTTTCGAAGAGAAGTGCATGCGTGACATCGCGCTCTTCATTGAAGACCGCACAGCGGAATTTCGACGAGACGTTACCGCGATAGTCGCGGCGCTGAAAGACGAGTGATGTCTGAGCTTTCACTAGAACGAATTCCCGCGACCGAGGCCAACATCAGAGCGCAAGCGGTCAGAAATGCTCGTGAACTCGGCTGGCTTCGCGAAGGCCAAATGATCAAGGTCCAGGTCTTTACCGATCCTCACCCGCACTTCGGCGACGGCGGCACCATCGGCAACGTCATCAGCAGCTACGGCATAACTTGTCAGATAGGCCGCCGCGACGGCGAGTGGGATGCCGTCATCGTCCGTGAACCCAACGCCACCAAGTTCTTGAACCTCTATCTCGATCCATGATGTCCGCAGCGAGTCGCCTGGAGCTTAGCTACGCTCCCGACTCCGACTTTGAAATTGAAGCACCTCCGGGGAAAACCTACCTCCCCTATCAGCGCGCCGCCGTGGAGTACGCGCTGGGAATTCGTCACGTCCTCATTGCCGACCCGCCGGGGTTGGGGAAGACGATCGAAGCCATCGCGATAATCAACACCGACGAAAGCATTCGTCGCGTCCTCATCGCCTGCCCTGCGTATCTCAAACAAAACTGGCACCGCGAACTCGATAAGTGGCTGGTGCCCGATCTCACGTTCGGCATCGCCGACGCAGAATACATCGAGCGAGAGCAAGTCGGCGTCTTCTCGAAAGGCAAGAACGCCGGGAAGCCGCGCTACCGCGTAAAGGCGAGGCACAAAGACTACTGGCCCGACACCGACATCGTCATCGTCAACTATGAAATCCTGAAGCGCTTTCCCGAGAAGCTGCAGGAGATCGAGTGGGACCTGCTGATCACCGACGAAGGCCACTACATCTCCAACAAGAAGGCCGATCGTTCGAAGCATATCTGGGGCTTCAACCCCAAACGGCAGAAGGGGAAGCATCGCGAAGGCAAAGAGGTGAAGCCTCTGCGCTACCGGCGTTGGGTCGTGACGACGGGGACGCCGATCATGACGCACCCTATCGACTTGTGGCCGTTCTTGGAGCGCTTCGACCCGCAGGGACTCGGCCGCAACTACGTCTCCTACATCCGCAAATACTGCGGCGCCGTCCGCAATGGATTCGGTTGGGAGATCGGCACCCCGAGCGACGCCGCTCTCGAAGAGCTGCAACAGCGGATGCGGGCGGTGTTCATGATCCGCCGCGACAAGCGCGAAGTCCTGAAAGACCTCCCCGACAAGACCCGCCAGATCATCCCCCTGCCCAAGGCCGGGCTCGCGGAACTAGCCGACGAAGAGCTGGACGCCGTCGAGACCGGCCTGAGGTTCTGGGAAGAGCGTCTGGGCATCAAGAAGCCCGAGAAGGAGGCATGGACCTGGGCGAACCTTGCGGAGGCCCTGGAGGCGAAGTTCGGTCACCTGGGCGGCCTCAGCTACGAGGACGCGGTCGAGCATCTGAAGCCCGACGAGAAGCCTGTATTCGAGGCCCTGAGCGTGGCCCGGCGCCGGCTGGCCCTGGCGAAGGTCCCCATGGTCGTCGAGCACGTCGGCGGCCTCATACAGGCTGGCGAGAAGGTCATTGTCTTCGCCGTCCACAAAGAAGTCTGCGAGGCCGTCGCCAAGGGCTTGGAGGCCTATCAGGCGCGGCCCGTCGTCATCACCGGCTCTACCCCCGCCAACCGCCGGCAGGGGCTTGTAGACCGCTTCCAGGACGATGCCAGCTGCCGGGCGGCCGTGGGCAACATGCTGGCCATGGGGACGGGCTACACCATGACCGAGGCCCGGTTTGTGGTCTTCGCCGAACTCTCCTGGGTCCCGTCTGAGCTGGAGCAAGCCGAAGACCGGGCGTGGCGGCTGGGCCAGAAGAACGCCGTCGTCTCCCAACATCTCGTCGTCGAGGACAGCCTCGAAGGTCACATGGCCGGGATCATCGTCGAGCGGATGGAGGTCATTTCCAAGGCCCTAGATCGCCGGCCCGTTAATTCTGCTTGACAAATGACGTAAGTTTGGCTTACCCTATGGGGAAGGAATAAGAATGCTTCGACTGGTATGGACGCGGCCCGGCCGCAAGGACACGTGGATCACCACTGTCTCCGGTCGCAAGATCGCACCGTTCGACCCAAAACCCGAACAGTTTGAGATCAGCGACCTCGCTCACTCACTCTCGCGCCAGTGCCGCTTCGGCGGTCACATTGAGCCGTTCTATTCGGTGGCGCAGCATAGCGTCTACGTGATGCGAGCGACCAAGCTCTCTATGGCGAAGTATTGGGGGCTGATGCACGACGCCAGCGAGGCCGTGATCACCGACCTCCCGACTCCGATCAAGCGCTACATCCCAGACTACGAGGCCGCTGAAGACAAAATTCAGCGCGTGATCTCGCGTCGCTTCCACATTCCCCGTGGGCCCACAGTCGACGCCGCAGTGAAGGAAGCCGACACGCTGCTGCTGTGCTGGGAAGCATACACGCTGCACCCGGACCCCATGTCCATGAACTTCCTCAAGCGTCTCGCCGGCAGAGTGCCGAAGGGTACGCTCCGCGATCTCGATCCCCAATTCCGTTGCTGGTCTCCAGACGAAGCCAAGGCGAGATTCCTCGCCGAGTTCGCTGAGATTTCGCCGTTCGTCACAGCTGAGGCGGCGTAAATGACCGACGAACTCACTGACGAACAACTGAAAAGCTTGCGGCCGGCGAAGAAGCGACGCAGAGACGCTGCCATGGGCGATCTCGGCTACGAGCGCATCGCCGCCGATTTCTATCCGACTGAGGAGCAGTGGACGAAGAGACTCGTCCCCTATCTCAAAACAAAAATTGGCCCTGACGACATCATCTGGGAATGTGCCGCCGGCGCCGGCGATATGAGCGACGTTCTCATTGGCGCTGGGTTCAGAGTTCTCGCCACCGACCTCCACGACCGCAACCATCCTCTAATCTGGAGCGGCATGGACTTCCTCAAGGAAAAAGAGCTGCCTTCTGATCCGAACTTCGGATGCGTTGGAGGTCGGAAGGTGCGCGCCATCGTCACCAATCCCCCGTACTCGCATGCGAAGGAATTCCTTCTGCACGCGATCGAACTCACGCGCCCTGCGGAAGGCATCGTCTGCATGTATCTCCGCAACGAGTACGATACCGCGAAGGGACGCATGGGTCTCTTCAACAAGCCGCCGTTCGCCGCGAAGATCGTCACCTGTGGGCGCCCTCGCTGGATCAAAGGCAGTAAAGGCGGCCCTCGACACACCTACGCTTGGTACGTCTTCGACCACCGACATCAAGGCCCGGCGCAAATCTTCTACGCCTAACGACGTAAGTCTAACTGACACGGTCTATGGAAAAGCTACGGACTGCAATCTGGGACATCGAAACCGATGGCTTGCTCGACAAGCTTACGCGGATTCACGTCCTCGCTATCCTGGAGCAGGAGTCCCAACGACGTTGGGTATTCCGTCAAAACGCGCGCGAGAACACCATCGAGCAAGGTCTCGAAATGGTGGCGAACGCCGAGCTGAACGTCGGCCACAACACCCTCCACTTCGACATCCCCGCCTGCGAAAAAGTCTATCCAGGCTTCGAAGTCAAAGGCCGCTGCCGCGACACCTTGGTGATGTCTCGCCTCATCTTCCCGGATGAGAAGCAGCGAGACTTCATGCGCTTCGAGCGCGGCAAGCTCCCTGGCAAGCTCATCGGCGCCAACTCGCTCGACGCCTGGGGCTATCGCCTGAACTGCGGCAAAGGCGACTACAAGGCCGTCAAAGAACAGGAAGCCAAAGACAAAGGCATCACCGACCCTGACGAGATCGCCGCATATGTCTGGGGCGAGTGGAATCAGGAGATGGAAGACTACGGCGTCCATGACCCCGTGGTCACTCAAGCGCTTTGGCGCCACTGCAACGCCGCGCGTTTCAGCGAAGATTCGATTATCCTCGAACATCGCATCCACGACTTTATGGGGAAGCAGGAGCGCAACGGCGTTCCGTTCAATCGCGAAGACGCCGAGAAACTCGCCGCCGGCCTCGAAGATGAGATGTTTCATCTCGTCGGCATCACCAAAGAGCACTACGGCAGTTGGTACGCTCCGGCGAAGAAGCGCATCGTCGCGCCTCGGTGGCATGACCCCGAGGGCAAGAACGAAGCGAAGTCGTACAAAGAGCCTCACTTCGAGCACGGCCAAGATCGCAACCGCGCCGTCTGGGGCGAGATCGCGATTCCGAAGAAGACCATCCGCTACAAGGATAAGCAAAAAGGCGACCGCACCGAAGGCTGCGCCTACACGCCCATCCAGGTCAAAGAATTCAACCCGCTGTCGCGGGAAAACATCATCGATCGCTTCATAACCGTCTACGACTGGGACCCTCAGGAATTCACTGAGACCGGCCGGCCGGCGGTGAATGACGACGTTCTCCGAACGCTCGTCGAGAAGATTCCCATGGCCGAAGAGCTGGCGGAAATCTTCTTCTACAAAAAGCTTCTGGGCCAGCTGAAGGACGGAGCGCAGTCCTGGCTCAACGCCGTCGACGACGACGGCATGATCCATCACTACTGCAACGTCGGCGGTACGATCTCCGGCCGCGCCTCGCACGTCGGGCCCAACCTGGGTCAGGTGCCGTCTGTCGTCGTCAAAGACATCAAAGACGAGCTAGGCAACAAGATCGGCAAGCAAGTCGTCGAAGGCCGCGCTGGCGACTTTGGCTGGGAATGCCGCAACCTCTTCTACGTGCCGGACCCTTACGTGCTCCTCGGCACCGACATGAGCGGCATCGAGTTCCGCTGCCTCGCCAATCTCACATACAAGTACGACAAAGGCGAACTCCTGGATGTCGTGCTTCACGGCGACATCCATGAGATGAACCGCGAAGCCGCAGGGCTGAAGTCCCGCGCCCAGGCGAAGACCTTCATCTACGCGTACATCTACGGCGCCGGCGACTGGAAACTCGGCCACATTGCCGACCCGTATCTCACGGACTCGCAGAAGATTGCACTCGGCAAGCTTCTGCGCCGCACCTTCGAAGAGCGCATTCCAGCTCTCGGCAAAGTCGTCAAGGAAATCGGTCGCCAAGCTGCGAGCGGCAACATCCTTGGTCTCGACGGCCGCTGGCTGCGCGTTCGCGGCCAACACGCGGCGCTGAACCTCAAGCTCCAATCGGATGCTGCGGTTCTCGCGAAGCAGTGGATTCTGAACTTCCTCGACGGGATGGACGATGCCGGCCTCCGCGAAGGCTGGGGCGGCGACTGGGTCCAGCTGCTGTGGGTTCACGACGAACTTCAGCAGGCAATCCTCCCGAAGCACGTCGACTTCGCAAAGCACCTCCAAGCGAAGGCCGCGAAGGACGCGGGCGCTCGCTTCGGCTTCGTCCCGCCGGTCGACGTGGAATCGAAAATCGGCCGCACGTGGGCGCAAACACACTGACGATGTTAATTTTCGCTTGACTTCTGCGTAAGTCTCGCTTACACCCGGAGAACACTGACATGACCACCGAGACTCCGGCCGCTACGGCCGATCAGGCTCCCGACACCGCGAATGCGGTGCCCGCAGCTCCCACCCCTCCGACCCAACGCCGCCAACAGCTTCCGCTGGCGTATCGCGCTGGGATACTGATCGGTCGCCTCATCCAGGCGTTGACGGTGACGATTGTCTTCGGCCCGCTCCTGGTCGCTGGTTTGAAGCTCTTCGGAGTCGAAGGCTTCGTGGCGCTGGGCTACGCCGCGATCTTCTCGCCATATCTCCTCATCGTCGTCGCCGCCATCATCTACTCCCTCGCCTTCCACGCGACGTTCGCGGCGACGACGCAGGTGATGACGCAGCGCGACATGCTCGCCGCGCAATACTACCAGCAGCAGCAAGCCCTAGCCGCAGCAGCGGCGAAGTCGGCGCCGGCGGTGTCCAAGAACTACAAGCGTCGGCGGGCTCACTGATATGACGGCGACGCTCTTCTTCGATACCGAAACCACAGGCCGCGTCCAGAAGTGGGATGCCCCTCCGTCCGACCCCTCGCACCCGATGCCTGTGCAGCTCGCGGCAATCCTCCGCGACGACGACACGCTGAAGGAAATCTCCAGCCTCAACGTCATCATCCGTCCTGAGGGTTGGGTGATTGAGCCCGGCGCCGCCGCCGTTCACGGCATCAGCCAAGAGTATGCAGCGCAGTACGGCATCGCGTTGGAGAACGCCACGTGGGCGTTCATGGGCATGCTCAACGCCGCTGACATGGTTGTGGCTCACAACCTCCGCTTCGACGCCACGGTCATGCGCCGCGCCGCACACGTCGCCGAGGTCCCGGACATCTTCGCTGAGAAGCGTCCGCGCTGCACGATGCTGGCTTCGATCCCAATCTGCCGCATCCTCCACAAGCGGCCTCGTCACCCAACGGACTTCAAATATCCGAAGCTCGACGAAGCCATGCTCTATTTCTTCAACACCGGCGTCGGCGACGACGCGCACGACGCCCTCGTCGACGTGCGGGCCTGCATCCGCGTTCACGACGAACTCCAGAAGATGCGGGCGTTCCCTGACATGGCGGCAGCGGCCTGATGCAGTTGGCTCTTCAATACCGAGAAGAGCACGCGAAGTTTCCCGTAGGGCGGGTGACTTCGACGTGCTTGCGTGGCGACGAAGCTTTCAAGCGTCTTCAAGTGGGCGACATCGTCCAGGTTGAGGCCATTGAAGGCGCAAACAACGACATCCGGCACCTCGGCGAAGCCGCGATCACGGCGAAGAAGCTCACGACCAAGCTCTTTGTTCTTCGTGACGCCCACGAGAACCACTTCTGTCAAGCGGTCGGCGGCCTGCCGTCGAAGCTCATGCAGGACGATCTCGATTGGGCCGAACGCACGCTCGAAGACGTGATCACGGCGCTGCACGGCGAACTCCCGCAGGATGAGGTCTTCACCGTCCTCTACCTACTTCCCCTCAACGCACGGCAAGACTGATGAAGTATCTCGTTCTCGTCGACGGCTTCGCTTCTTTCGAGTGTGAAGCCGACAATCGCACCGACGCCATCGAGCAATACATCGATGCGTTTGGCGAGACCTCAGCCGAACTCGATGCCGTCCCAGATGACGATCAAGGCTCCTGGTAATGGCCGCTCTCGACTTCAAACAGATTTTCAACGACTACATCGCCGACACCCAGAAGAAGTGGGCGCACGACCGCTCGACTACGTTGGGTGCGTCGGAAGTCTTCGGCTGCATCCGCAAGGCGTGGTTCTCGAAGCGCGGCGCCGAGTTCGGCTACGAGAAAGACCCCGACTACGAAGAGTCGTGGGGCGCTACGCGTCGCGGCGACCTCATCGAAAACTTCCACGTGGTCCCGGCGATGAAATATCTCCCGCCGCCGGCCGAGATCAAATACGCGGGCGAGGATCAAGAGACCATTGTTCTCGATCGCAACTCCGCGACTCCGGACGGCCTGATCACCGGGCTCACAAAGGATGCGCTGAAGAACTACGGTGTCGACAACATCAAGTCGAACTGCATCGTCCTCGAAATCAAGTCGATCGATCCCCGCGTCAATCTCAAGGCCGAGAAAGACATTCACCACGGGCAAACCCAGGTGCAGATGGGCATCATTCGTGAGACCACGAAATTCCGTCCGCACTACGCCGTTGTTCTCTACATCGACGCCAGCTTCCTGGACGACATCAAGGTCTTCGTCGTCGAGTTCGACGAGAAGAAGTGGGAGGTCGCGAAGAAGCGCGCCGGCAATGTTTGGTCGATCGACGATCCAAAAAAGCTGACCCCCGAAGGCAAGTTCGACGGCAGCTGCGAATACTGCCCGTACACGCACGCTTGCGCTTTCGTCACCAACGGCATGATCCCAGAGACGTTGGCGAAGAAGGGCAAGTTCGTCGCCGTCGACGACAAGCTACTGGAAACGCTGCTCGCGTCCTATGGCGCTATCACTGAGAAGAAGAAGGCCGTCGAGGCCGACTACGAACTCATTCGGCAGCAGATCAAGGAACGCCTTGTCGAGGTCGGCGACAGCCGCGTGCAAACCGATCGCGGCAAGGTCTCGTGGTCGAAGCAAAAGGGCCGCGAAACCCTGGATACCGAGGCCATGGAAGCCGATGGCATCGACCTCGGCAGATACAAAAAGGAAGGCGCTGCCTTCGACAAGCTGACGATTACGCTCGACGATTGACGTAAGTCCGCCTGACACGGTGAGAAGAGAGAAGAGCAAAGGCCAGAAGTGCGTCCACCGACGTAAGTTTCACTAACCCCGAAAGGAAAGTCCCACCATGGGCAACGAAGTAGCAGTGCGAAATCAAAGCAACGCGGTCGCGACCGCAGCTGATCAATGGGCCGACCTCGCCAACCAATACAGCGCTGGCGGCGGTGACGGCGGCGGCGTCCAATTCCTGAAGTTCAACGGCAACGACGGCGAATTCACCTACGGCGCCAATCGCGAAGTCCTCGACATCGGCACGCAGCTCGCCGTCAACATGGAGAGCTACGAAGTCGGCTTCATCTGCTGGAAAGAGGGCGAAGTCGTCGACGAGAAGATGGTGCCGATCGTCTCCGGCCAGTCGGTCAGCAAGGCCGATCTCCCGGATCACGGTCCCTACAAGACCTACGAAGACGGCACGAAAGACGGCTGGTCCGAGCAGCGTTCGGTGAACTTCAAGGGCATCGAAGACGGTACCGATTATCAGTTCAAGACGACCTCGAAGTCGGGCCTCATCGCCCTGGGCAACCTCCTCCGCGACTTCGCGAAGGGCGTGAAGCTCAACGACGGCAAGGTCCCGGTGATCGAACTCGCGATCAACACCTTCACGCCGAAGAACAACCCCCGCGCCGGCAAGAAGCACGCGCCGACGTTCAAGATCGTCGCCTGGGTCGATCAGAACGAACTCGCGGAAACGATCTCCAGCAACAGCGCCGCTGCGGCTGAAGAAGAAGTCGCGGCTCCGCCGCCGCCTCCGCCAGCTCCGGCTCCGGCCGCTGAGGGCGGTCGTCGCGGCCGTCGCTTCTAACGACTGAAGGACCACGGAGGCGGCTTCGGCCGCCTCCGGTTCTGAGATGCCGACGCTCTCCCCCCAACAAGAGGATGCCGTTCGCGGAGTCGCCAAGTGGTTTGGTGATTCACCGCACGCGCAGCCTCATAAGCTCGCGGGCTTCGCCGGCACCGGCAAGTCGACAATCCTCCCGTACATCATCGAAGAATGCGGACTGCAGCCTTCGCAAGTGGCATTTTGCGCCCCCACCGGCAAAGCCGCAAAGGTGATGACGGAGAAGTTCAAGGCCCAAGGCTGGGACGATGTCGCGGCCAACACCATCCACAAGCTCATCTACAAGCGCCCGGACGACAAAGCCGATGGCGTGAAGAAACTCCTCGATAGCGCCGAGGACAAGGCCAACGATCTCGCGGCACAGCTGACGGCCGCACGGGCGCAGGGACGCGCCCCCGAAGAAGTCAGCAAGCTCGAAGTCGACCTCGCCGGCGCCGAGAAGAACGCCAAGGACTTGCAAGCTCGCTTCAAGGAAGCTCTGAGCACGCGCAAGTCCGGCCTTCGCTTCGAACTCAACAGCGGCTCTCCCATCCGCATGAAGCAGCTCGTCGTCGTCGACGAGGCTTCAATGGTGTCCGAAGAACTCGCTAACGATCTCCGAGGCTTCGGCGTCCCCATCCTCGCCATCGGCGACCCCGGCCAGCTGCCGCCGGTCTCCGGCGGCATGGGCTTCGACATCACACGGCCGGACTCCTTTCTCTCGGAGATTCACCGGCAAGCGGCCGACAATCCCATCATCTGGTTGTCGAAGGAAATCCGTGAAGGCCGGCGGCCGGACTACGGCAGCTACGGCGACGGCATTCTCCGCATCCTCACGAAGAAGCAGGACGATGTCACTGAAGACGTTGGCCGCGATCTTCAAGTCATTTGCGGAACCCATGCCACGCGCTGGCGGCTGACGCAGAAGATTCGAAAGGCCGCTGGCTACACGTCGACGGGTCCGCAGAAGGACGAGCCCCTACTCGTCTGCCGCAACTCGCAGACCATCCCCACGCTCGTCAACGGCTCGTTCGTCTACTGCGAAGAAGACGTTGGCGAACTCGTGCCGCAGTCCGACAGCTTCGAGGTCAAGTTCACCGACGAGTACGGCGAAACGCGGAAGCTCCGCGTGCTCCAGGCGCTGTTTGAAGAGCACCTGCTGCGAAAGCAAGGCGCCGCGACCATCACCGATCGCCAGCTCTGGATGGCGCGGAAGTCGTACCACCAGCTCGACTTCGGATGGGTGCTGACCTGTCACAAGTCGCAGGGCAGTCAGTGGGATGAAGTCGTCGTCCACGACGAAAGCTCCCGCTTCCGCGAAGACTCCGACAAGTGGCTCTACACGGCGGTCACGCGTGCGGCGCAGCGTCTGACGGTGATCGTATGACCGCGACATACGAAGACTATCGCCGAGAACTCGCAGAGGCCGTCGATCTCACAGAGACCGTGATCTCGGCGACAACCAACCTTCTCACCTTCCTGGAGAGCCTGCGTGTCTCCGTGCCCGAAGTCTGGCAGGATGACGACACTCTCGATCTCCGCTGGGAGGGCGACAAGCCCTACACCGCATGGACGCTGCACGTGTCCGAGAAGCGGACGATCGCCGTCTACACCAATCTCCGAGGCGAAGGCTACGGCGTCGCCGTCGAAGACTATGAGCACCTGAAGAGGTTGCTCGCCGACACCCGCATCGCCTTCGTCATCGAGAAAGCCAATGTCTGCTAGGCCCGCCAACGGTCCCGAATTCTGGGACGTGATTCTCCGCGACATCAGACGCGAGAACCCCAGCATCCAGCCCATCATTGCCGGTGGCGCCGTCCGCGACTTCATCCTCGGCGGCGAAGCCAAGGACATTGATGTGTGGTTCTACAAGTCGACGCGCGGTGGCCCGACGACCGCGACCATGCACAAGGCCAAGCGTTGGACTCGTGTCGTACCCGATGACGAAGACGAGAACGAATACGCCAGCAACAGCCGGCTGAAGATGCTGCACAACTACGCCTTCTACGGCTGGGACGTGCAGCTCATCGGCGTCGACGTGTTCCCCTGGGGCTGGGAGTCACTCGTCAACGACTTCAACATCGGCCTTTCGAAGATGGCCTATGACGGCGCCGTCCATGCTCACGCCGACGCCCTCACGGACATCGCCAACAAAACCGTGAGCATCGTCAAACCCAACGCAGGCGAACGCCTGAAGCGGTGTGTCGGCAAGGCCACGGCGCTCGCAGCGAAGTACGGCTTCGACAAGAGCAACATCATCCCAGCGGCCATGAGCGTAGTCGACGATTTCGAACTCGAAGAGGTCCCGTTCTAATGGCGGCATGGATCGAGGGCTACGTCTCTCGGTTCGACACCGAAGACTGCTACGGAGACATCAACTTAGAAACCTGCTTCGACGTGTTTCTTCGGCGCTACCGCACCGTCTTTGAGTGCGGCGTCCCCATGCTCATCGAGCACGACGACAAGAGGCTCTGCGGGCGCTGGTACAGGTTCTGGAAGGACAAGGACGGTCTCATTGGCCGTGGTGAAATCTTCCGTCATCGGAAACATGGCCGCAACGCCGTCGCCGGGATTCTAGACGGCAGTCGTCGCGATCTCAGCATCGGTTTCTGGCACTCGCGGAGCCGACACGATTCCAGCCGTTGGTATCGCGTCGATTCCGACGACAAGAAGACCATCAAGTTTCTGCGGAAGGGCGGCCGGCGGCTGATCCCTTCCCAAACCGAGGCCCAGGCCTTCGCCTTCAGGCCGTTTGTTAAGACCCGCATCCTCATCGGCGAGGTCTCGCTCGTTAACCGAGCCGCCTGCGTTGGGTCGCGGGTGCAACAAATCGTTAACCACGGGGTCAGTTTGCCTGACTTCGGCGCAATTCCGCTTGACATTCAGTCAGCGTCAGTATCTAACTAGGAGGATGAAGTGCAGTTCCAAGTCGTCGCTATCGCCGGCCGCAAGTTCGCCGGCAAGGACACCGCAGCGCAGGCTCTCGTCGATGAGGGCTATGTGAACGTGAAGTTCGCGACGCCGTTGAAACTGATGATCCGCACGCTGCTGGAGGCCCGGGGGGCCACGGCCGATGAAGCCGAGCGGATGACGGACGGCGATCTCAAAGAAGTCGTGACACCGCTGCTGGACTTCAGCAATACCGGCTCCAGCGAACTCCAGGTGCTGGCCACGGCCATGCTCCGCGTTCTCCTCACGTATCAGGGCGTAAGTGACTATGACGCCGGTGTGATGCTGGAAGGCAACGCGAAAGACAAAGCGACGAAATACCTCCAATTCCGAACCCCTGCTTACGCGTTGGAAACCCTGGCTGGCCTATGGCTGGGGAAAATCATGTCGGCAGGCCCGGCCACCAGCCGGTACGCGATGCAGACGCTTGGGACGGAATGGGGTCGCGATACCATGGGCGAAGGCCAGTGGGTTGATGCAGCCGTCAACTGCATCGAAGAGATCAAGAAGTCCGGCGGCAAGGCCGTCGTCTCTGACATGCGCTTTCCCAACGAAGGCGACGCCATGGACACCATCGGCGCCCTGAAACTTCGCGTTCGTCGCTCCGGAGACCCGCAACAGTTCAACAGCTTCTCCAACCACCCGAGCGAGACCGCGATCGACGACCTGTCGGTTCATCTTGACATCGATAACGACAGCACGATCGAAATGCTGCACGGCCGCGTGAAGCTCGCGGCGCAGAACCAGAAACAAGTCCGCCTCGTCGAAACCATCGACCGCTCCGAACTCGAAGCCATGGGCGGAAATCTAGTCACGCATCCGAAGCTCGCCGGCGCCTACTCGGTGCTTTCTCAGTACCAGGACGATGCCACTCGGAAGCTGAAAGTCGAATTTCTTGCGCTACGCCCGATTTTGGACTTGGCGGCATAGGACGAATTTCGCGCGTAGGGAGTACGCGTGAAAAATGCGCCGTTTCAGCTGAGAAGCGGCCTGGAATACATCAACGGGCTGTGTATTCAGCCCACAGGGACAAAGCTGCGGAAAGGCGAACACCAATGGCTGAAGTTGCAATGAAATTTATCGATCTCCTGGCGACGGCGGTGCCGACTGTTCAGGTGCAGATCGATGTCGAACACAGCGAGGACGAGAAGGACAAGCCGGCGACGTTGGCGATGATCTACGCGCTCACAGTCCACCGCCTCGTGCAATCTGGTGACATGAACGCTCTCAGCCGCCGCGTCTGCGCCGACCTGTATCCTCGCCTCGCTCCTACACCACCTAGGGAGCAATCGGCGGATGCCGAGTCCATCGTCCAACAACAACAAGAACAACCGACCGTCACCCACTAAGGAAGAGCTGCAAGCTCTTCGCGATCAGGGACTATCTCGCGAACAGATGGCCGAACGCTACGGCGTAGGCCTATCTCAGATGAAGCGCTGGATTGCAGCGCTGGGCGTGAAGCCAGCCGCGAAGCGGCCATCTCGGGCCCGCCCGAAGAAGCAAGAAGAACCCAAGCTCGAAGACGGTTTCTCTCTCGTTGACATCGCCGCGTATCGACTCGGCGATCGTCTTACCGAGCGTAAAGGTCGTGGCTATTATCTCGACGGGCAGCCTGCGAGCACGGCGACAATCCTCGCCGCCGCAGGGTTAGATTTCCTCGACGCAAAGCCGCGACATTGATTCTTGCGGCCGTCAGTTTTATTGACACGGCCGGCAAGCGTCGCTATCCTCGTCCTTCATCCCAAAAGCCGCACGGCCTAGCCGGCGAGACCTTGCGTCCGCCGGACGCCTCCCCTGTTGCCTCCAACCAAGAAGGTCACAAGACCCATGAAACTCCGTCCGTCCGTCCGCGCCGAAATCGTCGAGCATCGCACCTATCTCCGCCCGCTCGATGACGAGGGCGCAGTATTCGAGACGACGGAGCAAGCAGTCGACCGCATCATCGGCCATCAGCGATGGCTTTGGGAGCGCGCCCGTGGTGAGGCGTTGGGTCCGACACAGGAAGCCGAACTCTCGGAGCTTCGCCAGCTTCTCATTGAACGCAAGGTCACTGTCGCCGGCCGCACGCGTTGGCTAGGCGGCACTGAAGTCGCCCGGCGTCGTGAGTCCTCGCAGTTCAACTGCGCTCACCTCGAAATCCGCACCGTCCACGACATCGTCGACTCGTTGTGGCTCCTGCTGCAAGGCTGCGGCGTCGGCTTCACTCCGGTGCCTGGAAGTCTCAATGGATTCCAGTGTCCGATTCCCGAAGTCGTCGTGAAGCCGAGCGCCGTGACGAAGGAAGCGTGGGAAGCCGGCGTTCGTGGCCGCGAGAACAACCGCGAAAGCTTCAACCGCCGCACCGGCGTCTGGACAATCACCGTTGGCGACAGCGCCGAAGCCTGGGCGAAGTCCATCGGCAAGATCATGGCCGGCAAGTATCCGGCGAAGAAACTCGTACTCGACTTCTCGCAAATTCGTCCAGGCGGTATTCGTCTGAAGGGCTACGGCTGGATCAGCAGCGGCCACGAGCCCATCGCCAACGCCTTTAAGAAGATCGCCGAGATCATGAGCGCCCGCGCCGGGCAGCTCCTGTCGAAGATCGACATCCTCGACATCATCAATCTCCTCGGCACCATCCTGTCATCGCGTCGATCGGCGCAAATCGCTCTCGTGGAATTCGGCAGCCCAGAGTGGGTCGAGTTCGCGAAAGCCAAGGCCAACTACTGGGCGCCGGAAGTCAACAAGCCCTGGCGCGCTCAATCCAACAACAGCTTGGTCTTCTACCAGCGGCCGACTCGCGACGACATCCGCAGCATCCTCGAAATCATGATGGCTGCCGGCGGCAGCGAACCCGGCTTCATCAATGGCGTCGCCGCTCGCGTTCGCGCCGCTTGGTTCAAGGGTGCGAACCCCTGCGCCGAAATCCTCCTCGGCGATCGTTCTTTCTGCAACCTCGTCGAAGTCGTTCTCTTCCGCTTCAACGGCGATCGTCAGGCCCTATACCGCGCCTTCTGGCTCATCGCCCGTGCGAACTACCGGCAGACGTGTGTCGACCTCGACGACGGCATCCTCCAGCGCGGTTGGCACGAACTCAACGAGTTCTTGCGGCTCTGCGGCGTTGGCGTCACCGGCGTCGTCTCCTGGGATAGCCACGGCGACCCCATTGCGTGGCAGCAACTCCGGCTTGCGGCTGTAGACGGCGCCAACTCCATCGCCGACGAACTCGGCCTGCCCCGAGCTAAGGCCGTGACCACGATCAAGCCCAGCGGCACGCAATCCAAGGCCCTCAGCCTCGAAGGCCAGGAAGTGCCAGAAGGCATTCACAAGCCCCTGGGTCGCTTCATCTTCAACAACATCGGCTTCGGCCGGCATGATCCCCTGGTCGCGAAGCTCAAACGAGCCGGCTACTACGTCTTCGATAATCCCTACGACGCCACCGGCGTCCTCGTCCGCATTCCCGTGGAATTCTCCAACATCGAGTTCGACGCCGTCGAGCGCGAGATCAACGGCGAACGCGTGGTCGTCGAGGTCAATCAAGAGTCGGCGATCTCTCAGCTGGAGCGCTACAAGCTCGTGATGGAGAACTACGTCGACCACAACGCCTCGATCACGGTCTCCTACGACCCCTCCGAGGCCGATGAGATCGCGGACTGGCTGCACAACAACTGGGACATCTACGTCGGAGTCAGCTTCCTCTATCGCAACGACCCCGCGAAGACGGCGGCCGATCTCGGCTACGCGTATCTGCCGCAGGAAGTCGTCGATGAGCGCACCTATCGAGAATACGTCGCCGGCCTGAAGCAGCTGAATTTGCGTGGCACCGACTCCTTCGACGAGGTCGAACTCGGCGATCAATGCGCGACTGGCGCTTGCCCGATTCGTTAAGTCTCTCTTTCTGGCGCAACTGAGGACCGCTGAGAATTGACTTTTGTCAACGGTGGGTTGCGCCTAAAGGCAGTCAGAATCGCATAGCTCAGACGGTTAAGCGCATAGCCGAGCTGAGATCGCAGTTGTTGCACTGCAATATATCACCGCACCCGCAACAAATTGCAGAAGAACGCTATGCGAACACGCATAGGCGGCGCAGTTGCTTGCCTAATGACCGAAACGTAAGGCGCAGACGAAAAAAGTTCCATACTGGGGCGCCGCAAGCGTAAAGCCAAGGTTCCCAAGAGCACTGCTAACGGCCGACATGGTTCCCATACTTCAACACCACCGTAGACCTAAAGGATAGGCACATTGAATACTTGGATGGAGTGAGTTTAAGAAAGGTTGCTCTCACTGTCTTCTGGGGTTACTGTGGTCAATGTAAGCTACGCTTCTAACATGATTTGTTGCGCCACGCGCGATTTTGCTGTAGTGACTTACTCGCGTGGTCGGAACTGACCGCAGAGGTAAGAGTTGATGGCACGCAAGGCAAAAGGTGCTAAGCGCACAGTGAAAAGGAGACGCATCATGAAGACTGCTCCGGCGGCGCCGCCGCCACAGACTCCGCCCCGGGCCGCTGCCGGTCCTCGTCTGGTTTCGGAGACCGGGGTTCTCGCACGTGAAAAGTCGACGGTGGGCTCTCGCCTACGCGAAGCCCGGGAGCGCGCAGAGATGACGCAAGCCGACGTAGCTGGAAAGCTGCCCTCCCCGAAGGGCGACGGCCGGACGATGTCTCGGGCGAACATCGCTCAGTACGAAAGCGACGCCGTCGAGCCCCCGCTTCACACCGTCGAAGAGATCGCGAAGATTCTGAAGACGCCGGCCTCGTATCTGGCATTCGGCGTCGGCGGGCTTGGTCCCCTCGGCACCGGCCAGGACGCGATCGATGCCTTGCTCGCTGAGGTCCCCGAATTCACGTTCGGCGACGCTCCCGACGCCCGCGAACCCGTCACCGAATGGAAGCTGCCGAAGGACTGGCTGCGGGCTCAGCTCCGCGTCAGCAAGTTCGACGACCTCTTCATCTACCAGTGCCAATCGCAGAACATGGCGCCGCAATACGAGTTCGGCGACAAGCTCGTGGTCGACGGCAGCGACCGTAAGGGCAGCGGTGTCTATCTGCACTGGGACGGCACGGCGCCGGCGATCAACCGCATCACCGTGATCCCCAAGGCCTCGGGCCCGATCGCGCGTGTGGCGTCGACGGACAATGTCACCGACCAATACGAGGTGCCGGTCTCTGACCTGCATATTCTCGGCCGCGTTCGCGGCGTCTGGAAAGCCTCGTAAGTTCACGACGCCTCCTTCACCCAACGATCGATAAGAGCCACGACTCTGTCCTCTCTGACCCTGCGCCGTCGTCTAACGACGGTGCAGGGCAGATCACCTCGATCGATGGCGTCGTTCACCCAATCCGCTGTGATGTCGACTAGCCCGCGCGATTGAAAAATCGCTGCGGCGTCTTCGGTTGTGATGAGCTTCGGCTCCATGTCCGAAGCGTAAGCGCCGCTTGCTTTGTCGTCAAGGCAAAATTGCATTGTTTCGGCGTGACTGCGTGACTCGTCACGTAGTCAGCGCTGGAAATGTACGGTTTTCGGCGGATGTCAGCGGTCTTCGTAAGAGATAGTTGACGACGTTGCGTCGCGAAAAAGCGTGGAAACCCTTGAAAAACAATGGCGCACCCGACAGGATTCGAACCTGTGACCTCTGCCTTCGGAGGGCAGCGCTCTATCCAGCTGAGCTATGGGTGCTTGTTGATTTGTCAGTGATTTTCTGTGATACTGCAAGGCGGTTTCGCAGAAGTCACGCAAGAATCACGTAATGGCATCCGTATATCCGGTGACGCTTAAGAACAAGGCCGGTGTCGAACGCACCGTCTATCGCGTCCAATACACAAACGCCAATGGCAAGCTGAAGCAGAAGCAGTTTCGCAACAAGCGTTTGGCTAACTCCTGGATCAGTGCCGGCGGCCACGTCGCCGTAGAGGCGGCACCGATCGAAGCCACGGGCTCCAAGTTCTCTGCCATCGCTAAAGCCTGGGTCTCCGCCTGCGAACGCGGCCTCCACGGCGAAATGCCGCTCGAAGTCTCCGTCACCGAGGGCTATCGCTCCTATCTTAAGAACTGGATCAATCCCGAGATCGGAGACCTCGACATCGCCGATGTCGATCGCAACCGCTTCAGGGAATTCCGAGACTGGGTCTTAGAACAAGGCCTCGCGCGGGCGACCGCGAAGAAGATCGTTGGCATCGCCCGCAGCGTCATCAAGTACGCACTGGACACCGACCTCATCCCCGCCGACCCAACGACGGGAATCACCGTCAAGCTCGCTTCTGGGAGGCATAGGGACCGCTCGACAAAGCGGCTGCCGGTACATTCCAAGGCAGACATGAAGAAGCTGCTGGCGGTGTCGGCTGAACTCGCGAAGGCCGAGGACAAGCGGACCTCGATCGCCTGGGCTCGCTATAGACCCATGCTTCTGCTCTTCGTCTACGCGGGCTTGCGGTCGTCGGAACTCCGGGGACTGCCGAGAGACATGTTCGATCACGCCGAGGGCTCCGTGGAAGTGAAGCAGCGCGCCGATCGCTACGGCGTCATTGGCCCGCCGAAGTCGACGGCCGGTTATCGCATCATCCGTCTCCCGCGTTGGGTCGCTGACGAAGTCGCGGAATACCTGAAGACGCACGACCACGAACTCGTCTTCCCTGCCCGACGCAGCGGCGAGCCGATGTCACGCGAGAACATCGAGCGGAGAATGTGGACGCCGTTGCAAAAGAAGGTCGGAGTGTCTGTGCTGGGTCTCCACTCGATCCGTCACTTCTTCGCGTCGAGGTTGATTGAGCTTGGCGCAAACTCTAAGCAGCTCCAAGAGCGCATGGGTCACCACAGCGAGAGCTTCACCAAAGACGTGTACGGGCATCTCTTCAAAGACGAAGAAAACATCCGTGCCGACCAGCAACTCGCCGAACGGCTGACGCTCTAATGCGTCATATATGACGCATTAAGTCGGTTAAGGGGCACTTTATGGGTCATATATGACCTATTGGCCGCGTGCAGGGATTCGGGATTTAAGCGAGCTGGATTGCAAGAAAATGGGGAATAAGAAAAAGGCGTCGGCGAAAACCGACGCCCGGAAGAGCGGTGCAATTGAGAAGAAGGTCGGCGGCCTAGTGCGGGCGCGACGACTGGAAATCGGCATGAGCCAGGAACGTTTGGCCGAACTCCTCGGAGTCACCTTTCAGCAGGTCCAGAAGTACGAGAAAGGCATCAATCGTATCGCCTTCTCTCGTATGCTCGACATCGCCGCAGCGCTCGATCGTCCTGTCACCGCATTTGTTCCCGAGCGGTGACATCACGAGGGAAACCGATGAAACGTTACCGATCGGGAACGTCGCGTTCTTTCGCCTGAGCGGCGGCGATGATCTCCAGCCACTCGTTGTAGGCTCGCGCCACGGCGTAGAGATTGCCGTAGCAGCTTTCCCACGCGGCGAAGAGCTGGGCTTCGTAAGTCGCAGACGGGGCTTGATCCTCGACGCTGTCGGCTGGAGCCTCCGGCGCGAACTCGCACGTGAGCATCCCCGGACGAATGTCCGGCGTCACGAACTCAGTCTGGGTAACGGGCTCTGGCTTCGTCGCGCAGGCCATTAAGCCGGCGCTGAGTATCCCGTAGCACAGGAGCAACAGGCCCGTTCGCTTCAGGCGGGGCGCGATCGATTTCACGGATGACTCCACTAATGGAGCGGTCAAACGCCGCTCGCTCTTCGAGTCGTTGGTCGAAGACTTCATTGACTTTCCCTTGTGCCTCTTGCTGCGTCTCCACAGCCCGTAGGCGGGCGTTTGCGCCCGACAGCTCCCCTTCAAGCCGCGTGATCTCACCAGCCTGTGCGGCGATGGCAGCGGTCTGCTCGCGGTCGCGCCAATAGATGACGCCCAGAAGGCTCACAGCCGCGATGACGATGAGGACGCGGGGTTGGAAGAGAAAGTCCGCGACGGGCTTCAGAAAAGCCCCTGCGAGTGCGAGAAACGGCATTAGGGTGCGTTCTGTGCCGGTGGCGTGGGAGCGTCGTCGACCTTCCCGTCGATCGCGGCGTCGATAACGCGGGCGATGCCCGACAGATATTCAGCCGAAGGCGCGACGAGGTAGATCAGCTGGAGAACGGTGGCCTGGATGATGAGAGCCAGGGCCAGCGTCAGGAGGGCGGCCGTGGCGCCGGCAACCGCGAGCACGTGGGCGATGTATGCCAGCATCGCTCCAATGAAGAGGATGGTGGCGAAAATCATCAGCCGCCGGAAGAGCCACTTTGGCTCCGGCAAAAAGCTCGAAATGTTGGGCATGGTCAGCGACACTATCACGCGTTAGCCAAACTGTCAAGCCGAGGCGGTAATGACGGCGTACCCGTCGCCACCCTTCTGGGCCAGGATTGAGGGGTCGTCTCCTGCGGTGCCGCCCACGGCGATCGGGGCGCCCGGATAGTCGGGGTCCGCTGTCCCTGCCGGCGTCGCGAAGTTGCCGGCCGTGGTCGAGCCCGAGGTCGCGCCGGCATCGACGTAGCCGCTACCGCCGCCGCCGGGGTGACCGTCGCCGCCGCCGCCGCCACCGCCCCAATAACCGCCGCCGCCGCCGCCACCGTCATCGGAGGTGGTGGTGAAGCGATCGGCTGTAGCCGTGCCGAAACCATTGCCGCCTCGGACCTGGGTGCCGGTCTTGCCGAGATTGCTGGTGTCGCTGCGATCGTTGCCGCCGGCCAGCTGAGTGCCGCCGCTGCCGCCGGTGGTGCCGCCGCTGTCTTGGCCGCTGGTGCCGCCCCCGGCGCCGCCGTCGCTAGAGCCGAAGCCCACGCCGCCACCACCGGCACCGGCCACGGCCACGAGAACGTCGTTGATGTAGACTCGGGTCGAGCCACCGCCACCACCGCCGGCCACGTCACCGCGAGCACCGTCACCGCCGTCCGGCCAGCCGCCGGCGCCACCTTCAGTGAGGTAGACGCCCGGGCCGCCGCCGCCGCCGACTTCGACTTCGACGACATCGCCTTCGGAGACCGCGAACGTGGCTTCAGTGAAGCCGCCGCCGCCGCCGTCTGAGGAACCGCTGACGTAGATGCCGCCGCCGCCGCCGGCGCCCCACAGCTTCACCGAGATCGAACTCACGCCGGCTTCAACGATGTAGCGGCGCCGCGTGCCCGTGTGAGCGACTTCGTAGGTGTTACCGGCGATCAGGCTGCCGACTACCGTGAGGAAACCGGAGACCACGGGAGTAAGGGCCGTGGTCGCCAGGAGGTTATATGCGCGGCCGAGGACCAGCGTCGACACCGTCACCGGCGACGTGTGAACCGCAGTCCAGTCGAGATCGAAGCCGTCAGCCGTAAACCCGTCCCAGTCGGCCCGAAGCGCCGTCGCTGACGTGTCGCGACCGATGTAGAAGACGTTGTCGGCGGCGGCAGAACCGCAATTCGAAGGGTCGGTTGCTTGGTTGAAAGCACCCAAACCCACACCGCCGGCTTCATCAAAAGCGGCGATGCCGAAGCCAGATGCCTGGGCGTTTTCGAAGTACGGGGTGTCGAAGGCCTCCGCCGAGCTGCCGATCATCAGCGCGAACTCAGGCTGAAAACCGAGCCCGGTGATGCTTTGCACGCCAGTCGTCGTCGGCGTCATGAACGACAGCACGCGAGCATCGACACCGGGGACGTGAACGAAGAGCGTGATGTTGTCGTCGCCAGTGATGGTGTTGTTGGCTTCGCTGGTGAAGCCGTCTGCATTGAACGACTTCCAACGGACGAAGCGGTTGAGGGCTGCAGAGTTGTGAGACGCGAAAACTTGGGCCTTGTCTTCGGACATATACAAAGACGGACGGCCGGCGATGCTCTGAGAGGTCTGTTGAATCCAGTTGACGCTCGCTTGGTTCGCGTTCTTGTCGACGAATCCCAGGCCCGCAGCGAAGACGCCGTTGCTGCCGTCGCCGTTGCCGAGGTTAGAGAACTCGCCGCCGATGACGCCAAACGTCGGGTGGAAGCCAATGTGGTCGTAGAGAACTTCCAGGTTTGGATTGTGCAGGGCACTGTTGCGGACGACGCCTGCCTTCACGTCATGGCCGGCGATGATAACGGCAAAAAACTGGCGTTGCGTGGCTTCGACGGTCGTGAAATTCAGACGCACACCATCAGCGATGAAAGAGTCGACTGCGGCCCGCACGGCTTGGGCACTGACGGTTTCGCCAGGAAGCGCGGTCGAGATCACGGCATCGTTGTTCTGCATCCGCTGTTCGGATTCAGCGTCCGATATGCCCTGATTGTCCTCGATCGTCGCCGATACGCACATTTGATGATACGGCGTCGCGGCGCCGAACGCGTAGAGGACGTGATCTGCGGTGCTGTTCGCTGGAGACTGGCCGCCGAAGATCAGCACGGCTTTCGGAACACGGCCGCCGAGTGCCGTGTCGGTGATGTCGAGAGTGCCGGTAGCCGTTGGCGTGAGGAACGGCACCACTGCCATCTTGAAGTCGATGTCGTTGTCGCGTTCGATGTAGCCGGACGCCCGAGCATCGTATTGAACGGTCTGCGGGTTCTCACTCGTCGTCAGCGGGATCATGCTAGGCGAGCCGTTGGCGAACGTGCTCGTCACCTGCAGCGCCAAACCCGATGGCAGCACGCCGGGGTCTTCAGAACGCGTGTAGGAAGCGCCGCCGAAGTTGAAGCCAATCCAAACAACGTCGCCACGCCGCAGGAAGATCGGGTGCAGAAGCGGGATGTCGTTGTCGCCAACAGACAAACCCGTGACCGTCGCCGTCCGAGTCAGCAACAGACCCGGACCATCGGTGCAGTCCGTGAAGATGAGGCCGCGAATGTCCGTCGCCGGCGCCGCCGTTCCCGTATAGAAGTGCATGGTATCGAGCCACATGTCTTCTGGCGCGATAAACTTCCGGGCGCGGATGTTGTTGATCGAGCCCGTGGAGTTTGCAGGCTCCACCGGCGGCGGGGCCGTCATGAACTCTTCTTCGTCAGCGAATGCGAAGATGAAGGCCTTACCGTCAGAGCCGGCGAGAGACTCACCACTCAAGCGATAGCCAAGGCCGACTTCGTAGCCGTGCTGGTAGCGGCCAGCAGCGGCATTGGTGCTGCGAATAGTCGTGTAGCCATCGATGAAGTCAGCGGAGTTCGCAGCGTAGCCGCTGCCACCGCCACCGCCAGTAGCAGCGCCGCCGGCGCCGCCGAAGTAGCCGCCGCCACCACCGCCTGAGTACTGGCCGGAGGATTGAACGGTGGTCTCAGAATCGCCGTCGTTGAAGCCGTCTCCGCCAAAGCGGCCGTCGCCGCTACGGGTCTCATAGCCGGCGAGACCCTGAATACCGGCGCTGTCTTGATCGGCCGCGATCATCTCAGTCGTGAAGCCGGAATCCACGCCGCCCGAGAGGCCACCGCCGTCGCCGCCACTGCCGTTGACAGCCGAGCCGCCGTCTTCGCCACCGCCGGCGCCGGCAACGAGGCGTAGGACTCCGTTGACGTAGATGCGCGTCGAGCCGCCGCCGCCGCCGCCAGCGAAGTTGCTGTCGCGTCCGCCGGAGCCGCCGTCAGGCCAGCCGCCGATGCCGCCCGAAGTCAGAAGGCCGGGATTGCCGCCCTCCCCGACTTCGATCGTGATCTCGTCGCCGGGTTCGACTTTGAGGATTGCATACGCGTGACCGCCGCCGCCGCTGGCACGGAAGCCGCCCTCGTAGCCGGTGGCGCCACCGCCGCCCCAGATGTTGACCAGCAGAGTCCGGACGCCATCGGGGACTGAACGCGTGATCGGAGCCCCGGTGAAATAGAAGTCGTTTTCGCCAGCGGCCAGCGGCTCAGCGGCGACCGTCAGAACACCGGCGACATCGAGGTCGAGGTCAGTAGTCACGACCAACTCGAAGCCAGACGGCGCGTTGAAGAGTTCGCCCGACAACGCCAGCGTCGTCGAAGTCGAGGTTTCGAGGAACATCGTCCGCGTCAGCGCGCCGGTAAGGCTCACCGACATCGCCGGAGCGGCTTCAAGCAGGTGCGGGAAGCTGACGAACAGCTGACCCGAGACTTCGAGGTCGACATCGACATCGCCCGCGATCTCGATCGGAGGATACTGCGAGATGCCGCCAGCCGTCGTCAGTGCGACGCTGAGATCACCTTGTAGTTCGATCGGCGCCAAATTCGAGAGGACGCCAAACAGCGAGAGAATGAGATTGGAGTTCGCCTCCATCTCGATGGGGCCGAGATTGCTCAGGTTGCCGGCGAGTTGCAGGCTCAGGCCGAGATCGGAATCGAGCAAGAACGGCTGCCGAGAGATAAAGCGACGCATCACCGGGAATAGAGAATCCCCCACGGCGTTGCGGGCGTAGACTCGCAACGTCACCCACCCTGGCTTAGAGTCGGTGACCGTGCCCGAAGTCGTCATGCTTCCGAGGTCGTGCTCAGGGCCCTCTTCGTCGTGGCCATCGCGCGTGACCGTCGCGAAGTATTCCGTGGTCTCGGACGGAGCCTCATCACCGGCGTTGGGTTTGGTGATCGAAGTCGCCGTGCGGTTACGACGAACCCACGTGAGATCGTAGTCGGGACCAGGAAGCTCGTCGGGATACGACTCACTTTCGACGGTGAGCTGATCCGGCGGATACGGAAGATGTACGCGATCCTGCATTTCCAGGTGCGTGAGCGTGGCGTCGAACGGGGACGATTGGCCGAAGGCGTTCTGACTGACGGCGAAGCTGTCGACTTCATCGCCCGGCTCGAAGAAGTTCTCACCGAGTTGATCCACACCTTCCGAGAAGAAGAACATGCGAGTGCCGGCCGCATGGGTTCGCGGCGACGTATCGCCGATGCCGCGCCAGACGTTGGTCAGTGTGTAAGTGCCGTCGCCATGATCCGTGTAGCCGCCGTAGGCGATCATCTCGTCACCAATCAAGGCAACATTCACGACATCGTTAGCGATCTCTGAGTCGGTGGCAGTGCGGAGGACGATTTTGTCGTCAAGGTTGGAAATGCGGAAGCCCGCCGCGTGGAACTCGCTGGTCTCCAATGGGTACTCGTTGACGAGGGTCGCCGTGGCGCAGAACTGGCCGTCCGTTTGATCGATGGCATAGGTCTCATTTCCGTCTGTCGACACTTGCGCTTCGAAGCTGTCAGTGTTGACGTGCGGACGACGCATGAAATAGCCGATATACGCATTATCGACGGTGCCGCCGTCCGCGACTTCGCCAGCGGCGACCAGACGGTCGACGATGAACTTAGGCAGCTCGATGATGCGGGTCTCGATGATGTTCTGCGGCTGCGTGATTGGGCGCACCCACTCTGTTTGCGGAGGCGCAGTGAAGATCGTCTTCGAGATGGCGAAACGGTCCTGCACGAGGTCAATGGCGACGCGGCCGTTGTCGAGTTCGCCGTAGTCGAATGACTTTACGCGGCAGATGAGCTGATCGATCCGGTATTCCGGCCAAGTGACCTTGATGACATCGCCAGGACGCAGCTGGGCGCCGTTGCGGTTGGTGATGATCCGCAGCGTCGTGATCGGGATCGAGAGATAGTTGAGTTCTCGGGCGGCGAGGAAGTTCGCCAGGGTGCCATTGCTGACGCCCGGGAACGTGACTTCGGTCGAGCGTACCCGGCCTTGAATCGTGATGTTGCTCAGGTCCTGAGCAAAGGCCGTCTTCTCATTGTAATCGCTCTCGCGATCGTTGTAGACGACGCGAGTTTGATTGTAGGTGTCAGCCCATTGGGAAACACCAAAGTCGGTGACTTCGAGGATGTTGCTGGGATCGAAGATCGGCAGCTCTTCGATGTTGTAGTCTTCGCGCACGAGCTTGATGACGATCTGGCGCGTCGTCGGCTCTTCGTAAACGAACCCGTCGATCTGCTTGAGGATTTCCTCGATGGCGTCGCGGCCGTCCGTCGCCGAGTTCAGCGTATAGGCGATGCCGTGGTTCTCTTCGGCCAGCTGCGTGCCAGCGGCGACAAACGAGGCCGCGTCGACGCTGTCGCCGGCAATGGCCATGCGGCCCCAGTCGCTGGTGATGATGTCGTAGAGAACTTCGGACGGGTTGGCGTCGCCGTCTTCGCCAACGGGGCCGAGGCCGAGCTGGTTGGGTTGAGATTCGACTTCCACGGAAATGGGATCGAGGTTCGGCCGCTCGCCGACCCAGAAGGCGCGCTGAATTGCGGCTTCGCGTTGTTGCTCGCGAAGGTTTGCCGCCCACAGAAGGAAGCCGATGCCTCCAAAGGGAATGCCCGTGATCTTCGGCGTGTCGGCGGGAAGTCCGCGCAGCACCATGTACGTGAGCCCGCGATACGCGGGCATGGCGTCATCGAGTTCAGTCTTCTCTGCGAGATACTCGCTACGGGGCTGATCAAAGCGCCCGGGATAGAATTCAACGAGACCGCCGACGCCGCCGCCCTGCTCTTTGCCGCCGAGAATATTCGGAGCGGACACCGAGAAAGCGCCGTGCGTGGACTGCGGCGGGCCATCCCAGATTTCTTCGTCACCCCACCAGATGCGGTGAAGCGTCGAGCCCGTTCCCGTGAACAGGCCCAACGACAGCTGCATGCCTAGATAATAATTGTAGCCGATCGTCTGTCGCTTAGACGAGAACATCCCCGTCTTGACCTTCTTTGTGATGGCCTTCGCGGAGAAGTCGCCATACCAAAGCACGTTCGGCGCACGGATGCGGACGCGGCCCCAGTAGAGGAATACTGGGGTCCCCTCATCAGTCATTGGGAAGTTGAAGTCGCTGAGGCCGGCGGCCTTCGCGTTCTCGATCTTCGGTTTCGGAGCCAACAGCGCCGAGAGAATGAAGAGACCGACGATAGCGACGATGTACCAGAACATTTCTGCTGGGCCTTACGTGATGTCAGTTTGGCTTACGCGTTAGCGCAAACGAGGAGTCGCGAACGGGTTGATGGTCGGGATCGTTGGATGACCGCCGAAGTTGATCGCGTTGTTGAACTTGTTGTGGCAGTCGGCGAGCGTGTGGTCGCAGCCACGGAAGATTTCGACGTTGTCGCCTACCAGGAGTTCGCGGAACGGATACGCGATGGTGATGAAGGGGCCAGTCTGCTCGACGATGAGGCGACGCTCTCCGTCGATGGCCCGCACGATTTCACCGGCGTTGAATTCAGCGTCGCCGAACGCGCCGATCGACGCCACAGCAAGCGTGAGTTTGCCGCCATAGGCGGTGATTTGTGTCTGCACGCGGTTGGGCACACGGTTGACGCTGCATCGCGGCCCGTAGAGGACGTGGTTGCACTGAGTCTGGTAATAGATATTCGGGATCGACGACGCCATTTGCGACGCGAAGATCGAGGGAATGGTGATCTTGGCCGTGCGGTTGTCGACGGTGATCTTCGTGATCTTGCCCGTCCAGAAGACGACATCTTCTCCGTCTTCGCCGTGTCGGCGGTAGATCGTGAGACTGAGAAGACGCCGAGCAATGCCGAAGGCGTAATCCTGCACGACATCCATCTCGACCGGGAGTTCAATCGTCATTTCCGGCGGGTCTTGCGTTCCGCCGCCGCTGAAGCTGCTGCGCTTCATCGGAATGGCTTCGTACAGCGCGTCATCTTTCTGGATGTCGCGGTCATGCGTCGTGTAGTAATAATTCCGCACGACGCCTTCGAACCGATAGAGTTCGATCGGTTCGCCGTCGTGGGCCGAGACTTCTACGTCCTGGTAGCTCATCCGATTTCTTCTTCAACGGTCGTCACCGAGATCGTGACCTCGGAGTCGAGCATGAAATGCTTGAAATTCACGCGATCGGACGCGAGCCGCGCCACGCGCATGAACGAGATTGAGGAGATGACGTTGGCTCCGGCGTCTACCGGCAGCGCGGTTTCCAAGTGAAGGGTCAGGCTTCCGTCCGTCTCTCGTTCTACCTCCGTCACCGTCAGGTAGATGATGCCGGCTTGCGTAACGCACCGCAGGTGGCGGTGAGCCAGAGAGTCGAAGTAGAAGGCGTAGTAGTCATCGCCGACTTCTTCGTCCGTTCGGACTCGAAGGATTTCGCTACCGGAGTCCGGCTGCGAAACCAGAAAGAGGTCTTCCCGGAACGACGGCAGAAAGAACGGCTCCCGCATACCAACGACGGCATCTAGGAAGACTTTGAAGTCCTGCCGTTGTTGGTAGGTCTCCAGCCAGAACGTGCGTTCGCCGGCAAGACGGGCGATCTCTTCGGCGGAGTAGACGCGAAACTTCGCGCCGTAGTCGAACACTTCCTGGTTCCGGCCAAACACGTCGGAGACCATGTCGTTGTTCAGAGGCACCAGCTCCAAGACAGGCTGGTCCTTGTACGTGTGAAGGACGCCGCCTCGGCCGCCGAACGGCTCCAGCGTCACCACCTTCCCTTCCCACGAAATCAAACCGGCGTTCACCGGCTGCTGGCCGACGCGGGCTCCGTCCATCCGCATGACTCGGATCACGGGATACACCGACGAGTTCTTCGGGAATTCAGCGCCGATGGGGTTGTCGATCGTAATCGACGTGTCGTCGCTGGAGACCACGCGAGCGAGTGCGGTGTTGCCGGTGCTGTCTTCGACGAGAACGAACTCGTCGTCCTTGAAGTCCGCAAGCGCGCCGTCGACCTGAAGGACGGTGTCGCTGGTCCCGGTGGCGGTGTTCAGGTTCGCGGGCTCATGCCACAGAGGAATTGCGGCCTCTGAGCCTAGGCCCAAGAACAAGTCGGCACGCCGGCTGCGGATTTTGGTCTCGGAATCTAGGAAGAATTGAAGGTCGAATGTCTGCCTCGGCGCCGAGATCACGGAGATGCGCTGCTCAGTGCCATCCCACGACCGCAAGACATCGGTCTTGTAGTCGACGGCGTGCTCTACTGGCATCTCCGGCCGATCGAGGATGACGGCGATGCGGCGAGTCTCGAAGCGGAAAATGCCGCCACCGAGAATGAACTCGTAATCGAAAGCCGCCGAGATCGTGACCGGCGCGTCGTCGGTGATATAGATGTCGAAGGGGCGGACTTCGAGAGCGCCGAAATTTGCACCGGCGTCGGCGATGTTCTCCACCCCATCGGCACCGGAGTCGGCGCGGTTGAGGATTTGGTTCTCTTCGAAGAACGCATTCCAGATGAAGAACTGCACCGGACGGAAGGCGATCGGGTTCCGAACAGTTAGGACTTCGGGGATGAAGTAGATGCGGTAGTAGTAGTCACCGAGGAAATGTCGGTGCAGAAGGCCGAAACCGCCGTTCTCCGGCGTGAGTTCGACCATCGTGTGCGTGGTCTCAACGCCTACAGAGAAGCCGTCGTCTTGACCCGCAGCTCTCCATTCTTCGCTGGCGACTACGGGGCCCTCGAAGTTTCGTTCACCCACGACGGTCGTCGGGAAGAGAAGGCCTAGGTCAGCCATCTGAAGTTAGGTGTCGAGTTTCTTGATGGCGAAGCCGTAGCGGCCCGAAGTGTTGATGATGGTCGGTGACGGCGGGACCGCATACTCGCCGTTGGGGTCGTTGCGCCGCATCGGGAAGCAAATCCACGTGTCGGCGCCGAACTCGATCTCTTCTCCGGCCGATCGGCCTTTCATCGAGATCAAGCGGATGTCCGGGAGCACGCCCAGCATCGAGTAGACACTGCTGGAGTCTCCCCACTGACCAATGACCGGCATCGCCATCATGGGGCTGACGCCGTTGAGTGGGTTGGGTCCAAGCGGAAACAGCGTCGACATGCCACCGGAGCGAGCGCCCACGGTGAAAGGGCCCGAGTCCTGATCGTTGGCGCGGAAGTAGAGCGGCAGAATCGTGTCGTCTCGGATTTTGGCGCCGGTGAGCGCACCGTCGACGCGGACGTGTTGGGTCCGGCGGGAGTTTGCGTTCCAGTACGAGAACGGCATGAAATGCTGCTCTTCGTCCCAGTTGACGAAATGATCGATGTACGGCGAGCGCCCGTACCAGAGATAGCGCGTGCCCGTGGCGAACGCGCCGCCCGGTGAATAGCTCTGACCTAGTTTGTCGAGATTGCCGAAGAACAGGTGCGTGAAGTAGCCCCGGTTGCCGTTCTTCAGCGTTTCGATGACGACGTAGATGTATTTCGGGCCGGTGTCCGGAGCGAAGAAATGCACGGACTGGAACGGACCCGTGAGGTCGTTCGTGCGGATGTAGCGCTCAGACGACGACGCCGCGACGAGCGAGTCTGGTTGCTGCCACCACTTCAACGTGCCGGTCGCCGGGACGCCGTTATACCCTGTCGACAGGTGATATTGGAGTTCGGTGTCGATGCGCTCGACGCCGTTGTCATCGTCGACAGTGATGATGTTGCGTCGGAGATTGATGTGGCAGGCGTCGTTGCTGAGTTGGAGGAAATTCGGCCACTCGTCGACTTGCAGAGTCCAGCCCTGCGCCACGGCGAACGTGACGATCGCGTCCTTCAACGCGTCAACAGTATTCAAGGAGACGTTGAGTTCGTAAGCCACCTTAGGCCTCGCGGATATAGAAGAAGTCCGAGATGCCAGCGCGATTAAGCGTCTGATAAATCGTGTAGGTGTCAGCACCCACGGTCACGGTGTCGTGGGTGTTGAGAATGGCGTTGTGTCCGAAGAACACGTCTTCAAGGACGCCGAGCACGCCGGCATTGGGGCCGTCGCCGAAAATGTGGATTGGCCACATTGGATAGAAGTTGTCGTCCTGCGGGACTTCCAGCGGGCGAATGTCGACGTTGAAGAACGAGTTCGTGATGCCGTTGTATTGAGGCCAGAGATAGTAGGCGCCGTCGTCGAAGTGGGCTTGCGGGGAGTTGCCGGTGCCGTGATTCCAAACCCGCTGCCAGTCGCCTGACGGCGTCCGAACGTGGGCTGAGTCTTCGCCAGGGCCGCCGATGCCGCGATCTTGCGTCGCCACCGTCGTGTAGCGCTTAATCGACGAGGACGGAGCGGCCACGAGAAGCGGGTACGGGTATTCCAACGGCGTCGCGAAGGGGTTGAAGAAACCCATGTACGCCGACATCACGAAGGTCGAGATGCGGGCGATGACGACGATGCGTCGATTGGAAATGTAGAACGTGTAGTCGATGCTGGCGTTGTCCAGGTTCAAGATAACCTGGGGGCTGACGCCGGGTTGGTTTTCGAAGTCGAGGCCGCTGGAGTAGTTGATCGCCGCGCGGATGCGCCAGCCATAGAACAGCGTCGTCGTGTCGCCGAAGGTCTTGATTTGCACGAAGACGCCGTCGTCATCGCTGACGCCGGGGCCTTGGAGAAAGACTACATCTTCGACCTCAGGGTCGGCATCGGAATCGTAGTCGATGACGGTCCAGCCCTCATCAGCGGCTGCGTCGATGAGGTCGGCCAGGAGGTCTTTGAAGTTGGTGGCGGTGCCGGTGTAGACGGCCATGGTGGGTATCCGGTAAGGGTTAGCCTAGCTGACGCCTGATGTCAACCAAAATTACGCATTAACGCGAAAGCAGGTTGCGGATGCGGTCGCCGTTCTTGCCGATGACGTTCATGATCAGCTTCTCACCTTGGACGCTGCTCAGGGCCGCCAGGGTGTCGTTCGGGTCGATCTGGTTGACGACGCGGACGTTGACCTCCGGCGGAGCGGACTCGCCCCCGCCCGAGATCACACGGCCGCCGGCATTGTTCACCTGCTGAAGTAGGCCCATGTTCGCCGCCGCCGACTGAGCGTTGACGACGAATTCGCCCTGGCTCAGAGCACGCGGCACCGAGTCCGAGGTCCCGGTACCCGGGCCCGTGACGATGCCGCCATCGGCCATGCCGCCGCCGGCCATCGCCAGCATTTGGGCCATACCCACGGTGGTGGCGATGCCCGTCATCGCGGGCGCAGAGTTCGCGCCGAACGACGCCAAGCTGACCATCGCCGCCGCCGGAGCCCACGCCGACGCCGTCGTCGCGCCGGCTGCCGCGCTGGCGGCCGTGGCGCTGGCTTGAGCCGCCTGCCCGATCATCTGGTTGATGAGCATTTGGATGCCCATCTGGATCAGGCCCGAGATCAGGCTCGTCAGGGCCTGATTGACGACATTGTAGAGGGCCGATTGCAGGTCTTCCGCGTAGACGATGGCACGGGCAAGAGAGTCGCCGAGACCTTGCGACAGGCTCTGAGCGGCCTCGGTCATGAGGTTGCCGAGAGTCGCTTGGGCGTTGCGCGCGCCTTCGGTCATGCGGGTCAGGCCCGCGAGGAATTGATCGATGTAGGTGCCGTTGCCGGCGGCAACTTGCCACTCCAGCGTCGCGGCCGTCATCTCCGCGAGATAATTGTTGTATTGCAGCGCCGTGATCGCGCCTTCGTCACGCAGGCGCTGGAGCGCTGAGATGCGTTGCTCGAAGCCTTCGTCGCTCGCGCCAACAAGGGCGTCCGCCGCAGAGCGGCCGGCGCGGCCTTGCATGACTCCGGCGTCGGCTGGAGTGAAGCCTTCGACCGTGGCCATCGCCTGGGCGATGTTGCGAAGCTGTTGCTCGTATTCGTAGAGTGCCTGCGTCGTCGTCGAGATGACGCCAAGGCGTTCCGCGTAGGCCATGTTGGTCTCGCGGATGGCGGCGTCGATGCGCCCTTCTTGGTCGAGTTCGGTGCCGCGAGCGTTGTTCAGCTCTTGAAGGCGATTGCGATAGTCAACAAGCGCTTGCTCGCGCTCGCTGTAGAGGCCGAGTTCTTCATTCGCACGTTGGAGTGCGCGCTGGTTCAGGCGTTGTGCTTCCTCTTCGGAGATCAGTCCGGCTTCGAGCGCAGCGGCATAGCGCTCACGGGTGAGCGTTAGATCGTAGATTGCCTTCTGCGTTGGGTTCAGAAGGTTGAGTTCGTCGCGGAGGTTGTCGCGAACGCGGGCAAACACTTGATCCCGCGTTAGGCCGGCGGCGGCGATTTCACGTTGAGCTTCGGCAAGTTTCTCCGTGGCCTCACGCAGGGCCTCGGTGACCTCGACGGCCGGGAACATCGACGCCAGCCACTTGCGGCGTTGTTCGGACTCGCGCTGCATGCGGCGAGCGGCGGAGTTATTGCCGTCCGGATTTGCTCCAAGCGGATCGATGGAGTTGGGGTCGATCGGAGCCGTGACGAAGCCGGAGTCTTGCTGTTCCTGACCGCGCGCCGCTTCCGCAGCACGGCGGGCATCGCGGGCGACTTCAGCACGAGCCGAAGATTGGCGCAGGAATTCTTGGAAGCCACTAGCTTCCGAGAGATCGCGAAGCACGCCGCCGAGCGCGTCGCCCGCTTGGGCGAAGCGGTCGGTGTTCATCGTCCGGGCGATGCGATCAGCGATGCGCTGGCCTGAGGCCATGCGCTCTTCCAGCGAGGTCGTGAAGGCGTCGCCAGCCATCGACCCTGCCCGTTCCCAATCACCGCGAGCAGCGGCGCCCACGGCTCCGGCCATGTTGGAGAAGAAGCCGCCGATCGAGCGGCCGGCTTCATCGAACGACGCCATGACAACGTCCACGGCCGCAACCGTGGCGTTGATGAGGAAGTTCATCACCGACTTGAAGCCGTTCCACACGAGGCTCAGGAACGACGAAATGCGGTCCCAGCCTTGAGCGAATACGCGGCCGAGGGTTTGACCGAACTTGCCAAGGTTCTCGCCGAGTTCGCCCATGACGCCAGTGAAGATGTCGCCAAAGGTCAGGCCTTTGTTGGCGAAGTCATCGAAGATGCCGGCGGCGCGGGCGCCTTCGACAGCAATGCCCGCGAGCGTGGCGATGGTGCCGAGGCCGGGGATGAGGCGCAGGAAGCCGACAAGGCGCGGCAGCATCGTCGTCGCCAATGGACCGATGCCGCGAACGGCGTTGAGGGCCGCCGGGCCAATGCGGGCCAGTCCCGTGGCCACGGCCGGACCAGCACTGGCAACGAGACGCGGCAGACTCGCGAGGCCGGCGAAGGCGCGGGTGAAGAGCTGCGGGAACGACAGCAGGACGTTGCTGATCGTCGACGCCATGTTGACGATGCCACGGCCGGCCGTAGCGGCGCCAGAGACGACGCCGCGAGCGCTGGCGATTGCGAAGGCGTTGGCCTGGGTTGCGGCGAAGCTGAACTGCAGACCAGCGTTACGCGCCGCGCCTGCTACGCCCAGTAGCGACTGAGCGATCGACATTGCCAGCAGCGTCTTGAACGCGGCGATGACCAAGTCAGCATTGTCGACCGCCCAGACTGCCGCGTCGCCGATCATGCGGAACGCGTTGCCGAGGCTTTGGCCCAGGCGCGTGGCGAACTCTTGGAATTCTGCCGACTGCATCGCCTGGGCGACGCGGCCGAAGGCGTCGGCGAGGCCGGCGTCGGCGCCTGATTGGCCGACTTGCACCAAGAACTGCGTGAACGCGTTCTTGAAGATCGTCATCTGCGCCGTGGACTTCTGCAAGGCCATGGAGACGCGGTCTTCGTAGAGACGCGCCATCTCTTCGGTCAGCAGCAAGGCCGCGTCGGCGCGAACGTCGCCACGCTCCAAGGCGGCGTCGAGGTTGAAGTTCTCGTCACCTGTGCGGCGGCGAATAGCCTGCTGCATCAAGTTGAAGGCGCCGGGAATCTGTTCCAACTGACGGCGAAGTTCTTCGGCGGACACACGGCCCTTCGAGAACATCTGCTGCAACGCCATGAAGGTGTTGCGCTGCTGCATGGTGTCGAGGTTGAGCACCCGCATCGCGCCCGACCACACTTCGAACACGCGTCGGGCCTCATCGGCACTACGGCCGCTGAGCATCATCGCTGAAGCCAGCTTCGGGAATTCTCGCTGGGCGACGAGCACGTCGACGCCCATGCGGTTCGATGCTTCGCCAACGAAGTCTAGCATGCGCTGGACTTCATCGCCGTCGTCGATGAACGCGCCCATCGACGCTTGGAAGCCGATGACCGATGCGTTCGCTTCCATCATCGAACGCGTGAAGTTGCCAACCGTCAGCGAGACGAGAATGCTGCGGAAGAGCGTCCCCGCCTGATAGCTGGCGTTGAACTGATTTTCGAGACCGCGCAGCGCACCAGTGGCGCGGAAGGCCCCGGACTGAATGTTGCCGAAGGCCCCATTAAAATTGGGGAAGCGGACGCTGCGAAGGTTCGCCGCCGCACGCGACATCGCGTTGAGAACGGCGATGATTTGCGGAGCCTGCGCCGGCGGCTGCATTTGCTGCAAGCCCGCTGCGAACGCTTGGAGATTTCGAACGGCCGCTGCGCTGGGGCCCTTCATACCCGCGAGCATTGCCGAGATTCCGCCGATGCTCTGCGTCGCGCCGGTGCGGCCGAAAGACGACAGCACCATGAAGAGATCGGCGATGCGGCGAGCGACGGCGGGGTTTGGCGCCTTCAAGTTCGCCAGGGCCGCGCTCATGCTCGTGAGGTTTTTGACCTGCGTGGCATTGGGTCCACGGAAGCCGTTCACGGCCGCCGCGAGCGCTTGCAGGTTCTGGCCGGCGCCGAAACGTGTCAGCCCCGACAGGATCATGAAGAGATCGGCGGTGCGGCGCACGGCGCCGGCGTTGGGTCCGCGAAAACCCGAGAGCGTGGCCGACAGACGCTCCCAATTACGAACGTTCGACGGATTGATGCGAACGTTGGCGATGTCCGCCATCTCGCGGGCGACACGAGCAAAGCCACCGCGACCAGCGATGGCTTGCACGCGCTTCAGAGATTGTTCGCTGGAACGATCGAGGCGAGACAGCGCACGCTCGACACGGGCGATAGCCGCATCGAATTCCGCAGCGCCTTGTTTGGCCTGCGTACTGTCTATGCCAAGGCGGAGTTTATCGTCCATCGGCGGACCTACGCCCGCCGACGACCTCCTCTAGGCGTCGTAGTCGCGGGCTTGTTTTTGGCTTTCGCCTCCAACTTCCGCTGCTCGATCTTCTGCTTTTCGTAGAAGTCCTTGAGCCACCAGTTGTCGAGAACCGGGATCACGCGGAGGAGGAAATCGATGTCGTCGTCGGCCTTGATGCCGCGAAGGCGGCAATAGGCTTCGATCTCTGTCGCTTGAATTGGGAGGGGACCGCTGCCGCTGTTGCTGCGCGTGCGGTGGCAGAACTCAAATGCCTGCCAAGCCCAGACGAGATCGGGATACACTGTGGGCATGTCGTCGAGGGTCTTCGACTCGATGCCCTTCTCTTCCCGAAGCTTCTGAAGCCAGCCACTATGCTGGGCTGCTGGCTTCAGAGTCCACTTCAGGAAGTCGATTAGTTTTTTTCGCCGTCCTCATCGAGGGACTGGCGATACGCGTCACGCTCGAAGGAGATCGCAAGAATCTCATCGCGGAATTCCGCGTAGTCTTTGTTCTTGATGATCGCGAGCTTCGCTTCGACGGTGTTGGGGACCGGCGGGTCGCCTTCTTCGTCGCCGGGAATTTCCCAATCGGCGATGATGGCTTGCGCCATCAATTTCGCCATCAGGTCTTCGGCGATATGGTCGGGGAGCGGGCCGCGCCGAACGGTGTCGGCGAAGGGCTTGTGCAGCTTGCGTTGGGTTTCTTGGACGATGCGCGACTTGAAGCGGCGAACTTTGACGCGAATGCCTTCACCGAAGTCGGCCCATACGCCTTCTTCTTCTTTCGCTTCGTCAGTGCCGAAGCGAGCCTTCAGTTTCTTTGACACGAGGACTCCAAGGGGAGGAATTGCAGGGACCGGCCCGGACCAGTCCCTTGATCGCAGCAGGAGGCAGGCGTCTCCGTGGGGACGGAGGGATTAAACCCACGGCCGGGGACGCCACGTTAGTGACACTAACGCCTCCCCGGACCTCTGTCAAGTCGAAATTAACAGCCGTCAGTACGGCTTACTTCCTTAGACAGGGGTAGTTGGGGAGAAGCGATCGATCTGGATCATGCAGGCCGTGGCCTGATCGCGGAACGCCGTGAACTCCATGGTTTCCATGATGTCCTGGTCGATACCGCCCGGGGCCACGGGGTCCGAGGTGATCTTGATCGCGGGCAGTGAGTAGTAATACGTGTTGCCGTCGAGGTCGGTGAACGACCAGCCAATCGACACGGTGTCATGGTCGATGAAGGCCTCGTACATCTCGAAGTTCTCGAAGTACGCCGTCAGTGTGCCCGTCAGCTGGAAGCGGCCGGTGCCGATGCCACGCGGGAATTTCGAGCCCACCGCCATTTGGTTGCGGAGGCTGGCGTCGCCTTCGAGGGCGATCGATTGCAGAGCCGTCGCGAGGCTGACGCCGTTCTTGGTCAGCGAACCGACGTTCGTGGTCGCGTTCATGACCTCGGTGGCCGGAGCCTGGAGGTTCACGTAGCTGCCGCCCACGAGGAACGGATCATCAGTCGGAGACCGGCGGGTCTCGCGGCCTTGGAACGAAAACGAGCCCGTGACGATCGCGCCCGAGGACACGTCCATTTTCCAGGCGCCGACGCGGAGGCCGTCTTGGATCAGGTGCTTGTCGACATCGTTGAACGAGGTCGCGATCGAGGTCGATTGCGCCAGGATGGCGGCCACGTCCCCGGGGTTCCGGAGCATCGAGCCCTTCACCGTCACCGGGGCACCGGCAGTGGCGTCGGCGGCGATGTTCTCAGCGACAACGATCGCGTCGTTGCCGGCCGAGACAACCGTGAAGAAGCCGCGAGCGGTCGGAGATGCACCCGTGAAATCGGTGATCGTCGTGTTGCCATCGGCGTCGGCCACTTCCGTGATCGAGCCGTTGACATCGTTCATATTGACCAGGGTCACCGTGTCCGTGGCGACGCTGACCTTGAGGTTCAGATTGCCAGCGACAACGTCGGCGAGGATGGCCGCAGCCAGAGCCGCAGCAGACGCGTCAGCATCTGCGCCGGGCGTCAGTTCGCCAGGGTCGCCGCCAAACGTATAGGTGATCGGGTCGTTGACGCCGTCGTCGATTTCAATCGAAACCGTGGTCGCGACTTCGTCGAACTGGATGGAGCCCGTCGCGTAGCCCAGGCCGTTGACGAAAATCTTCTGGCCGGACCTCAGCTGGCCGGTGGCGATGGCCGACGTGAAGACGCCCACACCCGCCAGGGTGTTCGTCGCGGCGACAGCAGAGATGCCGGTGTTGTTGAGGACGAAGACATCGTTGGCGTCGAACAGGCGAGCCGCAGCCGCACCGGCTTCGGCGACGGGCGTGCCGGCGACGCCGGTCACGTCAATATCGGTGTTGCCACCAGTGAAGTTGACAGCGGCGACTTCGGCGTAGGTGTTGTTGTTCGGGTTCGCGAAGCCTTCGGTCTTGATGCGGCGGCCAACCGTGAAATAGTCGCTGTAGTCGGCGCCGGAGATGCGAAGGGTGTTCGCGTCGACCCAGCTCAGGGTCGCGCCCTTCCACTGGTCGAAGCCCATCGGCCGCGTCCACGTGCCCAGCACGAATTGCTGGATGAAGTCGTCTTGGCTGCCGGCCGAGAACTCGAAGTTCACGTCGCCGCCGGACATCGCCGACACTTCGACGACCGAGGAGACCATGCGGTCGGCGCGGAGTTCGTCAGACGTGACTGTTTCCTTCGAAGCCGCGAGGCTCGAAGAGGTCAGACGCAGTTCGCGAACAACGCCGGAGGCCGGGGTCTGACCCCAAGCGGACGGGCTCTCGACGATGTAACGCAGACTGACGCGGTTTGAGTCGGCAAAGCTCACTGGGGCCTCCTAGAAGACATCAGGCAAAGGGGCTCGGAGGCCCAAGATGTGGGAATATGGCGTTAGCCAAAATATCGTAAACGTCGCTGGTGTCAATATGGCTAACGGCTCGCGTCAGACCAGATTACCCCTCTGGGGCGTGCCGTTCGTCCCGGAAGTAAGGGACCTTGACCCCTACCCCAGCGAAGCCTCGGCGATCGGCGGCCGGCGGATAACTGGCGGCCCGGAGCGTCAGCCGGGCTCCGTCTTCGAGCTGGTGGTCTCGTTCCTGGAAATGCCGGCCGATGCCGTTTGCGACGGTATTCGCCAAGGCGCTGCCTGTGTTCTCGGGCTGATAGACCGTGATTTCCAGGTCGCCCTCCAGGCGCACCACGAAGTTAGGTCCGAGGTTGGCGCGGACGGCTCCCGCCTCCTTGATCCTGATGGCGACGAAAGGCCCGTCCGGTTGTTCGAACGGAGCGTTCGTATAGGCGACGGGGATCGAGGGGTGGTTCGCCGTCATGAAGTCGCGGAGCCGCGTCTCCAGCAACTTGCGTTGGGTTTCAAGAGACATGTCAGTTTGCCTTACAGTTGAGCATACTCGTATTCGATCAGGTAGTTGACCGCGAGCTGATCGCCGGCAGCCCAGCCGTTGGCCCCGGTGAAGTTCAACCAGAAGCCCGTGTCGCCTTCGGTGATGGTGACGGTGCCGCTATCGGTATTCCGAGTCCGGTTGCGGACGTTGCTGTTGTTGGCGTTCGGATTGTAGACCGTGACTTGTCCAGTGACCCACCCGCGAAGTGCGAGCGGGACTTTGTACGGGATGAAGTGGTTCTGTTGCGCCGTGTTCGCGGCGACAGAAGTCATTCCGTGATGCCCTGCTGAGCTGTTGTTCGCAGGTGTCGTGAACGGTCCAAACGATTTCTGGCAGTACGGAAGACACTGAGCCAGCGACTCTTCATATCGAGCAGGATGCCACATCGCGGGATCATACGAGTCACCGCGCGTGAGAACTTGCTTCGAGATGTCCAGAGTTTCGTCTTGCGCCATCGTGCCTTCGATCCAGACGATTGTAGCCGTCTGATTGACGTTGGCTGGAGTCACGCCAGACACCTGAAAAGTATTCCAGACGTTTTGCGTGAGCGGAATGGCGCCGGAAACCGCAACGACTTCCCACTGAGCAGCGGTCTTGAAGAAGTTGCCTTGTGTGAAGGTGGTGCTCGTCCAGTCGAGTACGGGGTCGGAGCCAACACCGTCCCAGACGTTGGTGCCAGTTGATTTGTACGCGAGGATGGCACAGCGAAGACTCTGTCCCGCTGCTGAAGGTCGAGCCCGGCCGCCATACACAATCTCTTGGCCGTCACCAATCCAGTTGATGCCGCGCCGATCGATCTGAGTTTGCATTTGGCACATGCCAATGCGCTGCGGTGTCCCGCTTGCTTGAATCAGTCGAAAGCAGCAAGCAGCGCCGTCGCCGTCATGCAGGAGCTGTTCGATCCGCGAGGTCGCTGACTGCGTGAGAATCTTCCAGCGATCGACTGTCATGCGATTGTCGGCACGGTTGGTGCCGCTGTTCATCTGACCATTGCGACGTTGGTCGATTAAGCCATCCCAGTTATCGAGATAGTTCGGCGCCGCCCCGCCCCCGCCGCCTGTAGCGGCGTCGGCCCAGCCCACATCTCCGTCGCCGTCGCTGTTCTTCACAAGAACTTGGCCGGTCGTGCCGCCAACGGGAACGCCTTCGCCGCCGGCAGCGAGAAGCTCCCAATACACGGCGTTCGGTGGTTCTTGATTAGAGTGCGTCTGTACGCAGATGTACGAGTCGCCTTGGTGTTCGACGGCATCATCAACTGCATACGCCGTGGCGTCGCTCCATTCACCTTTCCAGTTGAGGCCCTTGTCACCTTGCGGGCCCTCGTCCCCTTGTGGGCCTTGCTCACCCTGAAGGCCTTGTTCGCCTTGTTCGCCTTGGATGCCTTGCGGACCTTCGGCGCCGGTATCGCCTTTCGACACCATGAGTTGCCAATCGTCCGGCTGAGACACCGGAACCTGATTGGTGTTCGTCGTCAGCGAAATGTAGGCACTGCCGTTGTAGTAGACGGTGTCGTTAGGCTCGTACTCGGTGGCGTTGTTCCAGGTACCGCGCCACGTGATGCCTTCTCCTTGCGGACCAGTCGGACCTTGGTCGCCCTGCGGGCCGGGGATGCCGCCGGGCACCCAACCGCCGTCAGGAGCCCAGAACAAGGTCTTGCCGGGCGTGAGAATGCACTTGTAGAGCTGATAGTCGTCGGCATCATCGCGGAAGTAGACTGTAACTTCTATGTCCGCAGTGTCTGCGTTGTAGATGTTGATCGACTTCGTCTGACGCTGAAGCGTACCAGACGCAGGAGGAGCGATGATCTCCGTGAGTGTGCTTCCATTCAGGAAACCAAACTGCACGCCCGGCACGAAGATACCGTCGCCGATGTCGACGTAGTCACACTGAAAGCGCGGCTGATGAACTGCCGGCGCTTCAGCGATAGCGGCGTAAATCGCACGAGTGGTCGTAGTCAGGATCATGATTAGATGCCGAGTGAGATGCGGGCCATGACGCCGGCCCAATCCGTTTCTCCGCCGCCACCGCCGCCGGCTTCCGGTTGCGGTACGAAGATTTCCCAGAAGGACGGAGAGACCGCTGGGTTCTGATTGGTGCTGTTGGCGATGGCGATGAACGTGTCGCCGGTGAAGCTCACGAGATCATCGACGACGTAAGCGACACCGGAATCCCACACGCCGCGCCAGTTTGCGCCCTTCGGGCCTTGCGGGCCGACCTCGCCTTGTGGGCCCTGTGGTCCGACTTCACCTTGCGAGCCTTGCGGACCTGTGGGGCCGATGCTGCCTTGAGGTCCTTGTTCGCCTTGCGGACCTTGCTCGCCTTGCAGGCCTTGCTCGCCACGCTGAGCGACAAGCTCCCACTCGGGAGCGCTGCCTGGAGTCTGCGCCGCAGTTACGGCTTCAGTTGCAAACCACGAACTCCCATTGCGTTCGACGATGTCGTATTGATCGTAGTCTTGTGGGGACCAGGGACCGCGCCACGCGCCGACGCCGGGAGGACCTTGCGGGCCTTCATCGCCTTGCTCGCCTTGGATACCTTGCGGGCCGGGATCACCTTGCAGACCTTGAAGGCCTTGCGGGCCTTGTTCGCCTTGCTCGCCTGCGGCGCCATCCTGACCTTTCGCGGCGACAAGCATCCATACGTCGCCGGCTACAGGTTCCACACCTGAGTTGGCGACGATCGCCACAAACGACTCACCTTGATACGAGACGACTTGGCCCTGCGTGTAGAGAGTGCCGCTGTTCCACTCACCAACTGGAGTGAAGCCGACACCTGGAGGGCCTTGCTCGCCGTCGTCGCCGGTGAATCCTTGCAGACCTTGCGGACCCTGCGGACCTTGCTCGCCATCGACGCCGCGCTGTGCAAACAAATCCCAGTCGCTGGGATTCGAAGGTGGCGTGTCGCCAACTGTCGTCCGCAGCGCGATATACGAGCTGCCTTGATATTGGACACCATCGCCTTCGACGTAGATGGTGCCACCCTGCCAGAGACCTCGCCACACGATGCCGGCGCCAGGAGGACCGTCATCGCCTTGGGGGCCCTGCTCGCCCTGCGGACCCTGGATGCCTTGTGGGCCTTGGAGACCTTGCGGTCCTTGCGGTCCTTGCGCGCCGGCTTCGCCCGTGTCGCCCTTCTCTCCAGGAGGTCCCTGATCTCCGGTGTCGCCTTTATCGCCTTTGATGGCGACGAGTTTCCAGAACGGTGAGTCCGGGACTTCCGGACTCTCGCCGACGTTTTGGAAGTTGCAGAAATACGAACTGCCGTTCAGTTGAACGACATCAGTCTCAACGTATTCGATCTCAGGGTCCCACGGTCCCTGAAACACCATGCCAGGGTCGCCGGCAGGGCCTTGACCGCCGCGAGACGCCAACAACGACCAAAACGCGCCGCTGATTTCGGGCACATCTCCGGTCGTCTCTTGCAGTGCGATGTAGGCGCTGCCGTTATTGTGAACGGCATCGTCCTTCACATACGAAGTCGCGCCCGACCACGCGCCGCGCCAGTTGATGCCGCCGCCGTGCGAAGACTGCTCAAGCGGAAGCCAGTTGATGGGATCGAGCTGACGCAGCTGGTACGGCGTCATGTCTTCTTGCACGAAGACAATCATGCCTAGGCTGAGACGCAGAGCTGGAATGTTGTCTCGCGCTGCAATCGTCGCGACTTCGCGCCAACCGCCTTTGCCGTAGAGGGCATCGTGCGTTGCGTAAGAGTCCTCGTCGGTGAACGGGACGACCTTCGCGGCGACGTTGGTTCCTGAGAGCGCCGCCATTACGCCCACACCACGCTGATGGCGGCGCCTGTTTGGATGTTGTTGAAGCGGATGACATTGTAGTCTTCGGTGTGACCGCTTGCGTTAGTTAGACTTACGACGGAGACCGTGAAATCAGAGAACGCGAGGCCGCCAACGGTGACGGAGCTAGGGACGCCGAACGATGCCGGATACGCGTAGTACGGATACCGCCCGCCGCTGGCGTTGTAGGTGATCGCCTTGCCAAACGACGTGGCAAACTCGCTGCCGCCGAGCGCAAGAATTTGCGCGTTGTTCAGTGTCGTCAGAGCCGACACGCCCCAATAGCGGCGACGGCGGAAGGCGATGCTCGTACTCGCTTGCCGAGTTTGCTCGCCGTCAGACATCGTCAGCGTCCAGGTGCGATCGGCGGTGAAGGGCCCGGCTACGGTTTCGCTGCGATCACCGACGACGAGATCACCGACACCTTGATTGATCGACTGGCTGACTTCGTCCTTGTTGTACGACCACGAGAGCGTGACATCGGCGACGGAGCTGCCAATCTCCATGGTGCCGCGATTGTTCGTGAAGCTCGTGATCTGCGGCGGCGTGTAGAACAAGGAATCCAGAGCTTCCTTCACGTTCGTGAAGCCGGCGTTGTTGTAAGCAACGTCCTCTGCGTAGGAAGCTCCGCCACCGCCGCCTTCGAACACTTCCCAGGCGTCGACGCCGACTAGCTGATACGCGGTAGAGTCTTCCCGGACGTAGACGATCATTCCCGTGGAGCGACGAAGCTCCGGGATGGCATCGCGATCGGCGATGGTGTCGACTTCGCGCCACCCTCCCTTTCCGTATTCGGCGCTGTGCGTTGGGAATTCGTCAGCGGAGTCGAAAGGAGCGAGCGGTGCGGCGACGTTGGTGCCAGGTATTGCAACCAAGGTTACGCCCACATGACGGAGATTGCGGCCCCGTGCTGAATGAAGTTGAAGCGCAGAACGTTGTAGTCCTCGCCGTTGATGTTCACGCTTGAAACCGTGAAAGCAGAGAACGCCAAAGAGCCGATCATGACCGAGGCCGGCACTCCGAACGACGCCGGAATTGCGAAGTACGGATAGCGCCCGCCCGTGCAGTTGTAGATCACGGTCTTCACGAAGCTCGACGCCATCTCTTCGCCGCCGAGAGCCAGCACGCCATCGGCATCGAGAGACGGAGAAACGGACACGCCCCAGTAAATGGGCTTCAGGCCCGGCAACACGCTGTCGCTCATCTCGTCGCGATAGTAGTTGCAGCGCATCATCGTCCGAGCGAACCCGCGAGCCACAGGCGCTGGCGGATACGCGAAGGCGCGGAACGTAAGCTTCGCCGTGTCTGCGAGCTGAAACTTCTGCTCCTGAAACAGCGGCGCGATGCCATCGCACAGCTGAGTCATCAAAACGCTGCCGCTGTTCTCCGGCTGATAGACATCGATTTGCAGGACGCCGGGATGGCGCACCACGTATCGGGCCCCAAGGTTGGCGCGGAAGCCGTCACCATCCATGAGGTACACGGCGATGAAAGGACCATCCGGCTGGGAGAACGGCGCATTGAAGAACGCGATCGGCACCAGCGGATAATTTTCCGCCATGAAGTTCTGGACCCTCGCTTCGACGAAGGCGCGTTGGGTCTGGAGCGACATTAGATCGCTCCAGCCTGCATGCGTGCTTCCAATTCCGAGAGCGCGACGCCGATCATACCCATGGGGCTACGCTGACGCAGCGGCGACTCCGGCAGCTGCCCAGCTTCGAGGCCGGCCCACTGTTCGGAGTTGTTCGACAGGTAGACGACGCGGCCGAAAGTCTTCGACCAATCTATCTCATGAAAGCTGGCGTTCGCCATGCCTTCGTTGGCGCGGCGGCGAGGTTCGGCTCCGAGCGGCAAGTCATTCGTTCGGCCCGGGCTCGCAGGAGAGTTGATGGGCTCGATGGTGCCGACAAACGGAGTGTCCAGCGACCATTGATAGTTGGCGACGGCTTCACCCGTATGCACGGGCGTGCGAGCAAGCGCGCGTTCGTGAATGAAGAAGGCGATGCGCTCGATGCGATCTGTCATCTCCTTCTTCTTTTCCGGAAGAAAGGACTGCAGATGCTTGGAGAATGCGGCGCGGTTCTGGATGACGCTCATTGCCGCGCCTCCTTAGACTTCGCGGACGTGCAGCATGTGCAGGCTCTCGCCGGGGACGCCGAGAATGCGTTGCACGTTGTAGGTTTTCTCTGCACCGTTGACGGTGGCGATGATGCGGTCGTTCTCGTTGGGATTGACGGGCAAATCCTTCGCGGGGATCAGCACCTTCATGTCCGTGGTCACGATGACTTCGCCGTCGAGTTCGTTCAGGCCAAAGCGAGCGAGCACGCCTTTGACTTCGTGCTCTGCCGTGGTCTCGGTGATGGCTCCGGTTTCGGGATTGTACGCAGGCGCGGTCACCGACACGTAAGTGATCGTCGGAGCCAAGTCGTCGAGCGTTACGAAGGCATTCGAGACGAGATCGCGGATGAGATCGCGGAACGCCATGTTACGTCCGCTTGATTGGCTTGAACCCGTTGCCGCCAGCGATGACGCCTAGGCCACGAAGCAGCGCACCGATCGTCGAGGGGATCACCGGAGCCCGGTAGTATTCGTCGAATTCCAAACGCACGACATCAGCTTGCAGAACCTTGAGCCCTTCCTTGCCGGTCTCTTGTGTCCGATCGCGAACCATGAGGAAGCGCGCGAGTTCGCAGACGGCGTTTTTCAGCGCCGTTGGGATTTCGTTGACGCCGATCGGTGTGCCGTCGACATCCTTGACGTTCGTTCGCGGCCACCGCAGCGGCGAGTCTTCGTCGGTTTTTACGCCGTACCAAGTCGCCTGGGCGTCGATCTCTCGCGTCGCCCAGATGAGAAGGTTCTCTTTGTTCTCAACCGTCAGCGCCGACCATTGGGCGAAGACGTGGATGTTTGCCGAGAGATACGCGTCGGCGTAGTCGACATCGACATAGGAATTGGCGCCGTCGACGACGGTGCCGTCTTCCACGACCAAGGCCATGGGCGCCCTCCGCGCTAAGGGGTGAAGAAAAGGGCGGGGCCGGAGCCCCGCCGGATGCCGGCGCAACCAAGTGCCGGCGAGCGGCCGTAGCCGAAGCTGAAAGTTAACCACACTGACGGCAAAAGTCAATCTGGCTTACGGCCCCGGGCGACTTGTCAAGCCCATTAACGGCTCTGCTCGAAGGCCGCGACCCACTCTCGGGCGATGGCCGACCTCACCACGTCTTCGGGGCCAAACTCGATGACCTCGGCCTCTATCCCGCATTCGTCGACCATTTCGAGAATGCGGGATAAACCGCTGTCGTGGATGTCCACCTGCGTTGGGTCGCCACAAACTACGACCTGAGAGTCCTCCCCTATCCGGGTCAGAAACATCTTCAGGTCACCTAGCGTGCAATTCTGCGCCTCGTCGAGGAGCACACAGGCGTTGGGTATCGAACGGCCTCGCATGTGTTCGAAGCTTAGGAATTCGATCTTGCCGTCCTGCCGGAGCTTCTCGATCGTGGCTCCGCTGGCCTCGGCCGCGAAACCGTCGAGGATGGGAATGAGCCAAGGCTGGAGCTTTGCTTGGAGGTTGCCGGGGAGGAAGCCTTGGCGATGACGATCGGCGGACACTGTCGGCCGGCAGACGACGACCTTGTCGAAGTCTCCGGCAATGACGCCGCGAAGGGCGAGGCGGGCCGCGATGTAAGTTTTGCCGGAGCCGGCGGCTCCGATGCCCATCACCTGATCAAACTCGCTCAGGGCGGCGATATAGCGCGTCTGGGCGGGGGTTCGGGCCTTCAGCGGGGGAAACGTCCGCTGTTGTTTTTCGGCCCTCATACGGCGACGCTCGCGCCGCTTCTCGGCCTTTGATTGGTGGGTAGTTGGCTCCATCGGGACCTCCCAGGCACAAAAAAGGCGGTCGGGCCATCGGCCCGCCGCCAGGGTGAGTTCGCAGGTAGGAGAAGATCGCGGCTTAGCTTCATCCCGTTGGCGGAGCACCGCCGAACGCAGCTTGGAGGCCGAGCCAAAGGAGGGTGCCGAGGGCGGTGACGCCGGACGCAATCACGGCGCCGACCAGGGCGATGCGGGAGGCACGAGAGCCCGTGCGAAGATCGCGGAGATAGGCTTGGTCCTTTTGGACTTCGAGGGGCTTGCTGATGTCAAAGCCCAAAGTCGTCAAGGCGCGCGGCAGCGCTACTTCCACGGCTTGTTCCGCCGCACGTTGAAGTGCGGCGTCGAGATCGCCACGGGAGATGACGACGAGTTCCTGATCTTCCATGACACCAGCCCTATTCTTGTTCTTGTTGTTGGGCTTGCCGCTCGCGGGCGGCGGTTACATAGGGAATTCCGAGAACGGTCTCGGGAGATTTCGATGGGTGTTCGAAGGTCCACCCGCGTTTGACGATGAGGTCGTCCAGGCGGTCGGGAGTGACTTCGAACATCTGCCCGTCTGGGTCATAAACTGTCACGAGCACGGCCGCCTCCGAAAGGCGTGAGACCCTGGCAGCGGCTGGACGACCCATTCTAATCTACAGGTGTGTGATCGCGTCCGCTTGTTGTCCCACGGCGGCTATGTAAGCAGAACTGACGGCCGATGTCAAGCAGACTGACGGACCCCTGTCAGCCGGCGGCGGTCAACCCCCTGCTACCACTTGAAGAAATTCTTCACCGCCGCGAGGATGCCGGTATCGCCGTCTGCGGTCCCGTCGCCGTCGAGATCGTCGGTACGGGCGGCTTGAATGCGATCGAGCAGTTGGTTGTAACGTGACGCGATCTCGTCGCGTTCGCCAACCGCTTGCCGAGCGAGGTCTTGCGCTTCCGCGAGCTGGGACCGAACGGTCGTGAGTGTGGTGTTCAGCGCATCGAACTTCTTCAAGACCTCCATGTTGATCTCTTGCGAGATCACTGAGAGATCGAATCCCTCAGCTAGGGCTTGCTTGACGTTAAGTGTGCGCTGCCGCAGCGGGTCCTCAACCTGCGCCACCGTGATCTGATACGCCGGAGCTTCGGCGTCGTTTGGGGAACGGCCGCGATATAGAAACTCGTAGAGAAACTCAGCCATTAGAGAACCCTGTAAGAAAATTGGAAGGAGATGAATTGCGCTGACGTGTTGGCGGAACACATGACCATTTCCGCACGATCGTTGGTGGTCTCGCCGTAAACACGAACACCCGGAGACACAGAACCAGTGGCCGAAGCCGTGGCACCTGAACCCAAGAGATCAGTGTACGCCGCCAAGTTGGACGCGATCGGTAGCGAGACGCCCCATTCGGTAAGAGCACCCGTTCCCGTCGTAGGATCGATTTGCACGGTGCCACTCACATGTACGCGCGAGCCGCGACGTTCATAGAAGCAGACATCGGCAACCGAAGACGCGACGTTTCCAACGCCGGTGATCGTCGGCGTGTACGTGCCTTCGATGTTCGCGGTAGTGGCATCGAGGACCCAGTTCGTGCCGTCGTAGACGAACTCCGCGCTGCCGGTTGACCCCGAAGGAAAAACCAACAAGTCAGTGCCATTGTGATTGTCGACGGTCAAAGAGAACGCGCCGCCGCCGGTACGGACAACGCGAACACGCATGCCGAAATGCGCTTGACCCGTGTTGGCAAGGGTGATGACTCGGTTAGCAGTGAGCGTGCCAACCATTTCGATGACGTTGCCGTAAACGAGCGCCGACCACGAAAGATCGGCATCTCCCATTTGAGTGATGCCTTGGTCTCCCCAGCGACGCCACTTTCCTGAAGCCGCATCAGATACGAGCTGGCCGTGTCCCGTGGCGTTGCTGGAGCCCATGCCGCCGAGATCGCTGACGGTGATGATTTCCCCGCCGGCTCCAGCTGTCGGTAGGGTCGCTATCGTGTAGATGCGTGGACGCAGAGGCACGCCGGCTGCGACGTGAGTCGGTGCGATTTGCAGATGCGTCGTCGTAGCGGAGTCGCACGAAATCGACAGGACGCGGGTATTATCTGCCATCATGCGGACACGTTCCGCATTACTGGCGTTCATGAAGAAGACGTAGGCGGGGTTCGTGCCAGAACCCCAAGCCGCGAAGGCGCCGTAGCCGCTGCCACCCCTAGAGTTGATGATCGAAGCACCGGCGGTATTTGTGGCATCGATGACGTTTTGCGACGTGGTGCTAATTGTGATCGCACCTGACAGAAACGCAGCGAAGCCGCTGTCATCGGCAAGACGTGCATGCACAGCTGCGCCACTGGCTTTAATAGCGGGCGACGCGCTGGTGATCCCGCCGAGAGCCAGGAACGGGCCCACCATCCAGCTTCGAGTTGCAAGGTCGATACGCCAAGCCGTGCTTTCGAATGCATCAGCGGACGTGTGAACGAAGCCAGACAGAACGTCAGCGGTGGCGCCCACTAGGAATTTGCGGTTTGCGCCGCTGCCCCAACGGAGATACGTGTTCTCCGCCATGTTAAGCGCGGTGCTGCCGGAATTCGTGAACGTGTGCAGGCCCGTGAACGCGTTGCCGGTCAGAACGGCGACGCGGGCATTGTTCTCGTAGAGCTGACCGAAGTTGAGGGTATTGTTACCCTTATCTCCGCCGGTGGCGCTGGGATGATACACACCACCGCCGACGTTCAACCGCCGGCCTGAAGAGCCAGCGACATACGTGTCCATACCCCATGCGGAGTCTTCGCTCCCGTCAGTTGGGTCTATGATGTAGCCAGATAGCACACCGTACTGGACGGCGTTGCCTCCGCTGTCTCGACCCCAAACCGCGAGGCCGCCGAGTTGGTCGCTGGCGGCTGGAGACGCGCTGTTGTGGAATACCTGAAAGAACGGGCCCACGTTGCTGTCGTTCGATCGGATCAACGACATCGGATACGTGGTGTCGGCGGTGATCGTTTGCGCGCCCGTGATCGTGTTCGCGCCTAGTGTGGCTACACGGACGTTGGCTTCGTAGATTTGTCCGAAGTTGATGGTGTTGTCGCCTTTGTCTCCGCCGGTGACAGTCGGGTGATAGAGCCCGGCGTCAATGCGAAGGCGAACGCTGGCGCTGCCGGCCACCATGGTCTCGAAGGCCCAGCGAGCATCTTCACTGCCATCGGTTGGATCGATGAGAGTCGCGAACAGCCGCAAGTAGCTGGTGAGATTGCCGCCGCTATCGTTGCCCTGCACTGCGAGAGCAAACAGGGAGTCTGAAGCAGCTGGCGACGCACTCAGATGCTGGGTGACCAGTTGCGGCCCGTTTGTTCCGTCGTCGCTGCGGCGAAGTATCAGCGGCGTTAGGCCCGCGCTGATGACTTGCTGCGCGGTGAAGACGTTCGCATCGTCCAGGCCGGCGATGCCCGCGTTTGATCGAAACAATGCCAACGTCGACTGAGCCAGCGCCGTCTGCAGGCCCGAGATGATGTTGAGCTTTGCCGGCGTGATGATGTTGTCGGCAAATGCGCCAAGCGCCAGTTGCCCGAAACCCAGAGACGTACCGCTGCGGCGCAGAACGTATCCATCGGTGCCCGCAGTGATAGCGTGTGGTGCCGCCGTAGCATTGCTGTTGTTGCCGATGACGGACAGAGCGGCGACGTGGGCCATCTGAGCAAAGTCGACGGCGTCGTCAGCGATCATCGCCTGAGTGATCTGGCGGAAAGCCACGGTGCTGCCGTCGTAGGAAACGGCGCCGACAGTGCTGGCGGCGATGAGTTCTGGATTTCCGCCAGTGGAACTGCGGCCGAGAACACCACGAGAGCCCAGGACTGCTAGCATCGAAAGCTCGACGGAGCTGGCCTTGATGCCGAGCGAAACGGTGCCGGCTCCATCGTTGTAAGTGGCGTCAATGGTGTCGCTATCGACAATCATCGAGCCTACGGCATCCTGGACGCCTTCGAGGAAGTCCGTGATTTGCGAAGTCGTGTGAGTGTGAACCGCAGGCGCGGCACCGACATCCTCATAGTCGAGTTCGACGACTCCGATCTGGCCGTTCACAGTGGAAACGGCGTCGGTGGTGTCCGACTTTTCCCAGACACTGTCGGAGTTGAGGATTGCATAGTCGCCGACTTCGAAGTCGATGGTGCCGCTGCCTAGGTCCTGAAACCCGGCAACGCTCACGCGATAAACATCGCCCGGAGTCCCCACTCCATCGGTGAGAGCTGGTGAGTTGGCGTCCGCGTCCCAGACGCCGCGATAGCGGAAGGCCCCTACCGTCAGCTGGGACGCGGGGATACGGCCGTTGCCGTCAAGGGTAGCGACGCCGTTGTTGGCGCCCAACAATGCAAGCGGAATCGCTCCCTGGTCCTCTGCGGACGGGAGTTGAGCAAGCGGCACCAATCCATCATCGTCGAGTTCAGCGACGCCGTTGGCTGTACCTTTTTGCGATGTCGGGATTGCGCCAATGGCCGTGGCCGTCAGCAGAGTCAGCACGAAGTCGTAGACGCGTTGCAGCGTCATTCGCTTCGACAGGCCAGCAGACGTATCAACGACCGCGACGATGTCGTCGGCGGCCGGCGTCTCTGCTAGTTCAGGGAGCTGGGTGAATTTCTTAGTCGCCACTGTCGACCTGCTCCGCGATTAGTTGATCACCAGACTCCGTGATCAGCGGTTCGTCGGACTCGGTGACGAGGGCGAGGAGGCCTACGAAAAAC